ATGCGGCATATGAAGATAATCTTTTATCTTCATCTTATTATCTTTTACTTTTGATTTGGAATTATTTTTTCTACTAATTACACGATTAATATAATCGATTAATTCTTGAGAATCTATTTTTCGACTACTACCCATTTCGCTATCAAACGCCTCGGATACAATAACACTCTCCATTAATTGTCTAAATAACTTATCAAAATCACTCATATATGTATTTAATTAATTAGTTATACAAATCAATTTGAATAGAGGTCAAATATTCGCTATCAATCTCTTTTATCATTTCGGATTTAAACACACTATCGGGATTTATTATAATGATGGAAAGGTTTTCGTTTCTCACATCACTTTCATCAGTATTTTTATAAAAGGCAATGTCATAACCTCCAAAATCATTAACATAATCATGTCCGTGATCTGAACCATCATCCTGTAAAAGTTTAGGATAAATTTTTCCAAGATCAATAATCAATTCATACAGATAATAAATATCGTATTTTTGTTCATCGTTAATCGTTAATCATATAATCCGCTCTAATCAAAGCCTGCTGCTTTGTTCCAGCATGTGACCCGGAGACGTAATCATTCTTATTTGGCCTAGCAGATGACCTATAAACTTTTATAGTTTTGGTGTTTTGCATGTCCTGAAATTTAGAATTAGGTAATAATTCGATTGTCTTATAAAAGAAATCTACAAAATTATTCATATTAATATTTAAACTTTAAGATCATCCTTATATTTTCTCAACACTTCTACAGGTGATTGACACCTTTCAAAATCAAGCATAAAAACTATTATGCTTGACTCAAGTAAAATTGATGCTATAATAGACTCATGCCTTATTTAAATCATAATGTTCCAACAATCACTTGTCTAATTCGCAATCAATATCTTTTTAATCATGAAAGCGGCCATGGCGAATACTCGCTGTGTGATGTGCATAGTGTTGCCTCTATGGAAAAAAGAGTTCCTTTATTCGAAGCATTTTTAACAAATGGTGTGAACTGGACTAGAAGACCAATTACTGCTTTTTGTTGGAAAGAATGTGAACCTGTCGCCTTAGAGGAAGCAATGTATTGGGATTGTTTCAGCCCATATATAGATGTAAACGTGAGAGCAAGAATGAAAAACTTGAGAGCAAAACTTATCACTCCAAGTAATGAGAAAAAATGGGGAGAATATATGATGACTCTTGATTGGGGGTGGGAAAACAAAGCAATGATTGATACGAATTTTAGCGAAACTCCAGAACATAAGTGTGGACACTTATTTAAAATGGATAATGGTAATTTTTATATCTACCCAAATAATAGAATTATATGGCATGATGATGCATGGGTCGATACTCCACTCGATAAAAATCCCAATTACAAAATTGATCTAACCGTATATAGCGTAGAAAACAAACGACATCAATTCACAGATGATAGCTATATGACCGAATTTAAAAACACCCCACCTTCAAAAAACACTGAATTGGAATAAATGTAATGCGTTGCTGTGGCGATATCGTGGAGAATAAAAAAATCCTATATAAAATGGAAAAAAAATACAAAAAAATTTTTTAAGCTATACAGGAAAATTGAGAAAATTTATTAAAAAATATTTTTTTCTATACAGGAAAATTGAGAAAATTTATTAAAAAATATTTTTTTCTATGGCCCCCCCACCGGATCATAAAACACTACCACTCTACCCAATTCCTAACGGGAGGCTAACCATAGTGTTTTATGATTCTTTTGAAAGCCTCCCCTTGTCCAGACTAAGGACAAGGGGAGGCGAGCGTTTAGGGTTATTCTGACGCTGTGGAGCCTGTGGAGCCCGTAGCGGCGGTGATCATGGCTTGGATTGCATCCTCGCCCATTTTAAGGGCTGCGCCATACTTGCGAATCTGAGCCACAAGCCCGTCGATTGTGGGTGTCTTGGTGTTTTCTGGATAATCCCTTTCAACAATTCCCTTCCATTCGACCTCGAAGAGATCGAATGTTACAAGGGACGTTTCCCCCGTTTCGCTGGTTTCCTCGACCACTTTAAAGCGGCGGTCGCTGGCAACCTTATGCAAGACCTCGAGACATTCTTTTTCGGACATAGGGACCGGGGGAGCCCCTTTAACTTTCGCAGGACGGGTGAACTCCAAGCGTGTCTCTTTAAGAGTGTTTTTCAGGTCTTCCGTGATTCCACAAGTAAATTGCTTGGCGGCAGCGGCGGTGGTGGTGGTGGTGGCGGCGGTGGCGGTGGTGGTGTCAGTCATGAACGTAGTTTCTTATAGTGTTTTGTGATTCGAACTGGCTTCTTTCGAGAGCTTCCCGCTTCCGTTCTGGTCGGAAGAACCGTCGTGGTGATGTCCCCATTAGACTATAGTGTTTTATGATTGTTTGACGCTCTCTAAATAAGCATCCAGTAAAGCGTCATTTTCTGGGGTAGAATCGGTGGAAATTTCAATGAACATTTCCACAGTATCCAATAGTGTTTTACTAATCAAATCCATTCCATTTAATAGGATGAGGGATGGATTATTGTCTATATATACTACAAGAACGATAAGAACAAACAATAATGAGATGCGAATCATACTTCAATTTGTCTATAGTGTTTTATGGTTTAAACCCCCTGTAATCTTATCGTTTAAATTCCCGGAATCCTATCATTAAAGCCCAAAAGTGAATCCACTTCTTAATCTTGGTGATACGGCTTTTGCTTAATACTTTCACAGGGGTATTTACCCTTGGAGTTAAAGTATCATAATACCTACCGGTGATCTTATCAGTATAATGAATGGGTTTCATCGTATCCCTAGTCTATCCTAGTGTTTAATCCAAAAATATCCATGCTTTTATCGTTTGTCCTAGGGATATTACAAACTTTCAGTCCAATAATATACATGCATATATATAAGAAAGTGTGTCCCCCTCCCGGTCCCATCACCACATATTCATCGGGAGGGGGACTGTTTACCACCACAGTAAATGTTTTATTAGATCATGGCAAGTTTGTCAGATCAATAAAGTTAGTAGATCGATAAAGTTATATTCACCAGAATATGTTATAGATAAAATTGACGATTGCAGCACCAACCAAGATGATTGATCCTACAATTAAGTTATACATAACTCTTCCTGTGTGCATGTCCTTAGTCTACGCTAGTGTTCTATTGATATATTCCAGTGCAAGTTTTTTACCACACTTTGATCAATCTGTCAAATCAACTTTTTTATTAGATTGATTTAATTGTCATATCAAAGTAATAATAGTTATGATTCAAAGGTATCTACGATCATATTGTAGAACTTACAGGCGAATTCCTCATCAGATTTGATACCCGGAAGATTACATATCTTCCATGATTTTTCCTCGATAAGATTTTCTATAGTAACAGAACTAGTATTACCTACAATCAAACCGAGATACTTTAGCTCATTCTCAGTAAGTTCAAGGGTAAAAATACGCTCAGTTGGAGGAGTGATATTAGTAATCTTCATAGTGTTATTCTATTGTAGTGTTTTATAAGAAAAAGAAACCCTCTCTGAGTATCTTTGTTTTTCATCAACTCAGAGAGGGTTTTTACACCACCATGATGTAAAATTTATTCAGCCAACCAAGTAAACAATTCTTTAGAAGTATCGAATTGATATACTGTGAAGTTTTTATTCAAAAGATTATCGATTGCATCTTTGAGATTACTTCTTGTATGAATAGGCCACGAATTTCCTTCAGTCAAGTCTGTAATAGCTTTGGCTTGATAATCTCCAGAACAATAACTTATTCTTGAAATAAATCCTTTTAAATTTGTATGATTCTGAACAAACCCATAAAATTTATCCGAATCAACTTCCGATACATTTACTGTATCCCGATCTGTATTGATTACTTTCTTCATATATTCTTGTATTCTTATATAGCTATGTAGTTATATTACTTGATACATTGTGATGATATTCATAGTTTTATGACAATTTCTTATGTAATTCTACAATTTCTTCTACCTTGGACCAAGGGATGAATTGGCATCCTACTTTAATGAAATCTTTCTCCACAATAGCTTCATAATCTCCCACATCCTTAACAATGTTTGATACAATAGTTAGTTGGTTTACTGGGATGACTAAATCATTGATCATTCTGAGGGCTACAGAAAAGCCATTCCTTTTAATATCATCAGTGACTAAATCGGATGATCTATTAGTAGGTTTGGTAAAGATTTCGATACTTTCTGGAGTGTATGTATCAATAAACATAGTAACAATCTTATCAGATTGAAGAATGTCATAAGCCTTCTTTACTAATTCTTTCATAGTTTCGGGCTTATCAACAACTTCAAATCTATCAGTGAAGAATGATTCATCGGTTCCTTCTACAAAAAGAAGTTCATCGTCTTCATCATCATAACGATCAAATGTATAAATTTTATCAGCAACCAATGCGAAGTTGGGGTTGATACAACGAATCTTATCACCTTTCTTTATATTTTTCATATGTTGATTAGTATGAGAAGTTTTGTGAGAGGGAAGTAGTCACTCCATTAGTCTTAAAGATAGGAGTTGATCTTGAGCTAAGGGAACGCTTGATAGAAATGGCACCTTTCTTAGGCTTAGAATATACCATTTGAACCCATGATGTACGAAGCATCTTTTGTGGGGCGCGGAAGTCTGATTTGTTATTGTTGCTGGACATGCTCTGATTCTAGGTTAGTGTTTGATTATTAAAGATTTGCATCGAATCCATCGCATCCGATAACATTACCCTTATCATCTCTGATAAGATTACCGGGAGACAATAGATCTTTTCTTGCTGGTGCTGCCATCTTTACCAAGGTTGATACGATATAATAAGTATCATCGACTTGATCCGGTAGATCCATGACATCTCCCACTGTATTCTTATAGATAGGAATATTCATGATACTGCAAAGTTCGTGTCTTTGCATATTAACTCTTGGAACCGGATAAGACTTATCAGGATCAATCGACATCTTGAAATCTTTTGAGATGATATTGATCGTGTGAGGTGTAAGATTGATGAACTTCATGTCAGTATTCTGCTTTAGTGTTTCATCTATCCCGACTCAGGGCAGTTTAATGAGATGCCCTAGCTCATTTTTTTGATTATTCTTCTTCGATCTTACGACCACCACGGGTAGGAATATCGGTAACATTCACCATCTTTTTAAGAGCGCGGGTTACTGATACATATAGGAGATTTTGCTCCTGAATTTGTTGCGCCTCAGTCACAGCATACTTACTTGGAACGAGTTGTGCATTCCCGATAAGATAAGTATTGTCAAACTCCAGACCCTTAGACTTATGAATAGAAGAGAGAGTCACGAGATCAGCGTTCTTAGGATCACCATCATCAGTGAACATCGCCTCGATGAGATTCTTGAGAGATTGAACATCATTCTTACCAAGAGATTGACAACGCTCAATAAGAATGATCATGGTTTGAAGTTTATCTTCAAGCATTTGCATCTTAGCTTTAGAAGCTTTCTCAAATTCTTTCTCAAAGAAAGCATTAAGCTTTTCGATGAACTCATTAAGATCAGAGACACGCTTCCACTTATTACAAAGAGTGATAAGATTTTGTCCAATATCACGACCTTCGATGCGGCATCCGATACCTTTACGAATAAGAGCAAAGGCAAGTGCAACATTAGGTGCATTGTTTCGGCAGATAATACCATCCTTAGAGGAAAGTTTCATCGTTTCAACTTGATCAAGGAAATCATCATATTTGATGGAGAGGATTTCACCATCCTCATTTCCCTCATAAGCTTCGATATGAGGTTGATACTTTTGAGCTTCTGCAACAATCTTCTTTCCGCAACGATAGCAGACAGAAAGGGGAAGTTCGTAGCATTGAAACATATCCTTGATAAGATTCATTGAATCGTTTTCCGCTCCGGTGAATCCATAGATTGCCTGATTTTCATCACCGATAGCGATCAAACGACCATTAGGCTTGAGAACCTTAGCAATGAAAAGCTTGCGAGATACATTAGTATCTTGAGCCTCATCGACAATGATCCAATCATATTTGATGCACTCGATATCATAGATGAGAGGGAGATAAATCATATCCGCAAAATCGATATTACGGAAGTCACGATTAGATTCCTTCAGAACTTGCTTGGCAATTTCGATAACTTCATCGAAGTCACAATCAGCATCCAAACTAATATCTTGAGTTTGAATGATTTCCATCCATGCTTGAGTATCATCGATAGAACGTTGACCTTTAACTCCAAAGGCATACTCTTTAGCAAACCCTACAAGCTTTTGAATGAAAGGACGAGCAGCATTCAACTCTTGAGTTTGACAATACTTCTCAACAATATAATAAATCTTAGAGTTTTCTAGTTTAACCTTACCCTTCGACTTGATAAGATTCTTCATGCCTTCACTATGAAAAGTAGCAGCACGAGCATTAGGCAAACCCATGGATGCAAGTTTCTTTTCAAGATGAGCTTGAATTTTCTTATTGAAAGAAAAAAAGATGATATCTCCTTTCATATAAACTGCGGATTGGAGAGCAGTTGTACTCTTACCAGATCCAGCCACAGCTTTCACAATAAGATTCCTTGCGGATTCGTGAAACTTTTGTGGATTGATAACCCAATCGAAAACGTCTTGTTGATATTTACTAAATTCCATAAGTAAGTTGTGGTTTCTCGTTACGTTCCTATTCTAGGCTAGTGTTTCATCCAACAATCTTGGCCCATACTTCATCATAATGATTGAAGTTGCCATTGTAATCATAGAACATGATACCTCCATCCATCTGAAGATCTCTAGCTTCCCAGAACATTCCATTGATAGAAAGTTTATAGTATCCAGTCGCAGGAATATACTTACCAAGATTCTTGAAGATATTGAATACAATTTGCGGTGTCATGTCCTTATCTTAATCTAGTGTTTGATGAATCGAGTGATAGGGCTCGAACCTATAATAATGCCGGGTTAGACGCTTTTATGCGGGACAGTGCTATTTTACGCTTATCCTATTACTTCTTCTCCAGTGCGTTTACCAATTTCGCCACACTCAAAATTATCAGAAAATTTGATAGTAACGCTATCACTATCATTTTGCGGGGTGGATACACCCAGATTCTTAGATCATTTACTTCATAGGAACAAGCAGAGTGATCATTTGTTCATCTCCATCTTCATCTTTAATGAAGAGATTGGTTCCATCGAATTGGATGTCTCCACAATCCTTCATAAAGACTAGACCGAAAGAGTTATGATCATCTTCCCATAGAAATTCCAACCACCAATCTTCATCATCAGGAGCATCCCATGATGGATAGACCAGAACATTATCATCGATAATGCAGGCGGAACAATCTTGAATAAGTTTAAGTGCTTCGTTTAGTGTGATGTTCTTCATAACGTCTTCATTTTAGGGTAGTGTTTCATTGATAGAATTTAAATCAATCTTGTTTATAATACCTCCTAGCATTAACTTTCTTATTAAATCCTCTCCATCCTCCACCAACTCTTACAAAGTATTTGTAATCAGGATAATCTTTAGGATTATCAAGAGTCATAATACCATTCTCAGTGGAATGCATTGTGGTGTATCTTTCTCATAAAGAAATTGATCACCAGACTTCATTGGAGTGTATTGATTGACCGTTTGCATGTCCTTATACTATTATAGTGTTCAATCATCTAAACTAGCAGCATGATTAGCTGTCAACGCAATCAAATATCTCTCATCTATTTGTAGGATTTTCCAATTGTCAATGATTTCATCAGGAACATAATATCTCCAATCCATCAAACGAGAATACTTAAAGGTGTCATCACTAAGATCGAAATCTTGATAACTCTTATTGAATCTATCAGCTAATGTTTGCATACTTATCTATCAGTTCCAGCGATTTTTCAAATCCATCAATTTCCCAAGCATAATCAACAGTCATACGATCATACTTGTCCAATTTATCGAACTTATCAATATACTCTTGAGTTTTTTGATCAGCCAATTCTGGAGATTCATTTACATAAAGCATATGAATCTTTAGTTGATTTAGATATCGAGGTGTCATATAACTTATTTTTTAGGAACATCACGATCTTCCCAGATCTTAGTAAAGTCTCCAAAAGCTTCATCAATAAGAGGATCTACTGTATAATCACAGATAGTTTCTTCTGGTTGATTTCCGAGAACAATATAGACCCAGCGTTTTTTACCATCGGGATTCTTAACATAAAGATCGGATTCATCTGTAGCTTCAATTTCACCCACAGCTTGATCAGCATTATCTACCAATACTTCACCATCACCATTATCTACAGAATGTAGAGTTAGACCTTTATTAAGTAGGCACTTAATGATATCTTCAATAACAGGTGTCCAGTTGTTTTGCATGTCCTTAGTTTATTTTAGTGTTCTATAAGAATGGTTCGGTGTAGTATTATCCCGATTCCTTCGATTTCAATACTTTTCCCGATTGATTGGGATTATTCGAAGTTTCTAATATATCAAATGATGTAAAATTTATTATCATCAATAGGATTACCATTAAGATAAGCCTGTCCCTTACTTGTAGAAATACTTACACCGGGAATTCCATTAAGTCTTTCACGAGTTGTTGGAGTATTCCATCCACATAAACTAACTTTAGTAACTCCATTAATATGATCTTTCACAGCAATAAGATTACCATGAAGCCACATACGATTCAAAAAGCTATCACTGGAAACTTCAGTGTTTTTACCCTTGAAGTTTGAATTACTCGTGAATGCTTCGATTGCTTGTTCAGTGATCTTTCTCATGTCCTTAGTTTATTCTAGTGTTTGATCATTACAACAGGATGAACAAATCCTGTAAGTTTAGTTATATTATTATAGAAAGGATTCTCTTTCGACTTTCCTAATAGACTCCAACATTTACCATTTCTATAATTAAATCTCCAGTGTTGAAATATCATATAGTCTCCATTAGACCAAGCAGGAGATTTAACCTTCAATGTTGTCTCGTTGTTTTCCACAACATAAAGTTTATATGGTATCCAATCAACTGAGATCCAGTCTCCCGGAGATAAATCTTTACTCGTCATTTTCTTCCATTTCAGCAATTAGATTATCTATTCTCTTCTTCAGATAATCCTTAAACTTATCGATCTGATCATCTGGTAGATGATTAAAATCAATGACTTCATAAGCTTTTCGTAGAATATCATCTACTAATTTAATGTATTCCATAATTATACTAGTTCGTTGATTTTAGAGATAAATCTATCCAAGAAAACATTTGCCTTTTCAGATGTCCTCACAAAGGTTTTAGACATTTCGTAAACGTGGAATGATACAGTATCAGGATATATCTTATTGATATAAGCAATGGAAGACATCCACTGTTCCTTTGTTGTATCATAATAAGGTTTAGATACTTTAAGAATATCAGATGCTCTCACATAATCACCATCGGGAAGTTTGATCATCTTGCTCATATCAGTATTATGACTTAGTGTTTAAAGATTTCAGGCAGAATAGCTTTCAATTGATTATCGTATTTTGAATTCAATACCTTAAGTTCTACAGTTTTATCATATTCGATATTCATCAAGGATTTAATCATCTTCTCTCCAACTTCTCCCTCCACAATCTTAAAGGGTTTAAACCAACCCATATAAGATTTGATATAAACAAGATCACCGTTAAACTTCTCAACTTCACCCCATAAGCAATATGGGAATTGATCATAAGACCAGAATGCGTATAGTTTTTGATTCATAGTATATAGGATAGGATAGGAAAGGAATGGTCTGACCAAATCGAAATTCGTTGAATCACTTCAATGCTTATTAGCTCCATGACTCATCAGATAACGCTATCATTATCACGAGGATTTACCCACATTGCTTTATCGGAATCACCCGACTTCATCATAGGATTAATATCAACCCCTACTAGTTATTGATTAGATAACATGGATGTTTAAAATGTGAGAGAGACAGGATTCGAACCTGCATCGATCCATTACGGTACTACGGAGTAGAATTCCGTTCCGATACACTCCCATTAAATCTATTACTATTTATGCTGGCAACTCAGGACCAACATAATCAAAAAATCCAGTTTCAGTATTATATGCTAAATCTGGATCTGTCAGTTCTCCAACGATATAATCAATATACCGATTAACTGCTTCTAGTTGTTCTCGGGAATATCGACATCCCTCAGATACACTCTTATCAATATCATTATCTCTCCCGGATAAGATCCATTCAACAATCTCTTGTTGGGTCATGTTTTGTTGTTTCAACATAGTCTTATTATACTTTAGTGTTTTATGTGACCATTCTCTTTCAGATATCTAATGATAGCATCTTGGTCTGACTTTGTGTAATATCTTTTCAGTTTTCGTCTAGTTTGAATTGTATCCAAACCTTTGTATGAATTGACAAAGGATTCATGGAATACTAAACCTTTGATGACAACACTCACAATAAAATGGTCCTCCTAACCAGATTCGAACTGGTAACTAACGGTTTATGAAACCGCTACTCTGACCGTTGAGTTATAGGAGGATATATTACAAATAAAATTTCTTTAATACGACTTTCTCCAACCCTCTTCGTTCTTCGATTTTAGGAAGGATTTCATTTCTAATCCAGTTTCTTTCATATTTACTATCTGAATTGGTTTCATCAACTACTACATATCCAGATAATCCTCTTTTATCAACCCAATCCTCTAAATTAGATTTACTGTTTTTAATAAAAGGTCGCAGCAAAGTAAAATTATCAAACTCACTAATTTGTTGAATCGGTTTATATTCTGGACAACCTTTTAGACAATTCATAATATACTGTTCAACACAATCACCTAGATGATGACAGACTATAATTGATTCACCAATCTCATCGAAGAAACTTAATCTCTCTTGTCTCAAATTATCTTCAATGTTCTTAGTGTATTTTACGCGACATTCACCAATTGTCAAATGAATTTTGTAGTCATCACAAAACTTTCGACAAACATCAACCATCTTTAGATTCTGTTCTCTTTGATTATGATTGAAGTGGATAGCTTTGAAATTATAACCTAATGTTAAAAGAAGATGAGAGCATGCTAAACTATCAACTCCACCAGAGATAGCAACCGAAAATTGCTCAGGAATGATTTTTCTATTGATATGAATCATTATTGTATGAGATAGCCGCACCCGGACTCGAACCGGGAAGCCTTTCGGCGGCAGATTTTCGACAAGGTATAATATATTTCACTTATACCCTATTAGAAAGTCTGCGATGTTTACCTTTTCATCATACGGCCATTGATCTATTTATCCTACATATTCTTCAGTGTCAATACCAATCAATTCAGTATCATACAATGAACCATCTTCTTCTTTGAATGTGGATTCCATATCCAAGATCTTATCATTGAGATCATCTTCATCTTCAGCATTGATAAAGACATTAAATTTCATTGTTACTATGTATTGCTTCATGTAAGTAGTTTACTTTAGTGTTCAATCAATAGAAAGTGATTCGAGTTGCTTGATAATATCCTGATAGATAACTTCTTTCATATCTTCATAGTATTCAGAATTTTTGATGAAATCTTCTTCCGATTCATAGGAGCAACATCCAAGATAATCACTAGCCTTGAGGATATTTTTATATGATCCATTCACACGGATACTACACCAAGCCCATTCGTTTCCATTATTAAGATCTTTTAAGATGGAATTGACAACTTCTTCTTGTGTTTCATCATCCAAAGCAAATGAGTTGTTTGGATGTTCATATTCTTCCAAACATTCAATTGAAAATTCAATATCTTCAATCTTTGGCAACTTAATTGTCATGATTTTCATATCGATCAGGTTCATGTCAGTATTGTGTTGCAGTGTTTTATTAAACCAAAAATGTCACATGTTCTTGAATTTCGCTATCTTTAATAGGTTCCATTTCACTTATACCATTTATATGGATGGGTGCCTCGCAATAAGATTTAAGTGTTCCCCAATACTTAGGACGAACAAAGCAAGGTAAATCTTCTGGAAGTTGTTGAAGCTTCTCAATGATTTCTTTTACTGTAGATGGTTTCATAAAATATAAGACGCTTTATCTAAAAGGGTATCAATGATTTCTTGAATCTTTTTATTAGTTCCCGGTGTTGTTGTAATAGTTAATTCTCCATTAGGTTCTCTTTGAATTCGAAAGATATAAATCTCACCATCCAATTCAATTGTTGTAGTTATTTCTCGTTTCATATTATTAATCAAAATCAAATCCAAGAAAAAAATACCAATTTCCGATCTTAGCTTCTCTCAATCCACCCCTAGAAAATTCGTATTCAATTTCGGAATCATATACACAATCCCAATCGGATGGTCTATAACCTTTACAGCAGGCAAATACTGGATAAGACTCATAAAAATCTGATCTAGCTCCCATTGTATTATCGATTTCTCCTTGGGTATATGGTGAAATATTTATCCAAGATTTGGGTTGCTTAATCTTCTCAGCTATTTCATCGGCTTTCTTATAGATCTCATCAGCAATGGGTTGATATTCTTTGGGCCAACCTTTACGTGAACCCCAATGATTGTAATCATGAACCCATTGAGGGAAATCAGATATTGTTCTGAAGTTCATATCAAAAGATTTGGTTCAACATATCCATAACTCTTTCCTTGAGCCTAACATCCCAACCGGGAACTCTATTGATTCTTTTTGTTTTAAGGATACCCTTGTTTGTTATTGTATTAACCGCACATATCCTGACAGCATCAGTGCCGCACTTCTTCGATACACCATTAAGAGAAATTGAAGAGTAAACAAATAGACTGATATTTGGATTCTTTTTAGTTTGATAAGCATATACATATTCATTACCCTTAATGGTTTTGCTCCAGCCTTTATCATGCTTTAGAAGAGCATCCATTTCCAATTCTGTGATAGTGCAATATTGAGCGGCCATATTAGGATTATATGTTAGTGTTTCATCAGTTTTCTTTCACATCCTTCAATCCAAGAATAAACATAAAAGCGCACACAATTCGAGTGGCGAATTTAGCAAATCCTTCCACGTAAAACATATCAAATACAGATAAACTACCAGACCTGATAGCCCATGAGTATCCAATAAGCCCCACAATCATACCTAAGACATATCCTAGACCATTTCTAGTATATCCAAGTATTAAGTAAGCACCACCAAGACCACTAATGAATCTTAGGCATGTACCAAAGCCTCCCAGACTAAAATCCAAGAAACACCCAAAAGCCAAAAATAGTAATCCAATAATGATTCGAAATCCACCTAAAATATTTACTATTGAATTCATAATTATACAACCCCGAAAGGTTTAGTAGGGATAGAACCTACTAAACCCTTCCATCCCACATTTAGACGCCGATTTCCACCACAGTCTCGACATCAGAATCATCAGAATTTCCTGATACTTCTGCCTTAAGTTGTGCAGTAAGTTCAGCCAACTTCTTACGAAGACGCTCTTGCTTCTTAGCTTCCTTAGCAGCAGCTTTTTCTTCATCAGTAAGAACCACCTTTTCTACCTTAACCTTCTTAGCAAGATTAAGACCATTTACCACAATGGCAAAGGTATCCACTTCTTGAGGATCACCATTATCATCAGGCATAAGCCCTACTTGGTTATTAAATGCTACTTCTAGGAGAAGAGTGATCACACCTTTATCAGTAAGGTTATAATCTTCCTTCAACTTTTGAAGTGTTGCCTTTTGTTCTTCGCTAACATTCACTACGATTTGTTTAGTAGTGACCTTTTCTGTTTTTGTTTCAGTTTCCATACTCGTTTATTTTAGTTTAGTGTTTAATCGTTTATTTGAAATTAGAAAAGGCGAAGATCACAGCAATGAGAATGATCAATAAGACCAAAGCAAAGCTAATCCAAATGGGGGATAGAACCCACCACCATGACCATGCAATATATCCCGTAAGTTTTAGGCCAATGAAAAGCACAGTCAAAAGACCAGCAAATCCAATACCTCCAGATGATGTTGTAGTATTATTACTCATGTTGTTATTGTTTTATATTTTTAAATATATGTGTTATTACATCCACTGTCCAACTATTACCAATCTCTTTATATCTCTGAGTTTTTGTCAATATATCAGTATATCCTACCGGAAAGGTCTGTAATTTTTCGCATTCTTCGGGTGTCAAATATCTGTATAATTCCACTAAAATTGTATCAAATACATCTTGAGTCAAGATACACCTCGATTTTTTTTCATGAATTGATTGAATCTTGTTCCACCTTTTTAAGGAAATTCTTCGATCATACCATTCTTTGTCACCGATTAATGATAGATCTAAAATATCAATCATTTTTATACCCAAATCCTTTGGTTGAGAAACGTTAGGTATATTAGTCCAATACAATCTTTTGCGGCTTTGACCACTGACTAATGCTGAGTCGATCATTATTGGAGATACACCTAATAGTTTAGTGATTTCATCCTCTGAATGTTTATCCATTTTTACATTTTCTAATAGAAAAAGCAACTTTGGATTATTAGATCGACATTCATTCAAAATTCTAACATATTCAAAAAAGAGTTTTGATCTATCATCATCAAACGCTAATTTTTTACCAGCAGAGGAAAATCCTTGACACGGTGAACCTCCGAGTAATAGATCAATTTTGGGTAAATTTGATTGATGAACAGTGGTAACACATCCCAATTGTTTCGTATTCGGAAAATGATGCTGTGTCACCTTAATTGCGTGTCTATCGATTTCACTAGCGAAGTAATTACTTACAGAAATACCAGCTTTTTTCAATGCTAACTGTCCAATAGACACACCATCAAATAAACTCAAAACATTGAATGTTTCCTTCATGTTGTTATTATATTCTAGTGTTTAATCAATATTCTTCAGGATAAAACAAGACCAGCTTTACAAGCTTGTAATGATAATCTTGGGGCATCTCAGACTCTTGTTTCTTAGTAAACCAATCCATCATATAAAGACCCAGAGCATTCCTAAGAGCAGGGATAAATCCATTATGTTTGGAATGTTCTATAAAATCAGAAGATGGTGGTTCCCAATAAGAACCCGAATCATAAGCTTCATAACCAACTTCAAACTTCGAGAAGTCTTCAGATGTGATTACAATCACACCATCTAAGGATAGAGCATACGGAGTATCATAAGATCCGAAAGAATCCTCAACTCTATCAAATTGACCAAAGTTCTCATTGATAGATTTGAGAAATTCATTGAATGATTTACGAATACTTTCACAATATGAGATATTACGAAGAATGTTTCGAACTTCTGATTCAGTCCCCACACCATAAGTAAGTTCAGCATCATGCCAATCTTTATCAGGTGTTTTTACTAGAAGGGTTTCCCAACTACAATCATCTTCTAGGATAGTTTCAACTTTGAACTCGATCATGGTATGAGTTTAGGCTAGTGTTTCAACCTTCAACGTCTTCAGGAATATCAAGAATGTTATCAGCCTTGATCGTGAAGCATAGAGGACGATCTTCATCAGTAGGACTAAGAAGTTTCTTAGCTTCTGATGGAGTAAGATACTCAGCGAACTTAGCCTTGTCAACAACTTCACCATTTACATAGTAGATTGACTTAGGAATGTGATTATTAGCTTGTGATGGATAAAGACGAAGATAAAGATTATCCTTATGTTCAATGACATGAGGAAACCATGATTTCTTTGTCAATTTGTCCACATACCACGAACCCCATGGAAGTTCACCAACTTCACCACGTTCACCAGATGCAATACCTTCCTTTACAGCAGAAAGATTAGCATAATTTACACCAGCTTGCACAACAGCTACGGTATGTTTTTCAAGAATAACTCCATCCTTTTTAAAAGAAGCAGCAGGAGTAGGATTGCTTTTCCATGATGCTTTTACAAATTGACCCTTACAAGAAAGGATTTTGTTGCGAATAGCTTCAGCACTTAGCGGGTTAGTTGTCGTTGTCATGTCGTTAGTTTAGTTTAGTGTTTTATTGATACTTTGTAATTAGTGGATGCTGATTAGTGAACTTATATGTCTTACCTTCCCAACCACGAATCTTTTGACCTTGCTCATTATAGAAATGAGAGATAGATCCATTAGTTGAAGAGATGATCATATTAGTAGTCTTACGAGCAGATTGAATCTTCTGATCGAAATCCTTTGTGGTTAGTTTATAGAATAGATTGATTAGTTTTTTCATATTAAAAATCTCCACTTTCAGAAAACCGTAGTTGGAATTCTCTCAACATGCTTTCTCTTTTGGGTGTCATTTCACCTTTCCAGATTGGAAATAGTTTACAATCTTCGTCTTGTGCAACCAAGACATGACAGGTCCATGATACATTATAGACTGGGATATTACACACACCATCATCCCAATCGTACCAATCATCCCCATCGCTCATATATAAAAAACATGATGGCATATCATAAACATGATCTCCATCTAATCTAAATGCTTGTAAAGCTGGTCTTGTTTTATCAACTAATTTGATATACCAATCGGGTGGTTTCATACTCTCATTATTCGTTAGTGTTCAATAGATAATTAGATTCCAGATCCATCACATCATCTGCTATCATAATACTAACGATAGCGGTAAAGGTTATTTCATTAAGAGGATCACTAGGCTTGATGATAGGATCTATAACTTTACCATCGATCACACTATATGTAGCCAAATCTTTGGGTATGATCTTACCTGATTCTACCTCATAGAAAACATCATGTAGAAAACCTACAGTATCATACATCTCAAAGTATCTATGAATTTTCATGTTAGTATTTTTCCTTTATGTATTTTTCTCCATCATAATACCAAACAGCCTTGATACTAATTTGTCGAAGTAATCTCTCACAGTTTTTACAAGGCTTACTGATAGCAGCTTTATTGTTATTATCCACACGGATATTGACAAAAGTTAGATGAGAACAGTCTTCCAACCCAAGTTTAATCAATGCTCTTGATTCAGCATGGAGTCCAGATGTATAGTTAGATCCTTCTTTAGTTGGTTTGTATACAGTCCACTTATGATAAGGATGAAGTCTGGTGTAATCATTGTTTGTGATACATAGAAGCTTGTTTCCATGATATACAAAACAAGTATGAAAAGATTTCCCTGTCTGATACAAAGGCTTCATTGCCCTTGTAATATCTTCTAAACGGGAGAAGTTGATTGCCATGGGTTTATCTTGATTTAGTGTTACACAGTCAAAGCAAACCCAGTCTTATCAATCTTAGCGTGACGCTTACCTTTCAAGGCAACGATGCAACCTTTCGGATCAAGAAACCTAAGATCATGATCATCACCACTTACAATGCGCTTACCATTAAATTTCTTAGGTTGTTCACCATTAAAAACGATAGCGACATTTCCCTTACTTCCAAGAATAGCTTGACACTTGAGGTCATTATCTTCCTTTCTAGAAAAGGTTAGATGATAATTTTTAGGAAGCTTCTTCTCCAAGAATTCTACCATACGATCAAAATCAGGAGTGTAATCATAGAATTGAACATCATCAAACATCTCCATAAGAGTCATACCATTATGCTTAATCTTATGCCAAGGTAGATCACTCGTGAGATTCAATCTAAAACAAGGAGTAAGACCTTTCTTCACAGACTTCTTGATAGCTGAAGAAATTTCCTTAATGAGTTGTTCCATGAACCCATTCTTATTAGTAAAGAAGAATTTCGTTTTATTGATACGAGCCAATTGAACAGATGAATAAGCACCCATTCCAGCCGTATTCAAGCAAGCGGCACGACAACCAGCACTAGAGTTCTTACAGACATTAAAACCCGATAATTTTTCAGGAGCAAGATGGATACCAAATGTGAGATATCCAAGATCCAGAGACTTTTTTAATTTTGTATTTGTGGTGAGCAACGGCATGTCCCAAGTATGTCTTAGTGTTTAATCTATCCCATTCCACTTTGGAAACTATGATAAGATTTTTCTTGAGAAGATAATTCTTAATTACGGTAAAGAGTGATTCCTTTAAAGCTGATCCACTTTTAAAGAATGTTCCTTTATTCCATAGAGCAATGTCCAATTCTCTTATAAATTCATCGTGTTCCATTTAACCAAACCTTTTCTTAAAGGCTAAAAATTGTTTATTTGATCTGAAATCGATATCTAAATCGTAAATGATAATGTCTGATAGATTAATGGTGTCTAAATTGTTGCACCTATAAGAAATCTTATTTCTACCCAAGTAATACACAACATCACATAACTTAATCACATCACCAAATGATTTATACTTACCTTTAAATGGTGGTTTAGGAATTTTTATCATGTAAAACTAACCACTTGTTTGAAACAATCAGGCTTAGGAATTCTTTTGTATTGATAGTTTTCATCCATCTTATACCAAATCTCATCACTATCACCCCACCAACATACACTATCAATACAATTAAGATAGTGTTTCTCAATCAGAAGATATGTATAGTAACATTCACAGATACCATAACAATCATTTTGATCTTCGATAATTTTAATCAGTTGATTGAGATCGCTGAAAGAACCACGGTAAGCCTTACCGAAGTATGTATCACTTGGATCAGATTTATTTTCAATCCACCAACGTTTACCAAATTCCCTTCTTTCATCTTGAGTCATACCATTGATCAGATTTGTATACTCCTTTTCTTTCTCTCTACGAGCTTCCCATGCCTTAATATGAGAGTCTGAGAAGGCGATGAGATTGTAAATGAATTTTGGTGATTCCATAAGTTTATCAGATTTGTTAATTTATTAAATCGATGAAGTTATTATATCTTAGTGTTTAATCATTTATGTTACACATATTTTCCGATAGCTTCTTTTAAACGAATTAGATCTCCTTTATCACAGTCTGGTGATTCAATCCATTGTATGATACCGCTTATGGCTTCATTACTAGTTCCACCAAATAAAAAAGATTCGATTGCATCAAGTCTATCCTGATACATTTTATCCAAGTCTGCTGTTTTGTTTACGATGCTTTCAAAGACTCTATCGTTTTCTTTGAAGTAATCACAAATTGAATCGTATTCATCATCCCTCAATAATCCGCTTTTGTAAAAGATTTCAGCCACCTTATACTTGTCTACGTATTCTTCCATATCATCAGAAAGATTGCATGCTTCCACCATGTCATATATAGACCCTACAACATAACTCATTCTATCTTCATCCATATTAGTTTTCTTTCAAAAATGCGCTTAAAATATCAACTTGAAACATACCAAAGAACATACCTTCCGCTTGCTTAGAAAAAGCGTAAAAATCAGCAGACTTGAATGCTACATCCGCAGGGTATACAAAAGCATATAAACGACCCTCATGAGATATGTTAATAAAATCTGGTTCATATTCACAGATCTTAGCGTCTTTTATTTGTTTATATAGCTTCTCACATCCATCTTTAGAAGATGGTTGTTGAATAGCGAATATAAATCCGGGACGATCAGAATACAGACTCTTAAGGTCTTCGATTGATAGTTCTTTGTATGTCATGCTCTGATATAATAGGTTTCTCCACCCGCAGAAATATCAAAGTAATCTGACTGAAGTTCTTGAGCAGCAGACTCCCAATCAATTTTCATATGATTGAATGGCCATTGACCTGATTGGAATTCTTTAGGAAATTCACATACATCATTGGCTAATTGTTCTGCATATTCTGTAAAGTATGATTCGTGGATCAACCCTTCTCCATAAGACCAATCAGGTGAATCCTCACCTTGAGAGATTACTTCAGTGAGTAGATCAAGTTCATCCTTATCAAAGGACTGATTGAATTGATCTAGAGCTTCTTGTGCTTCTTCGACAACTTCATGAAGTTCATTAAGTCTACGTCTAATAAACGCAACCGAATCATCATCCTCATCCTTACTGTCTGGATCAGTATCATTTTCTCGAAGAAAATCATCAAGATCTCCCTTAGCTTCTTCCAGTGCTTCCACTAAAGAATTATACTCGTCTTGTAATTCTTCATGGCGAGTAATGATGTCGCGGGAATCGATGATATCGTCACCCCAATTGAAATCTGTTTTCATAGTGTTATTTTATTCTAGTGTTTTATAAAATGATTCCGGTTTCGATAACTCCATAACAACAAAGCTAAGGTTTAACGATTAAATTTTAATGATTGATCAACTAAGTTTTAAGATTTGAGTTTTAACCCGATCCGAAAATCCAGCGTTATCATTAACATTAACAGTATATTGGTTGCAGCTTCTTAAGGCTACGATGTGTTGTTGTAATATTGTTATCTACTCCCGGAAAAAGTGCAACATTGGAGCAAGGATTCATACGATTCGTCAATCGTAGCTAACCTTCTGGACAAGTTGCTATAGTTGTTTAAATCTTTGTAGTCGCGTTATACTCATCGATCTCATCTTGCAGATTCTCGATTAGTTTTTGAACACGATTGATGTTTGTTTGAACATCCTTTGTGGTAATCTCCGAAACATTCACAGTATCAATAAATACATACTTACCATCGATAAATTTGCTTTCTTGAATAGTTTCTTTCGCTGGTCCAACATTACCGAAACTATTCCAGAATGATAGTTCTGCTTTTGCTTCAGTTAATTGAACCAACTTATCGGAAATACCAACATTAGCCTTGGCAATCTTAGACTTGATATCAATAAGATATGCCCACTCCTCTTGGAGACTTTTGAATAGTTCTTTCGTAGAAAACTCTACAGTAGAATCCTTCTTGTAGCGGTTGTATTTGACTACTTGTGTTTGTAGTTTGGAAATACGTCCTGCGATTCGATTTTTTTCTTTAAGTGCCTTGTTGATCGTCATGCTCATAGTGTTATTTTATTCTAGTGTTTTATAATTAATATCCCACGCTTCTAGCGTATGTTTAAATGGTTTACCTTTAATACCCATAACAAGATCAAGCATTTCCTTGGCAATATCATTGATTTCCTTTTGTGCATGATCCGAGTATCTTAGTTTCAACAAATTTGCAAAGCTTCTCATATTGAAAGAAACATCGCCTTGGATTTGTGAATTATATGTTTTAAAGAATCTAGCAGATTCCTTTGCTCTTTTGCGACCAAGGACTGGTTCAAGATCTTTAAGACATCGGTGATATAAATTATTACCTTGTTTGGTGTATTGCTCCAATACATCAATCCAATACTCACAATCACCTTCTTCCCAGATTGAACTAGAGCATTCAATACCAATCCAATCTTCAGGAAGATAATACTTGTCTTCTTTAAGTTCTTTATATCTTGCGGATTCAGCATTCATACTGGAAATACGATGCTTGAGTAAATGGATATGTGAAGCGATATCTGTATCGACTAAGAAATGAACCATACCTTTTTCAAATGGTGTTTCGTGTCCATTATCCCATAGATCTTTAATCAACTTGGGAATACGTTCTTCTTTATCAGGTGATAAATTTCTGCTTGTGCTGGTCCACGCTGAACATGCGATGATTTTATCACTACCGTAAAATCCGAGTAGCTCTACCTTATTCTTATTATCCATATTATCAAAAATTATTATCAGAAAACTTTTATACTCTGCTCTTCCACCTGAGCTATACCTCCGTTTTTATATATGTGGAGGTAGGATGATTCGAACATGTTGTTAGTTTAGCTTAGTGTTTTATGAAGTCAAGTTAATTTATAATTGAAAAAGTTTTCGTCAGTTGATTAACAACCCTAGATGGATCAAACTCTTCTCCGATAGTGCATTGGAATCCTTCGAAGATATATACAGCAACGTCTCCGTAAAAGGATTCCACAATTTCTTCAATATTTGAGCATTCGATCCAAGTTTTCTTAGTTAAGCAATGATGATGACTCCCAGAAATCCAACGATCTTCCCAAATCACGGTGTATTGTTTCATATCGGTATTATATCTTAGTGTTTTATCAATAATCTTGGCAAGGATCGTTATTATGTCCGGGAAACAGATCTTCTCCTGCTTGTAGTTTCTTTGAAATCACATAAGCAATTCCATCTTGGAAGATGTAGTTATCAATATCATTATAGTTAGTTAGATTGAAGTTATCAATCTTATCCCAAGCCCACCACGAACCATTCTTTTGTTGCTCAGTGCATTCTGTAGCCCAATTGTGATCAATTCTATAAAGCATTTCATGTCTTTCCACACGACATTTACCTTTTAGGTCCTTATGAGAGAAGAACTGCTCACAGAACATATTAAGACTATTACGTTCCCAATCCTTTACTCTCCATAGGAAGACATTAGCGACATCATCTTTAGGACATTGAAATGCACGGGCATCAAAAACCGCTGGGGGTCTAAAGAGATCATATTTATATGTTTTTATATCCCAATTACGATTAAAATATGCTGTCATCATTGCAGCAGTAATACTCTCAATCTTATTCTGCCTACCACCAAACCATTGTTGAGTATCAATAGTAGCATCATCAGTTAATACAAATGTTACTTCATCGCTTTGAGTATATAAAGCTTTACATCCTTGTATTTGTTTGGCTACTTCTTTAGCGGATTCAAACATGCAAGTTACATAATCTGGATCGAATGGTTTTTCCAACCCCTTAGTCCATGTGTGTCCAGCCTTTTGATCAACTCTTACGATAATAGGTGTCTTTGGTAGAAAGTAATGTTCATAAATACTTTCGTAATTCTTACAGCGGTCGCCCAAATTGTCTTTCATATAAGTAGTGTAGTCTAGTGTTTAATCGAGAGGATTCAGTTTTAGATAAGCATCTCGCCACAACATAAACTCAAGATATTTTACGTATGTATACTTCTCTCTTTTCAACCACTTCATCCATTCTTCTTGAATTTTTTGATCTGGGTGTTGCTTAGATGGTAATGTCGGTTTTTTCATACAATGTAATTCTTCTTTTGTGCTATCTCAATTGCCTGATAACTACAACCCAATAGTTTTTCTATTAGTTCAATAGCTATACACAATTCTGTCTTTGCTTGTGCTTCTGTTAGTTCTGAAACTAACTTAACACCATATTTGGGATTATCTACCTGATAATTTGACCAATCTTTTTTATTCATAAAGAGGTGAGCGGGTTAACTCCCAAGTCAAACATGGATTATATATTTGCCAACATATAACACCTTTTACATGTAATCTAATGGGCCGCCCATTAAAAATTTTTAAGTATATCAAATTCCTCCCTCATATAAATAGGAGACTCTCCTAGTAAGCTATGGCCATAGATACTTCGGTATTGATGTCGATGATAAACACTCCAAAGAGCATACTTAAATGATTGAGTGTGTGGAAATCGAATCCACGATTAACAGCTATAGACCATTTTGGGTATATAAGGCATTCTCAACGTTCCCGAATACCTTATATATTATTCCCTCTCAGAGTTTTCGAATTACTCCAACCTCGTAGCCACAGAGGATTACACTCAAATTGTTTTATACATTAACATCTTCCCAACCAAGATGACCCTTGAGGGCAACATCTTCATATGGAAGATCTTTGAAGTATTTGATACAACGCTTTTCAAGGTTCTCAAAAGCTTCAAGAACAGATGCTTCACGATCTTTTACAGCAGGAAGCTTATAAGCTGGAGCTAGAGCGCGAGCAATCGCAATTTTTTCACCATGCTTCTTATCCCACTTATCGAGTCGAGTATTACATAGAGAAAAACCATAATTGATTTTTCCTTCATGTTTGATAGCAACAGCAATTCCTTTCGGTTGGTTGGTTTCAGTGTTGCGAATGTATGTTTTGATAATGTCTTGCATATCGTTATTTTAACTTGGTGTTCACAGATGAACAGTTGTAAGTCCATCAGTAGTCGTCCAATATTCTCCAAGTTGTTGAAGAGCATTCAATACTTGTTCCTTGGTCGCCCAATTAGGAGAGAAAATATTTTGGATTTGTCGAATAGTTACTTCTGTGTAACCTTCATCCCTCTTCTTAGTGAGATAATTATCAACCTTCGCTACAAAGGCATCCAATTCCTTAACAAGATCGGGAACAATTGTATTTTCTCCATCCTCATCAACAACGGGTGCTGTAATTTCTTCTACAAAGTCTGACATAACTTCATATTTACACACACGGACCTTTTGACAATTACAATCAGATGGAACTGATACAACATCAGCGGGGTTGATCTTAACAACTACCATACGAGACGCAAATCCCCTTGCGTAGTCCAATGATCCAGCATGAAGACCGAATGAACAATGTTTTTCACGATTATCATCAACATCACGACGACGAACTTCAATAACAGATCCTACTCCATTATAAATTTGTCCATCAGAATTAACTTCACCCTGAATGACCTTAGTATTCAAATTTCCATGTGACGAAAAATAGTTATAATTGACACCCTTATAGGCAAGGAAGCAACCATCTTCTGTGAGAGGTAGTTCCTTATAGTCTAGGAATTCTGTCAATTCCTTCACACTCTGAGCACTTGGATTTTGCTCTAGGTTAGCCCAGAACTTCTCAAAGTGTTCCAATGGGAGTCCATCAGCGATGATAGACAAAACCTTATCTGAGAAAGCTTTAGGAAGCTTCTCGCCCTTATAGAAGATTTCTTCACCTTGGATATCAAATCCTTCAGTTTCTTCGATAACCTTATCAGCCTTGACGACCTTATTAAGGATAGCTTCAACTTCTGCTTCTTGCTCATCTTTTGGTAGTTGAAAGACTTTGATAATTTTTGGATATCGTTGATCAGTCTTCTCAACGCGGATATTCTTTCCGTTAATAAAAAGAATAATTGCTTCTGTGTTAATTGCGTATTTCATAATCTATGTTTAGAATATCTTAGTGTTTTATAATGTCAACGGTTCATATTTGATTTAATTCCACCAACAGTCCTACGATACTTACCAAGAATATCATAAAGTGGATCTTGGTTCATCATAAGGAATGTCGCTACATCAGTAGCGGATAGAGAACCTTGACCTTTACCAGATGATTGTAGAAATCCTCTGATATTAAGCATCAGTTCATGTTGTTCAGCTTGTAGACGATCCATAAATAGTTTACCGTCCTTAGTTTCGTATGATTTGACTTGCTTCATATTGTTATTATATTCTAGTGTTTTATAAATTGAATTGGGTGGGAGCGTCCTCCCATAATGATATTGGATTCAAACCAATTGCTAACCCGATCAGGCTTGGAAGTCACCATGCTTCTCATCATTCCCAAAATTATTTTGTTGTAAGGATTTTACGCAGATCTTCTCGTGTAATTTTTGTGTTGTATGTTTCAATACTAGACAAAACCCTACCTCGGAAAGAATTTTCCTTCAAAATCTTACTCTTGACTACATCCAATCTAGTCAACTTCGATGGATTTTTACCAATGACCTTGATCAGTCTTTGAGATGGATGGATTCTAAACATCGCACTTTTAACACGATATTCGGCATTCTCCATATCTCTTTTGGCTTGCTCAATGACATTGATCTCAGCGCAGCGTTTTGTATATTCTGGAGAATTTAGTTCAAACCAACCCAATTCAAGAAGTTGTTCTTTCATCTTCTTAGAGTTACAAACCCAATAAGGATTATTAACACCACACTCAGAAGTCAATCCAATAACGCGTTGTCTAAGGTATGAGATACTATCAATAGATTTTTCCCATCCATCTACGATTTCAACACCGTTGAAAGACTTATCAGTTACATGTTCATCCAATTCTTCAGCAGTGAAATTTCTCTTGTAACCATTGAAATACACAACATACCTAACCTCATTAGGATCTTTGGCTAGTTTAGGTAAACCAAGTTTCTTAACGTCTACAAATGTTACATCAGAAACATCCAAGGTATCAGTTGATACAATATCACCTTTATTAAGCATCCAAACAATTTGTGTATTTGGAAACAACCCAGCAATATATTGATCAAGACGCTTCACCCAACCTTTGTATGACTTGATATCTGGAATCTGATATACCACATACTTACCTGTCGTTTTATTATGACCATATCCAGTGTGGATATAGTTTAGACATTTTTGAATTTTATAAGTATCTGGGAAAGTATTAGAGAATGAGTATCTGAACCACTCACCTTCATAGTATGAATTATGCTTATTTTCTAAAATCGCTTCCCCAAATTTTGGGGTAACAATCTTGGATCGATCTTCATCACTAAGTTGGATTATAGCAGCAGTAATTTCCTCCAGAACTTTTTTATTGTTTGGAGTATCTTCAATACTTTCACGAGAAATTGGGACAGTCAACTTACCAATTGGAACATCCACCACGATCTTACCCAGAGGGTTCACGACCTTGATATCGGATCGCATATTGTAAACAATCCCACCCATACGAATGGCTACATAATCAGGATGTGTCCAAAATGTGCTTTGGTATAAGTTGATGGTATAGTCCCCGATATCCTTAGTTAGGAGAGGTTGAATAGGAGTATGTTCATTATCATATTGATCTGTAAATTTAATATTTGCATTCGGTAGAAAGCGTTCCACAAAAAATGCTGATTCTGTAGAGAAATTGTAGTAGTTTTTGTTTACATCTAGTGATACCTCCAAACCCGATTCTGTTGTCGGTTCTGGATCTGATACACGATAGATTTCTCCCACAGATACACCATTGTCACCAGCACCGAGAATACAAGCGTATTGAGTTTTTAATCCTTCATGATAAGAGGTTACGTAAAAGGTATCAGATACAGCGAAAGGACTAAGAGCACCGATACCAAATCCACCGACTTGTTTATTGTTCTCACGCTTATCACTTCCACCATACATACCATAAACTGTTCTGATGGATTCTTCACTCAAACCTTTAGCAAAGTCTCTCACACTCCACACATATTGATTATTGATCATCCCCAACTTAATTTCGACAGCTTTATCAATGTGATGTTCATTGTGTTCATCTTGAGCATTGGTGATAGTTTCACGAATACAAGCAAGAACCTTGTTAGTATATGTTCTGTCACGCAAGAAATATGCGAGCATATCGGCATTACCTTCAGCTACTCCCATCTTAGATACTGACATATCTCCAGATGCAATAGTTGGTGAATTTTTGAATTGAAGTTTCATATTGTGATGTAATTATATCTTAGTGTTTTATTAGTCGATTAAGTCTTTATGTTCTTGAAATAATTTCTCTAATTCGCTTCTTAGGGGATCATCGATACTCATTTCCTCAGAATGTATATCGTAAAATATTGTATATGTCCAATGATCTTCATCATATCTATGGACTTCCATATCATCTATCGTAAGGTGATAGATTACCTCTTTTCTGATATTTTTGATATTCATGACTCAATACAACATCTCACTGAATAAAGTTTTCTTATCATAAGACCCATGATCAGGAAATCTTATCTGTCCATTTTTCTCTGCGATGATATAAGCTTCTTCACGAGAAACCCATTCTCTTAGTTGAGTTATAAAACCCTGATCAAAATCTCGAAATCTTTCTGATTCCAATCTCTGAGAACGCATTACATCATCCCAATGTCTAGGTCCACATATAATTCTACCAGTTTTTTTGTTTTTGTTTGCAGCACAAACAATCCAAGGATCAGGTTTAATTAGACCATTTTCAGTCCAGTAATCACTCATTTTCTAAAGAAGAATAAAATTGATTCCTTAAAGACATACCATACACCATAAACGGCATATTTAATTTTTCTTACTACTTTCATATGAAAGTAGTATACGCTAGTGTTTAATAACTAAGTATCACGGATTGGCATCTGTTACTAAAGGTGGACTAACTATTGGGTAAAACGGTATCCAAATAGGCATCTCTATAGCCTTATCTAAGGGATTAAAGTCTCCATTTGTATTTGTGTCAATGTCCCTCTTATCAATCGATGCATCTACGATATATTCGTAATGGTATTTTGAACCGTCAAATCCGACTGTTGAGGTGATATAAGATTGAGCTTGAGCCAAGCTAATCATCATTAGTGCTAATAGTATCTTCATATTGTTATTTATAAAATCCAGTCTGGTTTTTCTCGGTTTGTCCATTTAAAAATGTGAGTTTTTGCACCATTGTAATAATTACGATACGATTGAACGGGGTCAGATGTTTTGTATTCGTCAGGCATAGCTAGAGCGATACTTGTAGATTCTTGTTTAGGGAAACTGAGTCTACTCTCATTCTCCCAAACCCACTTAAGAAGCAATGAACTCTTATGAACATTGTCATATCGATATGTAAATTCTTTAGACAAAGCATATACATAGTCAACAACTAAATCAAAATTATTCTTGGATGTTCTGGTGAAGATACAAGTCGGATGATTGATATGAGTAGTCTTGTAAGGTGATGCAATATTTTGAAGATTGAAGGTTGTGCAAATTAGCTGCATACCTTCGAGGATCATCTTTGAACAATGTTTGTCAACGTGGTATCGTGCATTGGTGTCGGGATCGTTGTCGAGATAGAATAAATTCATGTCAGTATTATTCGGTAGTGTTTAATAGTTCAGGGTTTTCGTAAATATTACCTATAACCGTAACATCAATCCATGATGGATCGAAATCAGGGCTAAAGACACAAATATTTTTAGGCAAAAATTCTATAAGAGGATTCGATGCTAGAGAAAAACCCCCAATAATGAATTCAACAGGCCCGATTACCATTCCTGCATCACATATGTCGCCTTCATAGATATCTTTACCTTTTTTATCTTTTAGTCCAGTGTATTGTCGAATTATAAATCTATTTTCACCGGATATTTTCTTAACACTACTATCCAAAATAATTTCCACTATACTATCATGTTTAGATAGATAGTGAACATTTGGCGAATAGAAACTCTTCATTTCCAGATCCCAAACTCTGAACTTAATTTCTCTCATCGTTTTATGGCTTCGTTGATAATTTTCAAATCTGATACTGAAATACAAAATGTTGAGAGATTACCTTTGCATTCTTTCGAATGAAATGATACACCGGGATCATAAGCGTGGACAACAAACCCCAAAGATTCCATAGGCTCAAATAAAGCATACCACTCATTTAATGCTTGGAATATAGGTTTATATTCCCCATCGGGAGTTCTCATCGTTTCCATGACAATATAATATTTTAGTGTTTAATCAATGAGAATTGGGTGACAATATTTCATATCACCCAATCCGGGTTATTTACTTAGGAATCTTCCAGCATCGATCAATGGTGTTACACCACTTGATACAGTAGGAAGTTGACCATTCCATTTTTCTGTTTGTTTCAGTTGAACTTCTAGAGACTTAAGTTGTAGATAATTCTCACCACCTTGAGCAACAGCTTGGGTCAATGCAGTGATAGCCTTAGCTTCTGCTTCTGATTCAATCTTACGTTGTTCAGCAGTTCCTTGTGATGCAAGAATAATACGTTCATTTTCCTTCTTTTGAGCATCATACTTTGCTAGAGCAACATTTTTCTCTTGTTGTGCCACAAACACATTATCAATAGCAGCTTGAATGCTAGGGTTTTCGTATGTCATACCTCCAAACATACCTACAGTTGTGATTGTAATACCTCTCTGAGCAAAGAACGGAATAATATCAGCACGAACTGATGCAGCAATCTCATTCTTCTTGTCGCGTAATTCATCTAGTGGATATTTCGCACTCTCCTCGGCAGCGATTTGTTGAACTCGACCACGGACTTCTGTATCCATAAGACTTGCTAGACTTCCAGAACTATACCAATATAGGAAATTTGCCGTATCTTCTTCTTTAATGAATGCTGTGCAGTTGAATCCCATAGAAAATCCTACACTATCAGATGATTCTACCCAGATCGCTTGATCCTTTCCTTTATCACCCGCTTCCCAGTTTCGAGTGACAGGAGAACGATCCACCACAATAACTGTTACAGTAGGAATATATACACCATTACCAGTTCCTCGTCCTTGTTGATCCCATCGAGTAGGAATTTCAATACGTTTAATTGCCACCTTATGCTTTTCTAGAGCTTCTTTAGAATCAAACTTAGCTTGGTTTCCTGTATCACCCTCTAGAGGAATCACGAACGCTGTTTCATTGTTTTTGATTTCCTTATAAACAGGTTTTTGATACGGTTTACATGATCCCATAAAAGGAATCAAACAAACCATAAGCAAAGGCATAACCTTGGGTGTAAAGATTGACTTCACATCTTTACGTAGAACAACGCTTCCCACAGCCAGCATAATTAGTGTCCAAATGAATGACGCATATTGCAGAAGGAATAGATTGGTATGTATTGTCACGAATTCAGTATTTCCACCATTCACATTATCGATAGCCATTTGATTAGCTACAACAGTTGATAGCCCTGATCCCTGCCAAGCATCGATCATAAAATAACCAGCACCGAATAGTGTCATTACTCCGATTAGTTTCATTATTGTTTTTTTCATATATTTGATTGTATCTTAGTGTTTTATTACAGATTCTTAATAATTTCTTCTCTAGCTTCGACAATAGCTTTACCCAATAGATTCTCACCTTGCCATTTACTCTTATCTAAGGTATCTGGATTATCTTCTCCAAGACCGATTCCCCAAATTTTATCGTAAGGTGAAGCTTCTACGAGTTCATATCCATCAGTATAGATTAGGAGTTCTTTCCAAGCTGGATTTTGTGAGAATTTTAGAATATTATTTTCGACAACAATATCAAATTTAACCTTATTCCACTCCTCATCATTATAACCCTTGATAGTTCTACCAATTGCTTTCTGAGCTCTTGGATTTTTACATAAGAGGACACGTTCAGCAGCTTCGTAATCTTTAAAGAGTAAAGCCTTTCTATACATCATTGCTTGCTCTGCGCAATTGAAAACATAGTTGTAATTCTCTGGAGAAATCCAAACAAAATCAGCTTTGGCCCATTGACTAAAAATTCCACCCCAAAAATAAATACGTTTTTGGGTTAGATCCATTGTTGCACCTAAAATGTGTGATTTATATAATTTCATAATCTAAATAGCTATTCCGATACTCAATACCATCGTGTCTTCAATGATATTAGCACTATGTCTTTCTTTATCTGGTCTGAAAAAATGAAAATCTCCAGCCTCTTGTATATTACCATAGATACCTTTAAAAAGGTTCCATTTTCCCCATAAGGTTAAATTGAATCTGTAATGACGTTTACCTTCTACTGGGTCTAGGTGTTCTCCTATTTCTGATCCCGCTCGAAATTTCAACAAATAACAATCAGTATTCCACTTACTCCAAATCTTCTTCTTCAATAAAGAAGAAGTCGCATCTTGTCTACCCATTTCCCATTTCATAATTCAATCTTTAAGCAGGTGAAACGATTACTGATTGTATAGGTGTAATCGTCATAATTTCTCTTAGAATTTGTTGTGTAAAAGTGATCAAAATATTCAACAATTCTCTGAATACCCTCCACACAATCCGAGTGTGTGGTGAACAACATAAGCTTACCACAATTCTTCTCTCTAAGCTTTTCACCAAGACCCAAAAACGTCCCACCCATCGAATTAATGTCATCCACAATTAGAGTAGAGTATCCCTTTAAATCATCAGCATCGACAAAAAATTCTTTAATACTTCCATTTTTAACATCACGAACCTTCTCACAACGAATGAGATTAAAATGAACGTATCCATTGTTATTTGAAAGATACTGAACAATCTTCTGAACTCTCTTACCCGCGCCAGCGTCAGGACATACAATATTGTATTGATGACCATCTAGGGTAGACTTAACGACCCGATCAACATATTTTAGTTCGTCAAGAACCACAACATTATTGATGAGTGCTGGTGTCACTTCACTATGAGGACATAGAATGGTAACATTATCGAAACCACACCCATTAATCATATCAGCGAATACCTTAATCGTCAAGGGTTCACCCACATTACAAACTCGATCTTGACGAGCAGCAGGAAAATATGGTAGAACCAAGCTAATATTCTTAAAGCCCATACGTCGAGCGGCATCATTAGCTAGAATGATTTTAAATAGATCATCGATCTTGTTATATCGTTGAGTGATAATCAGATCACCAAAGTATTCGATATCGGTAGTGATTTGAAAGTGTGGTTCTCCACCTTTAAATTCAAATGTTTTATACACCAATTCAGCAACCGAATTGTGTGGCTTAAATCCTTGATCCAAGTTAAGAATGTATGGTGTATTTGTAACGGGTTGCCAGTTGATGTGTTGTTTCATATTTGTAGTGTATGCTAGTGTTTTATTAAAATTCTATGTAAGCGTAATTACTTGTTATTTTTCTCTTCTTCGCTGTTTCGGATATATCTCTTAAATACTTCACACACACATTATCATTAGGAAATCCTGTTATACCTTGAAGAACAATCTCACCGTTTTCTGATACTTTACCGAAGCACATTAATTCAGGATGTTCATACAACATCACTGTTATTTTACTGGTATTTGGTTCTAGTTGAAGGTTACATCCTTCTCCACACGATTCACTTAAATGATAATAATCAACAGCATCAAAGTTAGCCCACCCATCAACAAAATGAGATTTCTTAACATTTAAAATATCAAAGTTTTTCATGGATGGAAAAGAGGGATGGGTTTATTCATTATAAACCCATCCCTACCAAATTTAGAAACTATGAAACTTAGAATTCCTAAGTTCAGTGCATAGATCACGAGTATCTACATTAACCCACTCAGCCAAATGTTGATTTTTGCGGATTAGAACTCTATTCATACCACCAACCAATCGAAAACTTGAGTCTGGGTTTCGTTCCACTGTAATATTATACAGTTTACGTGTCTTGAGTTGATCTGGATTTCGCATCCAAACCTTATCCTTACGGTTGCTTCTTTTCATTGTATTGTTTGTCTTTATTGTTTGTCTTTTCATAATTCTACGTCTCTTGTTCTTCCCGGACCATTTTCAAGAAAATCTTCAACAGCAACTATATCATCTAAATCAGATAATTTTCGTTTCAGTTTATGATTTTCTTTCAATAGCTTATCTAAGACCAACTGATCCGGGTTTTGGTCTTTTGCTTTATTCACTTCATCCACATGTTTATCAATTTTATTGAACAACATTTCCGCTTTTTCCGCTACTTCTTTCATAAATTCTCAGAAGACCTGATTTTAACACGCCTTCCGGTGGAGTCAATAACCCAAAATGATTTTAGTGGGGATTCTAAAAATTCATCAATAGCTATCTCATCCTGTAGATCTTCAATTTCTTCAATTAGATCTTTTATTTCTTTTGTATAATCTCTCGGGGGGTAAACTAACTCAAAGGAGTCAATATCTTTTTCGATATTAATCTTCTTCTTCAGTAGTTCTTTATATCTCTGATCGTAATCTTCTTGAAGCATTAGTGTGTCCTATTATGATCCAAAATGCGTATCGATTTTGTAGACATCACATCCTCAATCTCTGAGTAAGTCCACACATCATTTTTATAATCCCAACCAAGATCTAATCCTTTTTGATCTGCTGATTCTGGTCTACGTCCTTTATCTTGCAAATGAGAGTGACCAGACAACATCCATGAGCTTCTAGCATCCCCATGCCAGATCCTTAAAGGAAAATGATTCATGATAATCTGCTGTTTACCAATCCAGATTTCTTGATGATTACCGAGAAATACCACATTACCCATTCGAAGAGGATAGATTTCAATATCATCCGTTCCGAATTGTTTGAACATTTCCTGTTTATAGAGACGATACATCTGTGATTCGTGATTACCGAAAAGCATCATGATATTTTGACACTTGATGCTATTCAACCAACCAATCACTTCTCCATCGGTAGCCGACAGAAAGCTATCTCCAAGAATCCATAAGATTTGATTCTCTCCAACCTTAGCATTGATCTTCTCTCTAACATCATTATAAGATTCTTCGGGTGAGTTGTAACCCCTCATTTTCCAAATAGGAACTGGCCAACTTGGATCATGATAATTATGAAAATCCGTAGACCAAAAATGATCGTTACGATTTTCGTATTTGTATTTTAGTATCTTATACATTCTCTATTTCTTTAATGATTTCGTCAATCCCTTGAATGATTGTAACGTTTTCTCCATCCTCAACAACTAAGCGAGGGACAGATCTAATTTCATGTTTAATGAAAAACTCTCTGTCCCCAGCCAAGCTATAATCCTTTACCTCTACCTCTAGACCCAGTTTGGATAGCTTAGATTTAAGCATCGAGCACGGTCCACATGAGGGAGATATACATAAGGTATTTTTTTTACTCATACTGTTTTGATTTATTTTTTAATTTCGACAAACTATCATATAAATGAATAAGTCTTTTGCTTACACAATTCTCATCATGTTTAATATCACTAATAGAATTCATACTACGATTTCGACAAAATATACAAGTATGTGTTAAATCCCACATACCAGATGTTTCAATATAATTGTAATTATTGGATATACTATCAACAACATCTCTCAAATCTTCTAAATCTTGTATGAACATACTCGTATTGTATCTTAGTGTTTTATAATATCATGTTTATCACAATCATTCAACCTAGCAGACAAATTATCTGCAAGATGCAAAATCCATGCTTCTTTCGTAGCTGGTGCAACAGGACTACCCCATTCTCTTCGTCCATGATGAGATAAAATATTGTGTGTGATTCTATTTCCGTTCACTGGGCATGGTGTTATTACACCAGATCTTACAATATCTGGATAATGTCTTTCCCACTCTATAGCTGATCTGGAAATATGATGTATTTTACGAGCGTGGTTATTGTGTTTTCCCCATACTCCATCAATTTTTTGGTAATCCCAAATCTTACCATAATCATGCCAGATAATACTTATAAATACTTCTAATGGATTCACTCTATTTCCCCAACCTCTACATGTTGAATTATGTTTATTAACGATCAACTCACCATATGAATACACTTCATATGTATGTAGAAGCAGTCCACCATCACCGTAATGGTGGTGAATATCTGAACCTGAACCTGAACATGTAGAAAATCTAGGGTCTTCTAGAACAGTCTCAACATAAGGATAAAACTCCTTACATTTATTCTTTAAATCTTGTAAATAATCTATCATAATTCTGATTCTATTGCAGCTTTGATAAGCTTGTCTTCAACTACCTTATTGTCTAGGGTAACGAACCCGTAGGATTTTCTCCAATCAGACCAATGTTGTGTGATACACATAGCTTGATCCTTTCGAGTGAAAGAATCACCTCTGATACCATCAATGACATGATCAACCTTCTTCATCTTTTCCAAGACTTTGTTATAAGCAGTAACGATTTTTAATAAATCATCCTTGAGACGTTCAGCTACTTCGTAGTCGATAGTCATTTCGATATACTTATAGAAATCCTCATACTTAGTAAATCTATCAGTAGTCATGAATAAATCTAATACCTGATTGATATTCTTGATACCAGTGCAAATCTTATGAAGCTCACAATACTCATCAGCCTTGATCTTCTTTAAGGTTTGCCCATCTGGTGAATACAATACAACACCTTCTTTACCTTTCCAAGCAGCAACATCCTTGAGACATTCTTCGATAGAGTCGTATTCGTATTTTTGTGGACGATCAAAGCCATATATTTCAGCTAGGCAATCTAAATAAGATTGCGTTGCATACTCACACCCATCATAATCATTAGCAACTGATCCAACTAAAGTTAAAGTTGGTTCATTATGTTCCCTTAATACAATTATATTGTTTGGGGTCGTCCATTCGAAGAGATAAGACACACCATAAGTTTCCGGTCCTCTTTTTAGAGTTTCGAAAAAGTAATGCTTCTTAATGAGTTCATCAATCTCATGCCCATTAGCCATCTGACGAGCATCAACGGTTCCACGGGTTCTACAAATGAGTTCACCCTTATACTTGGATACGATGAGAAGAGAGTTGTGAACCAAGATGTTATTGGCATAAAAATTTTGAGACGATGTTTGTATATCATATCTCTTTGAACCATTCTCAATCTTTTTTATACTTTTTAATCTCATTGAATAAAATTTCTATGTGTTTATCGTTTTTGATATCTGACTCCCAAATATATACTATATCATATCCGTAAGAATTAGCCATCTTTAATTTTTTACTATCTTTCTCCCATAAGTCTTTAGCCGATACTGGATTGTTTGGATGGTTTAATATGTCATTAGCTTTGTATTTTAAAGGATTAGCGTGCCAAAAATCTCCATGAACTTCAATTAAGATATTACTGTCCTTAATTTTAAAGTCGAATTGTTTTTTGTTCAGCCAAAATGAACGTTCATAAGGTATTTCAAATTCATCTAATATAACTGATATTTTTGATTCGAGTTTTGAATAACATCCAGTGTGAAGATTTTCTAATATTTTTTTGATTCTTTCTTCTCTTTTATCAGATGGGAGATTTTTCCAATATTCTTTTCTAATTTCAGATTGATTGTCTCCAGTTATTCGTCTTTTACCATACTTATCAACCATGAAAGTATCCAACCATTCGTAATACGATTTAGATTTCCAAATATTATCTACACCATAGTTTAATATGAATGTGTTCGCTTTTTTATTCTTGACTTCTTCTATTTGACTCACATTATCAACACCATACTTTTTATTGCAGGTATTTTTATACTGATTTCTTGTAGATTTTGTGGATGCTGCTTGTGAATGATTCCTATTCGCAATATTATAAAATTTTATTAAAAATTCAATTTGGGAGTATTTTAATCCGAATTCCCTAGCCAATTTGGGTATAGAGTATTCTCTGTCTATATAAAAAAATCTGAATTTAGATTCTGTCGCTATCTCAGGAAAATTGGCGGTTAGTAATTTATGTTTAACTTCGTCTACTGAAAGTTGATATTTTTTAGAAATTCTTTTAGTATACGCTGCATTATACTCTATCTGGATATTTTCAAATGGACATGTCATATACTTATTTAGTCATAAAGTTGATATTATCCACCTTTTGACAATAAAAATACTTCATCACCTATCAAATCTTCAACCCTTCGATAACAATCCAACTCAGGAAGATACACCTTATGGTTTCCTGTAAGGGTAATAATCTTACCGTCTTCTAATTCCAATTCATACCAATCGTTGTTATTGGATTTCACAGAATGCGCCAATATATCAATCATCTCTTCTTGAGAAGTTTTATGATTGTATCCCAACACCTTTCCAATGTACAAAGTATCACAAATTTCCTTTATAGTTTTATTACCATCCTCTGTAAAGAGTATAGTATTTTCGTCACAGCATCCATCCAACTTATGACGAGCTTCAAACTTCCATGATTTATCCCATGGTTGAAAATCTGGTTGTTCAGAAAAGTTGGTAAATTTCCCAAACCCTTGTGATACTACAAAATTATCCGACTTACGAACAATACATGAACGAAAACGAGCATTTTCATCATTCCACTTACAACCGATATGATTTGGAGTGATAAGCCAGCAATCATCTCCTGCGATAACACAGTCTTTGTAAGTGAATTCTTCAGTCGTTGGTAGCTTCATACTCAGCATTATGGTTTAGTGTTTTATCGAGTAAAACTACTGTCTTATTATCGATTTCATAATATACTTGAGTATTTTCATCAACAAACTTATCCCACGCTTCTTGTAGATATTCTGGGATTTTTGAAATATTGATGAAATCATCTTCTTCTACATCAACACGCTCTAGAATAATATTGATAGCTTGATCCAAATCACAACTATTCAATGTATAAAGTTTGGTTGTACCGTAAACATACTCTGGAAGAGGATAATCATAATCCCACATATCTCTAAGATCATCTACACCACCATAATAGAAAGTGTCACCCTCAAAGACAGGTTGACAATAATCGGCTTCATCTACCTTTATAGCACTATCATAGATTCTCTTTTCTCTAGCCTCAGAATGGGCATTCATGGCCTTGAAATTACACATCTGAACTTCTTCTTGAGATAGATATTTCTCAAGAACTTGTTTTTGGATATATTCCATCATATGTTGGGCTACATTATCCTTATCGCCCACATTGAAACATAATTCTGTTTCGGGATTCATAATAAGAGATTTGAATGTCCTACCACTATCCAATTTAGGATTAATCCAGTTATTAACAACTCCTAAGATTTCGTTCCACCTTTCTTCAGAGAAGAGTGGTTGGAAATATTCTAAAGGGTAATTCGTCAATTGAATGTAATTTCCAGATTTATTGCTTTTCATACTTAGCCTTCAATTCCTCCAACTTTTTACGTTCTGCTGCTTCTTGCGCAGCCGCTTCTTCTTTATCCCAGATAGCTTTCCACTTCTTCCACTCTTTCAACTCTTCGGAATGTTTTTTCTTATCTCTATTATATTTTCTTAATTCAGATTTATAGTTTGGATTCTCGATACCCTCGTCTGAAAATTCGATCAAATATGCTTCAATAGATGGAATATCTGATGGAATATCTGATGGATAATAACAACACCCATAATCGTGATCTAAAGACAGTTTATATCGTCTACCTTCTTCAAAGATTAATTCGTCTCCATCACTCACTCTAACCTTAGATAATTCACTATATGCTGGGATAGTTTTATTCGGTTTTTGTGTGTATAATTTAGGTGGCCAAGTAGCACGAAACCCCTTTGGATATTTAGATTTAGCCATGATTAACGTAGTTTAAGATTTTCTCTAATGGTTTTCTCTTGGCGTTGTAGAGTCTCTTCTGGAACATTATGAACATCCTTACCACCGTGCCTATTTTCAAGCACAATGAAAGTTACGATGAACCCAAGATCTTCAGCTTCTTTCACATACTTGTTCCAATCGGAAGGTTTTGCGTTAACATTGGCAATGATGATATCCTTAGTTGTTGAAGTAACAGCATCGACAAATTTGTTCCAACAATATCCATGAGCTTTCCCAAGACCTTCAAGATACCAGTTATAATTCCCATCCTTGTCAGTGAAGTAATCATCTGCACAGCATACTACAGCATCGGGAAAAAGATTACAAAATGTAGTCTTACCAGCACCCGAAACTGACCTAAGCACCAATAAATTTCTTTGTTTCATACTATTATTATATCTTAGTGTTTAATGATTTCTATTTTAGTTTCCTCGGTCACTTTAACCTTTTTATTATACAACAAAATCACCGTGTATATTGAACCACCAGATACCCATAGATTCTTGAAGAGGGTATTCGTCTTCTTCATTGTATGGAAGCTCATCATAAGCTTCGTATGCGGCATCTAATCCATCCTTTTCAAAGACATTGATGACTTTAATCAACGCATCCCGATATTTCTTTTTCTTAAAAATTCTACGAATTCTATTTCTCTCCTCTTCGGGGTCGAATTCAATTGTAGTTACCTTAGTCTTGATTATTTTCATTTATGTGAATTATATGCCTTTTCTAAACCGTTCGTTGAGTCTTCTTTGGTTTTACCTATAACAGATATACCTAAAGGTTGATAATACGCTATCCAAAAGGATTCGGCTTCTAAATATCTGATATCTTTCGCTATTTCAGAAAAATCTGGTAAAGTCTTTTTATCTGTCATATTATCGTAATTCTATAAGTTTAGGCCAATCAGCAAAGACTGATCCATTATTCTTTTTTCCAAAAGAAACCTTTGTAATGTTTTTTTGTTCCAGCAAAAACCGCTGATATTGGGGAAAAATTGAACATATCAAAATATTTTTTAATTTCTGTTGAGGTTTCCCAAACCTTTATCAAGTTCCCTGACATATCATATTGACCAATGTTGCGAAGTATCAACTTATCTGGATTGCTCATTTTTTGTCTGCTTTCACATATTCTAGTTTTTATATAATCAACTATCTCTCTTTTGGTTTTCTTTTCATATGAAAAGAAATATCCTTTATATGAAATATTCTTACCCATAGCAACATGAGATATACTACAAATACTTTTAAGATTTAGTGCATCAGCACAACTCCTAGCATCTTTCCATATTCCCACAAAACACCCATCCAACATGTATGCGTAGACATTTTTCCGCTTATAATCTCCATTTTTTGGAATTATATTGTAGTCTTTTAAAATTTTTAAAACTACACTATGACTCAATCCCAATTCCCTCGAAACACCTAAAGCATTTTTGGTTTCTTTATAAAGCTTAAGGACATCGATTTCGTAAGGTTCCCTTTTCTTTCTTTTTGTTATATTTGTCTTTTCTATGATAGACTTGGGGACTTTATAACCGACATTACTTTCTGCGGTTGGTCTAGAATTGTAACCATTATTACAACTATCGTATTTGGTAATATAAAACGTCTCCATCTCTATTATATTCCCACCATCGCAAGAATCTATGATTTCGAATGTAAGATTTTCTCCGCCATACTTATTATATGCATACTGTAATTTTTTCGAATAATGTATTCCCAATTTAAGTAAATCAGCGTGTTTACCCCATCTAGTTCTAATTCCGTAATAACTACCTTTCCGAATACTCGCAGAACTTCCTATATAAACTTTATTAGATGTTGAATTAATAAATGTTAATTTATATACGCCTGTAGTAACTGGCCAACTTTTCCTATCTTGTAATGTGTATACCACAATACTATTTAGTCATTGCGGTAGCATTTTTTCTCTAATTTCGATGGTTTTTGGCCAACTAGGGTAAGCTGAATTAAATTTTCCGTTACATATGGTCAAATGAATTCCTTTAAATCTTTCACCATCGACAACTCCGATCTTCTTCTTAATCTTATCTAGTTCTTCTGAATACACTCTAAGGTAATACATCAAGAATCCCTTAGTATAACCACCTTCAACTATATTCTCATCATAATCAAACTCAATGGTTTTACCGTGATAATACATAGCTTTCTCCCAATTGATTTTCTTGTTATGTTTCGAGCTATAAAGGGTTATGTGAGCACCATGCATTGGTCTGTTCATTCTGATCCAATAATTTTTGGATATAAACCAATAATAAAGCTCAACAAGATCTTGAGAAACATCAAGAACCATACGACCTTTGTGTGGTTGAACATTTATAACTCCAGACGCCTTTAACATGTCTGAATTGTAGTTTAGTGTTTAATCAAGTCCAAAGTGATTGTCTAAGCCTAACGATACCCATCATAGCCCAAGTATCTTTCTCTTCAATCAAACCCTCTAAACGATGAACTTCAGCATACGCATCCTTATACGATTTACCATAAATTTGTTCACATGTTCTCATTTGATATACTTTCTTCCCATCTTTATCAATTTCATCAATATGATCAAAGAAATTACCACCATCAAGAGGTTTAGGATATGACTCATCCAATTCTTTTTGGAGTTGCGGTCTAATGTTTTTAATGTAGTCATAAATCTCCTCTAGTTCCTTTCTGATTGGTTCTCTGATAAGTCTCCAATCTTCAGATTCTCCTGTATATCTCTCACCCCAAATCGATTCGAGTCCATCCTCCTTCTCTACGAAATTAATTAAAATTTCGAATAGAACAAGCGGAATAAGTTCAATCTTATCTGTCCAGTGATTTGGTATTTTTTTAGTCAACCATTTTTGTCTTGGATAGAACCAATCTCGGATTTTCCAAAATTGTTCTCTCCACCAGTAAGAATTAGTTAGTGTCGCTCGTTTCATGGTATATTTTTCTCAATAGATTCTAAGGCACTCTTAGCCTTTTCGTAATCAGACTTAGCCCTTTCTAACTGCCACTTGGCTCTACGCTCTTTTACCTTCTTTTCTTTAATTTCTCTGTTTTCTTTTTGAGAAATCATTAGATCAGCCCCATCAATCACAGACTTAACCTTGGCGAATTCTGAAATTTCTAGATACGGTTTTAGTTGCTCTGGAATATGTGAAAATCCAGTTTTGGCTTGTCCAAGTTTATAATAAATCTTCTTGGGTGCTCTCCAACCTTGTAGTGAATTACTCCCATAATTAGGCCAATATTTCTTGAATGATTCGGGTGTCAAGACTTCACCCGATTCTTTAAAATTAATTGCGTATATCATAGTTTTATGATATCTTAGTGTTTAATATATTTTTCTGTTAGAGGGGTTAATGATGATAATTTACCATCTTCGATCAAATACACTTCACCGTTTTTCGGAGTCTTATATTTTTGAAATTCTTTAACAGACCAACCTAAAAGATACATGAGATATAATTTATTGAATTCTCCATGAGCGACTACAATGTTATTCTCATACTTGGTATTACTCTTGAGCCACATATCGAATAGAACTACTCTCTGATATGTATCCAAGAAACTCTCACCACCATCTGGTCTATAATAGAAATTAAAATGATCTTCGGTTTTTTTACCGGCTTCTACAATATCTCTCAAAGATCCCCAATTTCTTTCAATCAATAAAGGCATCTCTTGATAATTCTCGATATGATATCCTTCAAAATTGGTGATTTGTCCATGAATAATATCTGCTGTTTGTCTAGCCCTTTTATATGGACTATAGCACATATTGAACCTATAAGGTGGATTCTTACTAGGATAAGGATAATCTGTATCGTTTTTATGAACGATATGATCGTTTAAATCCATAATTCTGTCACCTGATTTTACAGCTTGAGCTTGTCCATGTCCGGTAAGTTCTATGTCACAATCAAGTTTTTGAAAATAAACCGAAGGATTCGCGTTTCCTAATGACTGACCGTGGCGCACTAAATATAATTTCATAAATGTAAAGTTTTTCTTCAAATCTTCAACCGAATATATTAAATAATAGTATGAGTGAAGGTAAAGTTTGTAGTGTTTGTAAAATATTTAAACCTCTTTTATGTTTTTCGAAACAAAAATTAGGAAAAAATGGACTTAGAAGTTATTGTAAAGATTGTAATTCTGTTTTGATAAAAGAATATAGAATAAAGAATATAGAATAAAGAATATAGAATATAGAATAAAGAATATAGAATAAAGAATCCAGATAAAATCAAACCAAAATCCAAAGAAGAACAATTTTCAAGAATTAATAATAGAAATAAAAAAAGATTTGAATATTTCATAATAATTCAAAACTTTCCCATCTAATAAAACCCTCTGAGTCGAAGTTGCATCCACCGCATCCACCACTTCGACCATTACAAATAATACAAACTTTACTATGCTTCTCCTTATTTAAAGATCTGATAACACCTCTCCCAGAACAATGATAACAATCAGAGGTAGATTCGTGACCACAAAAATAATTCAATTCACCTTCACCTTCACAAGCAGGACAAACCATTAAACCTGTGGATTCTATAATTTTCTTTATACTATCCCTCATAATTTTTATTCTGAATCGTCAAAGTTAATATATCCTCTTATAGCACTATTAAGTGAATACGGATTACATAAATCTGTATCGTAGTCTGGAACCTTTTTAAATTGTCCAGAGTATATATCGTAATAAGATAGAATTAATCGAAGAATCCTATCCGCTTCATTTAAGCGATTTATTTCGTTGACCCAATCTTGCATGTTGAATTTATTTCTCATAATAATGGTAGATGATTTGTTATACCCTCAAACTTATAGTCCCAGTGTGGTCCTATTGCACAGCATGTCATTGTGGGAACTCCGTTAAATTCGGTCGCTCCATTATCAATGATCAAATGAGAAATTAACCCAGTATCGAGTGCTTTTCGATGAACTGATTCAAGTTCTTCTTGACTGTTTACATATACACAAATTTTACGGAAGGAATTATTAAGCCAGTGCGCAAGTTCATAAACCCAATCCTTATTGAAATTAGAAGTTCGATAATAAGCCCAATGATGATCATAGAAGACAGTTGATCCACTCTTAGTTAAGAATGACATACTTCCATGACTCGCTTGTGCTGCAATTTTCCCCTTTCTCATATTGAGATCAGCCCTGATTATAATAACTTGTTTTGTATTTTCGCTCATACTTCCTTTTTCTTATTCAAGATCCATTCGCAATCGCTTCGATGTCCATCTAATCTACCATTTATTTCTGGATCACTCACACCACACGATTTACATCTATAGTATGGATTTCCTCCACCTATAGGTTCTGTCGGGTAGTCTGTATAATATGTTAGATTTTCTGACTTATCCTTATTATCTATAAATTTAGTAATCTTCGTAGCCATATCTCGCATCTAGAACAATGTCGGAAGCCAAATCAACATCAAATTTGAAATTAATGGTAGATTCATTCATGATTTTTTCTAGTTTTTTAAACTCTTCATCGACCAAACCGGATAATTCATCCTTTGTGAAGTTTTCTGGTTTAGTTTTGATTTCCATCAAAAAATCGTGATAATTAGGATCGAAATCTTTCACTTTAACCATGTAATCTCCAGAGGTGAAGAATACTTGACCCACTTTACATAAGCGTAAAATTTGAACAAAATTCTTCGGGCTGTATCCATACTTTACGACAGAAGCCTTTCGTTTACCACCCAATTGACCAGATCTTTCTCCCGTAGCCAATCTAATCTCACTGAACACATAACCCTTCAGAGAAGACTTCAAAATATTAGTTTCGATTAGATCATAACGGTTTTCTCTAATATAGTCAAACAGATTAGACTTATATGTAAAGGCATCGTCTGGTGCGAATAGAATCTCTAATACTTGAGTATTAGATTTTCTCAAAAGCTTTAGATATCGAGTGAGTTCGTAATAAGTAGAATCGATTTCATTGTCCTGAACGATAGACTCAATTGTATCAAATCCACTGATATACTTTTTATCTCTAGCTATAAACAAACCACGATAATCGATATCTGATGATTCATTATTCAGTCCATACAAAGTCGATCCACCGATAAGCTCAACCAACAATTGTCCCCCACAATTCACAAAGGCTGGATGTTCTTTGATTGATTCATTCATGTTCAACATTATGATTTAGTGTTTTATTATCTTGGATCGGTGGTAGACCACCTGATACTTTTGTACACGTCCCTAAACCTAAACATAATAAGAACACTAAAATACCAAAACCCAACAATGCAGCAAAATCAGAATTATACCATTTATCGTTCATATTAACTTTCTTCCTCCATATCAGCTTCTCCATTATCTCTAGCGGCACTCTCCTTCAAGATTTTAAAACAATCCTGTTTCATAATCCAACATATTGCTGCTGAGGTAACACCAATATGTTTGCTTATTTCTGTTTGATTCATTCCTTCGCTTTGCATTCTTATAATATTTTTATAATTATCTAAATTTCTACTCTTTTTATAATTAAAGACTATATCTCTCAGTTCTGGAGTCCATTTTCTTTCCAATTCTGGTGTTTTTATATTAAAAAAGGTTTGTAAAAGTTTTCTAGATGTTTTATTACCTAGATCAATCTTCCACACATTTCCATTTTTTATGGGTTTCGGTAAATGACGACCGAGTATATTTTCAAACCTTTCATTTATCCAAATAATCATGTCATAAGTTCCCAAAATAGATAATCTCGATGTTTTATCTTTACCCAAAGATAAAGAACCATCTCCATCAATATATCCTTTTATAAAAGAATCTATATGCTGATCATCTTTTATCTTTGTTGGAGGCTTGATTATCAAACTCTTTTTTCTAATAACACCAAAATTATTATTTAAATCTTCCACTATCTTTTTAGAAGTGACTTTTATAGAATAAGAATATTTCATTTGCTCTACACCTTTATATAAGTATTTATTTTTGTTATAGCATATTGGACCATCGAAATTCAACCACACCTTAAATTTCTCTATATGTGATCTATCAGACTCCTTCAACCCAATCGAAAACGAATCCCATTTTTTTGTAATATGACCATCAGCAGCCATTAATCCAGCCCAATAGCAAGAATTTAAGTTATATTCAGAAAAACTTTCATCGTTTACGTTAAATTTTCTTTTTGGTTTAGAATGTGGAGACTTACCCCTCCTATATCTATCATCAAAAGGAATATGTTTGTATACCAACGACCTAATTTGATTTACACTCAATCCTAGTGAGTCTGATATTTCAGAATTTGATAATATTCCATAATTATCTTTAATATATTGTATTTTATCCATATGAATATTTAGTCCAATTGGACTCATTTTTTCATATGATGATTGATTCAATTTAATTCTTCTATATCTTCATACTCACTATCTCTAAGTTTCCCCTCGGCTATGTTAAATAAAGGAGACTTGAATTTAAAGACTGGTTTTGTATCCTTGGAATTGATCTTAACAACAACTCCTTCATTTACAACACCCGATTTACAAAATTCACATTTCTTATCGAGATACTTCTCCTTCAAAGCGTGTAACCAATTGGTAGACCAATCTTTATTCACTTTGATATCGGGAAATAGATCTTCGGCTTTTCCAGTATAATAATGAGGGACTGTTTTGATGCACAATTCTTCACACAACTTCGAAATCTCTGGGAATGATAGTTCCCTAACTACACCATCAGTAGTAGTTTCTGTGATACGATATACCCAAAAATCCGATTCTGTGAGAGGAACTCCATAATCATAATTCTTTTGAATGGTTTTACCTCCGGGTGTATGACCAACAATTTCTCCGAATAAAGTATAACCTTCTGGAATAATACCCTCTAGTTTAGATGCTTCAATACCCCACACATCATCAGTGTATTTCCCATCTCTTCGATTCTTCAGAATACTTCTACTACTATAAACTAGTGTGTATTCAGTTGTCTTTACATCAACACCCAATTTCAGTTTAATATTTTCAATTAAACTAAGCTTACGCTTACTCAAAATATTACCGAAGATTGCACTGGTTCCATGAGCCTTGGATGTGATCGTAATCTCATCCTCTGGATTGATCAACCAAATGTTCTTACCCAAGTGTTCAGTTTTGCCATGGAATTTGAATTGTCCATCCACAATAAGAGACTTGATACCATCGTCCTTAGATAGACCATAGTACCACTTAACTACAGGGAAAATAGTATTTCTGATAGGACGAGGGAAAATACCCAAAGTTGTATTAATCCACTTAGGAATTTTATTCTTGGGTGTATTATTCTCATTGTTTGACTTAACCTCTGGTCTGATGTATTTGGTTACAAGTAAATCCTCACCAACAGTATCAAAAGATTCACCCAAGGCAAAAATTCTAGGAGAAATGTTGTAATATTTGGCCAATTCCTCGATCTTATACAAAAATCCTTGAGATGGAATTCCACGTAATTTAACAGCCTTTACACGATTACCTTTCTGCGAGAAGAATCCCTTAGTCTTACCATCAGCATTAAGAATTTCCTTATCGTATAAATTAGCCCATGACAAGAACTTAGGCGATAGACAAGATTCTACAGGGAAGTAAACACATAGGTCATCCTTCACATAAGATCCTTTTCCCAACACCACAGTATTACCAAAAATTTCTGTAATCGATAAACGGTCAGCCCCCGGATGATCTCGAATTTCTGGACATCTTATTACAGTAGCCAAGTAATTTGGATCTGCGTTTTCTGATACTTTTATGTTCATTCTGTTATTATGCTTTAGTGTTTTATTGGTAAAGTGCTCTGAGCCTTTTCTTCACCTTCAAAATCATAAACCACAAACTCAATATTTGGATGTAATTCTTCCATAGTTTGTAAAATGGATTCTACAATGGTCCACGATCCTCCCGCTCTACAACAACCCATAAGCCTCGGAACTCCGACCCTAATACGACCTTCCCACAAAGAACAGTTGTATTCAATCTCTTCACAAATTTTATCGAGAGCATCAGCTAGGGCATCGTAACTACAATTTCTACCTAGGTGAGATCCATCATTTCCCAATCCTCGCATAGCATAAATGTTATAGATACCACGACCATCTCCAATATCACCATAAGAATAATTTCCAAGCTTATCAACTTCATTCAGGTCACAGTCTAAATCAGCCTGATAAACTTTTGGGAATTTTCGTCTAATGAAATAAGCGATTCCACTACCAAATGTTGTATAACAATTTGCGATGTGACAAGCAAAATCCCAATCACCCTCTAACATATCACCATATATAACTTTCATACAAAATTTTCCTTTTTAATCCAAGACTCTACAGCATTTTCTGAGATAACTTCATAATTTTCTGATACATTTGGATAATGAACATCCAAATATAGCTCTAACTCTTCAATACTCTCCGCACAAATGTAATAAGTATTTTCTCCTATTTTAATTTGATACATATTGTGTATAATTGTATCATAGTAAATGTATTTATAGACCCTTCCTTGAGCAACTCTCCAAAAATATTCGAGAGTGCAGAATCCAACAGCACCCATAACCCAACACTTTTGATACCATTCAATGCTATCATCTCTAACGATAATAGCCATTAGACCAATTCCCACTAAGGATGCTAACCATCCAAACCAATCATAAGGTTTGAATATTCTTCCTTTATACTTTGGTAATTCAATTTCAAACATCTGTTAATTCTTTCTTTCGGTTATTGATACTTTTTTCTAGATCATCAAGTTTTTTGGTTATCTCTTTAGTTTTTCCAAAAACCTCGTTCTTAGCTAATTTAAACCATCTCTCTTTTAATGCTGATAAAGTTTCATCATTGGCATATACCGCTTCTGTTTGCTCTTCATTCATAATCTTCTGATTTTCCATATGATGTAAATGATTTTTCCTTATTTGAAGCTTCTTGGTATCCTTCCCAAAACCAAGTATTGGCTAATTCTTCCATCTTATCTCGAATATCATTCAACTCTTCGGTAGTATACCCCCAAGTTTCATGTAGCTCTTGTAATGCTAGATCTGTAATTGTCATGTCCGTATTATTCATTAGTGTTTTATTGATCATTCTGGAAAATATTTCCAACAATCTTCATGTCATATGCTTCGCAAAGAGGAAATCCAGAGTCTATATCTATACCTTGTAGAACCCATCCATAGTTTTGCCATTCAATCCTATCTTTGAATCTAGAATTAGCTAATGTGTATTCTACAATATCTCCTTCGTATATATCTACACTCTCTTTATCAGTCATTCCTGTCCATTGTTGGATGATATATGGACTCTCCGAAACAAGAGTCGTTTTATCCATATAAAAATCTGGCTCTACATCTGGTGTGTAATGCTCTCCAACTAAAGCGAAATCATATATTTTTCCACTGAAAATATCCAACATCCAGTGACTCCAACAATGTAGACTATGGTCATCTTTAGACAACCATCTTTTATTTCTCTTATTCCAAACTCTAAACTTCGGCCTCATAATCAAAAGCTGTTTCTATTTTTTTAATTAGTTCTTCCAATGTAATATCTAAACCTTCTTGGAAATATCTTACATCAAAATTAGTAACTTGGACTAATTTCTCTGGTTCTAACCCATACAAAAAATTTACCTTGTTATGATAACCTCCTCGATGGTATGAATAATTTTCATTGTCCACCAATACATTATTCTTATTCTCAAATCTTGGAACTGTGTATCCAATATCTTCTCGTGTAAATGTATTTTGGGGTGAGATGCCTAAATCCAAGAGATGAGCAGCCCTCAAAACATAATCATTAGTCCCCCAAGAAAGAATACAAATATTATCCAATCCTAAAGTCATCTGGAAGTATGATATCAATTCCTTAGACCAAGATCGTATGAATGATACATACCACCCATCGTTCGGTAATTGAAATTTAACACCGTGCCAATATTGGCCATACGTTTCCAACAATTCATCAGCGTGTTTTTCATTACTGGCATACATAGATGAGGCCAATGTCTCATCAAAATCCAATACTAATACTTTAGTCATAATTTATATTCTTTGTTAGCATCAAATTCAAAAATCTCATTAATATCCAAACACTGATAGTATACACCATTTCGTTCCTCTTTCTTAGAATTGTGGAAGTGACCACTTACGAGTGTTTTAGCCTCTGATTTTTCCAGAATAGAGGACATTAACTCTCTTTGAGTATAACAATCTGATAATAGTGTTGGATCTTTATCAATAGACCATTGAAATCTCACATGTAGAGTATTCGTTGGATGATTGAAGTAATCTGGTGCATCATGCGAGAACATGATATCACATTTCTCCACGTTATCAATAGGTATTGTGGGTTCATCATACCAATAATCAACACCTTGTTTTCGATTACATCTATCAACGCTTATTCCACCACCTACTAGAATAGCTTTCTTCCCATTTGGGAATTCTACATATTCTTGATCTTTGATGAGAACAATATTTGACCATTTACTGTCCCAAATTTTGGGATAAGTTGCATCATGATTTCCTCTTATAATGTAATACATCACATCTATAGCTTGACATAGTTTATTGATTCTATCCAGCCAAGATAAAGCGTTCTCGATAGCATACGAGATATTACCAAAACCAAGTCCATGATCTCCGATATGAATGACATCGGAACCATCTGGAATCCTCACATTCAGGATATGATGCGATGCAGTATTAGAATGCGTATCACCAATCAGAATAATTTTATCTGATCTAAATTTTCTTTTCATGACCTTATGATAACTTAGTGTTTTATATATGGTCTTGCTGCATCAAAAATAGACTTGATTATAGGGCGGGCAGCACTATTCGCACTATGAACATAATAAGTTGGTAGAGGGTGCTGTAGCCTCTTACAGCGATCACACAACCAATCAGCGCAATGCGCTCCAGTCTTATACTTAGAACCTCTCCAATTCATCATAGAATACAATTCTACTAGATCTCCTTGAGGTATATCTGTATCACAACAATTAACCAAATCATTATCAAATGAGACGACATGGGGAATTCCGAACTTTTCAACATACTCCACAAATTCTTCATAAGATCTAACAACATCCCACTTTGAATTGGATATACCAGAGTATTGCTGCAAAGTCTTATCCTCTTCAAATATATAACAATGTTCAGGTTCTCGAATGTCGTCCAATAGGAGAAACCTCTTTGGCTTATATTGATCTTCCATAGTTTTTTTCTTCAAATTATCCCATAAAGGACTGGACCAGTATGCATTTAGATCACTTACTCTATTTTTATCACCTTTACTCATCTGTTTTCAGTAAATCTTGTTGTTTTATATCTAATAACTCTTGCTCTAATTCATTCTTTACCATTCTTTCACCCTCTTCTTTATTAAGAACAAAATTAGTAATCACACCAAATTCCGAATGACTCAAAGAATAAACTATTTCATTTGATTCTAATCTAGGAGTCAAAATATATCGAAATTTACTACCCTCATCACCCCAATAACTTTCCTTCGAATATATTGTGTTCCCAAATGAATCATAATCCTCAACTGACCAAAATTCGGGTTTCAGTGATCTAATATCAATATCTAAAACTGGACCATTCTCGGATTCTGTGATAGATACAATACTCATACTAACCAAGTTTTTCACAATTAATGAAAGTTCTTTGTCTTTACTCCAGTTCGATTTAGATTCATCTGATATCTTATTCATGGAATATAAAACAAAAATAGCACCAATCTCATCTAATGTGAGTTTGGTTTCAGCTAATTCTATTGGAAGTGTCACTTCATTCATGAATAATATCCTCTACTTTCTTATCGTATCTAGATAAGTATTTTTGAAAAGTTTCGTCATCTTCTCCAGAATTGAAAATGTAATCGAACAACCAATTTTCATTTTCTTCAGAGATACACAATTCATCTAAAAGACTAGAATATCTCAAGTCTTGAGTCTCTGTAAGAGCCTTGACAAAATCTTTTACTTTTTCTACTTCATTTAACATTTTATTCATATTTTTATCCTATATTTTGCATCCACCAAAAGGAAATTTCCTTCTCAAAATCTTTTTTATTTTTAACCGATCCCGGTTTAATAAAAATATACGTCTCTGCTTGTTCTAAATTAGAATCTGACCAAACCTCAATTACATCATCTTCTTGCATGATGAAACTATAGTTTCCCACATTACCCTCATATTTCTCACTCATCTTTACCTATTCATTATAGTTTAGTGTTTTATTTATCAAAGCCTCTGTATTACGTTTTTTACAAGACTTTTGAATCTGTATGTTGCTGTATTATTAGGCATCTTTTTCCAATTTTCTATTAATACAGCAAAGAATTCGTCAAAATTTGTCAAACCATATTGGGGAAATCCTAATTTCTCTGAAATTCTTTTTCTCCATTTTAAAGTTTCTTTCATATCATCAGCTTTGGTGGGATCACCTTGCAGAATACGTTTCTTCCTTTTAGATTTTCTCCAATAAGAATCTAATAATTCTTCATAGGATTTTTTCAACAATGGTTCGGTTTGTGTTGGTATCAAATCTGCGACATAATGAGCATACTCATGAACAAATATGCTTGGTTCATCGATAGCGTATTGATCAATAAAAATCAATCTATCTCGATAGATACCTACTGCATCTCCAGCATATGTATTTTTAAATCTAAAATTTTTGGATTCATCGGTAATAACAAATCTTGGTTTTCTGTTAGGTAAGATGTCTTTGATTTCGTTCAGCATATTGATTATAGAATTTCTCAACATCTTCATATTATACGCATTGTTTTCGAAACTCTGGTCAACCAACCCATCCAAAAAAACTTGGACCCCTTGATGTTCAAATATTTTCTTATATTGTGATGTTTTTTCTCTCCTGCTCAACACAGCAAATTTATCAGCTTGTTGATCTAACCAACTATCCGCTCTATTAGGAAATATCCCCTTTAACTTTAGGTAATCGTCTTTAATTTTTTGATCGACTTCATTCTCAATCTCACCATTAAGAATATATTTTTTCCAATCCTTTTTCCATTCTTGGATCGGAGGTATTTTTTGAGCGGGTGGTAGTTGCGCTTTTCTTAGGGGATTTTTAATACCCTCAGTGAGTTGATCAAAATTCATCTACATTATTTATGTAATCTTTAACAACTTGAAGTTTATGTTCTGCTTGTGCAGCCAATTCGATTGCACATTCCCATTTATTCTTCCAACCTTCGATTTCGTTTTTAAGTTGCTCATTCTCTAGAGCAAATTTGGTATTTGCTTCTCTTAAATTTTCCAAATCTTTGGGTAAACATGGTAGCTTACTGAAGCTAACTAAATGATCTGTATATTCTCGGAGATGTTCAACCTCTTTTTGTAATTCTCCAATATCAGAGAAGAATACCAATGGTCCATCTAAAGATGAAAAGAGACGACCATGTTGTGTTATTCCATATCTATTCATCTGTAATTCTCCCATTTTTCAGCTTCTTCATCGCACAAAGTTTTAGTCCAATAATTTCTATGTCTGGCTTTGCCTTCTTTTCCTGTGATTTCACAGGTTTTTAGAGAATCGAGAACTAATTTATGTTGTAAATCTTTATAATCTTCCCAATAAAGCTCACGATATTGTCCATAGAATTTACCCTGATTAGCAATCTCCCCAAACTTCTCCTTCAGGATAAAGGTTTTGAAATAAATTTCGTGTCCATTATCCTTAGCTTTTTGAATAAGTTTTCTCATATTCGAACAAAATTCTCGAATAATCTCTTTCCACCCAACATCCATCTCAAATCCATATCTCAAATTACACAATTCCTCAAATTGTGGAACCTGAACCTGTCCATTATAAGCATGATACCAATCTAATACATCTGGAGATGGTTCCAGAAAAATTTCTGGATATTCCTCTACAACATCCAACCATTCTGGTTTTATTGATGCTCGGTCAAATTCTTTCATGGGCTTATGATACCAGAGTTTTGTGGGAAGTCAAGGACAAAATCTCTTCATCATCCACTTCTTCAATTTTATACACTGAATTCTGTGTTTCGAATCCGTCTTCGGTGATTTTTGTGACTCGTGATGTTTTAAAGGTTCCTCGAATGAGTTGACCATTTCGCATCCACCGATCCATAATCAGAGATTCTCCAATAGTCGGTCCACGTAAAATATCCCCAATAGTCCAGTAATCCACATTAGGGGACAAATGATCATCACTGTATGAGAATACAGAATTTTCTACAGACTTACGATATTCATCGTGTGTTTCCGCTGTTGGAAACCTTGCTTCGTCGGAAGCTTTCAGCTTTGTGATCTTGTGCATGTCGCCATCATAGGCTAGTGTTTAATCAAGCTCTAATGGTCTTACCCAATGTAGAAACATTTGCGACTCCATTATTGATGTAGATTTGTTCCACACCAAACGAATCTTTATTAGATAAAGAAACAATATTGAAACCTTGGTTCCAATTTGGAGCGGATGCATACACTGCGTCCAAACTACATAAGCAACCACCTTCGATACCTAACAATTGTTGCTCTGGTCTATGCCCAATGGCAGGAATTCTTTTCATTGAACTTCCAATCCTATGAGTATGACCATGTAGAATACTTGAACCCCACTTATTGATTTCACCTAAACAAGATGCTCCACCATTTGATCGAACTGTGGTTCCATGTGTAACAATCAATCCATTAAGATCAACATAATCTACATGCTCAACCTTAGATGCATAATCCCCCATGAAAACCTTTTCATAAGAAAGAATATCAGAAATGTTATCTAATGAGGAAAGTTCCCCAAGTCTATCTGATAAATATCGTCTCCATCTTCCATCAATACTTTGACCACTATGATTCGATGTTGTTTCATAGATCTTAGCACCTCCAGAGATACCAATAAGTTCATGTAAGAACGCATGGTATTCTTCACGTTCTTTTTGAAGTGACCAATTTTTCTTAATGTCTTTTGGATACTTCGAAATAGCCAAAAAGTCCATCGTATCACCATTAAGAATAATGGTCTTGGGTTTCAATTGGAAAATAACCTCTAAGAAAATATCAATAGCCTTCGGATCATGACAACCAAAGTGGAAGTCTGATCCCACAACAGCATAATCTGTTAATTCAAACTTTGATGGTTCCTCATATCTAGGAGCAATATTAATCGGGGCTAGTTGCGATAAGAATTCTAAAACCTCATCTTCAGTTTTTTTAAATCTCTGTGGACGATCCCTTTGGAAATTATCATTCGTATATCCAACTACCTTAGTTTCTTCAAATGTTTGATAACCTTCATTATCTTCAATCCATCTTTTATACCACCCAATCGCAGTGCTTTTAGCAACTCCAAATTCTCTGTATATTTCTGAATAAGTTTTTCCACTATGTCGGGCTTGTATTACTTGATCTCTTACTTGCATAATTTTATTTTATTTTATTGAATCTATCGACAATCTTAAATCACTCATCATCTTCAGAGCATCGGCTTGGGAAGGTTTGCTCTCCAGATCCTCTAAAGTCGCTCTAGCCTCTTCATATGTATCATAGGTCGAATGGATGTCAACCTTCTTTTTCACCAAATCCTTTTTAAGAATCGCATACGATCCATCACTTTGGCGTTTTATGTCGTATCTGACATAGACTTTAAAGTTTTTACTCACTATTGTATTTATTCTTTGTTAAATATATTCATGTCTGAATACGATGACGATATCGATAAAAATGTTGATTCAATTTTAAACCAATTGAAAAACCAAAGTCGATCCCTAAAAGAAGTTAAAAGAAATCCACCTCCCCAATTACAAAAGGAGGAAATGGAGCAATTTATCATTGATAAAGCATCTGAGATTGTGAATGGATGTGTCGAGGTCATTGGAATTATTCACGATGAAATCAAATGTGCTCCTGATCCTAAATTAATCGAATCGGGTGCCACATTCATAAACGCATTTACATCAGCGTTAGATGCTCTCGGGAAATTAGAAATAAACAGACAGAAGATTGGAGCACAAAAAGACATCGCTAAATTAAATGCTTCAGCGAAACTTCTTTCTAATGATGAGGAACAAAGTTCTAAGGGTGTTTTCATTTCTAGAGAAGAATTGATCAAGGGTATTTTAGAATATAAAAAAGAAGATGTTAAGGAAGTAACCGAAGATCCTATCGATGTTTAAACTTCTCCAGTTGGTGTATTTCTTTCGTAGTCTGTAGATTTTTCATCATTGGAAATCTTCAATAGATTACCACGTTTTTCTGGAGTGTCAAGCACATCACCCAATATATCCAATTCAACGTCTTGTGATATGTCTCCAGATTTCAGTTTCTTCTTAATCTTAGTATTAGTGGATACTGATTGATTCTTTTCCACATTGAATGGAGAATAAGTCTTGTTCTGTTCAAATATTCTGAAATTTTCTGAACCTATTGTTTCCTTAATTTTATCGTATAAATCACCGGATATTTTTTGAATAATATCAATAAATCTCAAATCTTTAGTCATATAGGAACCATGTGAGTAAATATCCCAAGATGATTCTTTATCGTATCTGAGTTGAGGTTTTTTATCAGCCAATGGTAAAGTATTGTCATGAACAATTCCACTAATTAAACTAGATTTGAACATTTCCTCAGATGTATTCACAAAGGCTAAAGTCTTCTGCATGAAACTTGGGAGTTTATTGAAGGTATCAACTGAACAACCCAATGAAACTGGTTTCTCCATATACATTGAAGTATTACTAATAGATATATTAAGATTTCCATTATTTCCTAATATGTCTGGGTATGATGAAAAATATTTTTTATCTTTTGAGTATTCTGAGACGTATACACCAAGGGGGCCATTTCTCAAAATACTAGTGTAATACATTATACTATACTCATCCAGTTCAGATCCATCCGAGTCTAATTTATCTATAAATTTATACAATTGAGGCAACCCCAATTCATAAATTTTCTTAAACTCAACCATAAAATCTATATCAATCTCAGAGAAAGCATCTCCAAGATTTGTTATATCTTCCATGTCCTCTTTTGTAAAACACAGACTTCGAAGTATTTCAACTTTATTGTTCATATTTTTGGTATCGCTGTTGTTATATTTCCAACTTTCTTTATATCAAATTCATCTGAAAAGATTTTATCGAAATATCCAACCGTCTTCGGACTAACGAGTTCGCTTTTAACGATCAAACTATATTTTAAGGCTTGCATTTTATGAAAGGGATATATCTTTTTAAGTAACCCGAAATCTTTACCATAGTATGCAGAGTAACTTTTAATTTTTTCTAATATCAATATACCATTATCAATCCAAAGATCTATGTGTCCTATTTGATCATCTCCGTCATAAATTCCACGATATGAAGGGTGTGCATACCCAATATCTGGGTTGAATAAATTTGGTCCAAGATGATAACCATATTGTTTCAAATGGTTATCCAACTCATTATAATATTGTTCAGTGGTTATCCCACCAACACTCTCATAAAATGTTTTAAATTTCATCATTCGGTATCTTCTTTTATTTCAGAGTTTGGTCCAATATAAGTTTTAGTGCAGAATAATTGATTTGTATATAAATCAGCAAAGAATATGTGATGAACTTCAGTCACATACCATCTTCCAAGAATTTTCTGATCACTCTTGAGTTCATCTTCATTTCTGGTCGTAAATATATCAATAAATTTACCAGATCGTCTAGATGTTTTTCCTATATTCGAGAAAGATGCCTGTAAATTATAAAAGGTTAAAGAATTATGAATATCAGCTTCTACTATTTTCACATTATCTTCAATAGGGTAAGGAAACGAATATCTTTTAAATTTTTTCGCTGTTGTTTTATTGAAAACTATGAATGGTTTCGGTTTACCTGAGTTTGACTTAAAAACATCAACGAATTTCCTAACCCATTTCTCCTTTATATCATCAATTGATAATTTTATTATTTTGTGGATACCTAAAATTCTATCGTAACCAAAAACTAAACTATTAATGAAATAGTCGGTGTTCCACCCATAAAAAGGTGTAGAATATCCCAAATTTTTTATTTGACCGATATATTCCCCAACGGGTGCTTTTGATATAGGATTATTAGGATTAGATGTTTCAATTTTTGAAGTTAAGTCGCCCAATCCAAAAGCTTCAATTGTATGCTTTTCATTATCTGTAAAAATTTTAGACAAAAGATCCAATCTGAATTTAGACGATTTCATATCCCAAGATATAAACCCCTTTACATGAATTTCTCCATCCTTAGCATAATATAACCGCATCAGAGTATGAATCAGATCCACGTATCTATAGGTTGCGGGTGGGTAATAATCCAATACAAAATCCCCATCTTCCCAATTTTCTTCATCCACTGCATTATCGCCTAAAACTTCTTTAAATACATTTTTTAAAATTTCTCCAACTTTACCAGAATATTTTTTACCATACGGGATAGTATCTGAGAATGGGATGGCATTTTTAGCAACTAAAACAAAAGTTTTTATATTTTCGGATCTAACAACTGGGTTGGCTGTATTGGATTCATCGATTACAGCAAATGTGTATTCGTATGTATCTTCATCCTTCTCGGAATCCTTGGGTTTGAATTTAATATATAGTTCATCTCTTCCATCACCTCTAAGAAAATATTCATTTTCAATGAAGTCATAAGGATTAGCTATAGATATAGTTCCATATGCGAATGGATCAAAAACATTATCCACTAATGTCATACCACGAATAGCAGACTTTGTGAATTTTATTTCTTGATCATCTGGATTAGACAACTTAAATTCACACTCATATTCAATATCATTAATTTTGAAAATATCCATCAATAATGTCTTCCACTGTATATAGTCTGTATAGTAATATCTTGATAAATAGCTGTTCTTAATGAGTCAGTTATGTATTTGAGTTGTGTCCCACCATTAACATAAAATGGTGCTCCCTCAAATTTATCCTTATTAAGTAAATACAATATCCACCAAGATTTGATGTCTCCATATATTTTATAAGATGCTATCGTTAGAGGCATTCTACTTTCAACATCATAAAACTCTAAAAATTGACTGTCGATTGTAGGGAAATCGATTCTATTTAAAATATTATATATATAAAAATTTTTATCTTCCTCTGATTGTTTGAAAATTTTAAAAATTCTCTCATAATCCCTAATACTTAAAGCGGATAAGGATGGAACTTCGTTTTGATATTTACCTAGATCGATCATAATTATGCATCCTGTTTCAACTTCTTCAGAGCGTTGCTCTTGATTTTACCCAATCTTATGTTCTCTCTAGCTTCTTCAGATCGAATTTGGCCAAGATTGCTTTGCCGTATTTTCTCCTTGGTTTCTTCAGAAAATATTCTACCCATACGAGCTTTTGATAGAGCTGCTTTATGTTCTTCTGATAATGGTTTTCCTGTATTTGTAGCTCTCATCTTTTCTCTGGTTTCTTTGGATATCCCTCGTTTTATGGCGGAAATTCTTAACTTCTCTTTATGCTCTGCCGATAAGATTCTTCCTTTTCCAGCTTTACTTAATTTTTCTCTAGTTTCTTTTGATGGAGATTTTCCTAAATTAGCTTGTCTAAGTTTTTCTTTTGTTTCTTCAGATCTCGGACCCCTTGGCCTCAACTTTAGTCCCGTACAATCACTGGAATATGTGCATATATTATAACCAATATTGGGATTATTCGATTCAAATAGTTTTATATACTCAGATTCCTTTTTAAGAAGTTGTGAATTGTTCACTAATTTGTCAAAATTGGGATAAATTTCCAAAATCTCGATGTTGAATGACTCCCACCCATACTTTAATATAGCATTCTTCAAATAAGTTTTACATTCTGAATAATTGGGCGAACGTTTATGATGACTAAGCCTTTTTCTGATATTAATCGCTTTTCCTATATAAATTTTACCATTATGAACACATGTCAACTTATAAATTCCTGCTTCTCTGGGGTATGTGAAGAGTGTTTCCATTATTATATTTAACAAATTATGTCTCGGAACCGAAGCCCGCGTGTTCTAGAGTTAGTGACTTAAAGCTAAGGGTAATTTGGTATCCTTCTGGAACAATGACATCATTTATCACTCTTCTAGTTCCTAAGAATGAAACAGAGAAAGAATCACAATATGCCCATCTGATAAGACGATGACCGGGAACACGAACCTGATAAATTCTTGGTGGGTCAACAGCAATACTGTTCTTTCTGAGAGGTCTATTGATATATGTCAATCTTTGAACTAATTTATGATTTTTATCATAATCACTATTGATGGTGTTGGATAGAACAAATGATACTTCTAAAGGACCATCATTTTTTTCGAATTGATAGAACATAGGAGTTTCTACATAAGATCCCGGATCACCTCCACCCTTCAAACCATTTAATATAGTATCCGTCATTCCAGTTATATCTCCTGTCCCTAGTTGACCAGCAGCTTTCACAACATTTTCAACACCAATCAATCCAGTAGCTTGAGCAACATTACCGACAAAAGATTTTGCCATCGCATCCATAGCTGTTCCTATACCACCACCCCCACCGACTCCGTTTTGAAACGTATCAGCGAAGTTATTGGAAAATGATCTAACATTGTCTCCAAAGAATGGGAAATTAAAATCATCTTCCGCTGTAGAAGAATCTGAATACATTTTATCGTAAAACTCTTTTGCATTCTGTTCACCAGCACCCTTAGCTATGGATATATAATTCTTAATTGATGTCATTATATTATTTGACTTCAATTTATATGACTTCACCCAGACTCTAGGAGCCTGTTTACGGATAGAAGACCCTCTTGGAGCACTTGTCCAATCATAGTCTTTCACAACATCATATTTTGCCATATTAGTATTTAACCTAGTGCATAGGGACTAGAAGCAAATCCGGTTCTATTGTTCGATATAGGTATTGATGGTGTTTTGGATTGTTGTTGAGGTGGTGATATAACAGTTGTTGTTCCATCTTTATTAGGGTTTCCAGAAATTCTTTTAAGTTCGCTCAGGGATGAATTTCCGATATTCACCATCATACCCAAAAGCTTAACCTGTTCCAGAGATGTGTTGTGCAGCATATGTAACCATTTGTTACTTACTATGTTATTTTTTGCAACATTCTCCATATATGTCGTATCTGTAGAATTAACAACATTTTCTGATTTTTTTACAGGTGCTACTTTAGCGATTTCAGGATTTTCTGGAGATACTAACCCCATGACCCATGACCCTATTTTACTAGCTATACCTTTTAGGATACCAAGTGCTGAATCCGTAATACCAGTTATAGTATCAACTATTTTGGGAACCCAAGCATCGATTAATGTTTTAGCTTCAGATGCCATACTCTCAATAGCATCATATGCCCATGTTCCAGCCTCCTTAGCCTTCTCAAACGCTTTAGATGATGTCTCCTTGATACTCTCCCATAATTTACCTCCTTCTTCAGAAGCTACCTTCCAAGCATCAGAAGTGAATTCTTTAGTTCTCTCCCAAGCTTTACCACTTATATCTTTTACAGCTTCCCAAGCTTTTGGTGCATTTTCTTTTATAGATGACCATGTATTGGCTGTGAGATCTTTAATACCACTCCAAGCCTTTCCGACTATATCTTTAGTTTTTTTCCAAGTATCTGAAGCGAATTCTCCGATATAACCAACAGCATCACCAATTGGTCCTTTGATACTATCCCATATACCGGAGAAGAATTTTTTACTACTTTCAAATCCAGCTTTTACCCCAGCCCCTATATCACCGAAGGCATTAGAATTAATTCCACTATCATCTTCCATGATACCAAACCAAGATAAAGGTTTTTTGATCCACCACGGCAAATCTTGTAATTTTGATTTTACCCAATCTTTTAGTTTATAAAACCATGATGTATTTTCAGTTAGTTTAGGATCTGCTGGTTTCTTATCAGAAAAGAATCCCATGAGCATTTCAACACCCTTGATAATAAATCCAGCACCGGGAGTTAATGCAAACATACCCAACCCAAAATTCTTCAACATGTCCATATAATTCCCACCCTTGAAGGAATCATATGCTTTACCGAACCATTTAATTGTTCCTAAAACTGGAATATACTCAGCTTTGCTCCAAATCCAAGAACCTAACCCTTTACCCATATCCCATAGAATATCACTCTTTTTCTTAGATGCTTGAGGATTAGATCCTCCAGTTTTAATATCTAAAAATGCATTAAGAACATCTAAACCTAACGAAAGACCGAATCCTAGACCGGGAACTACTAAATCTAGTAACCCAACAAGTCCACTCATGACATCAATAACACCACCAACAGTATCACCAGATCTAAATCTGGATATGGCAAATCCAACCGATATAAGAGATCCAATGATTGGTATTCTTTTTAGTAGTTTAGCTGCTGGTTTTAAAACTTTGATAATAGAAGCACCTAATTTTCCAAATAACCCTTTATCACCTTTCGGTAAGACCTTTGTGACTATTGATGCAATACCTTTACCCAAATCATCTACAAATGATTTTGCGTATTTTATTACATTATCAAACAAACCACCAAATACTTTACTAACTTTACCCAGTATACCTTTCACCGATTTAATAACACCAGCTATTTTTCCCAGAACACCTTTCAGTAATTTAATATCAGCAGCTATGTTTAGTTTGGTCAATATTTTCAATATACCCTTTAAGGGTCCATCTGTAGCTAATCCAACAATAAATGTAATTATACTAGCTAATACAGCTAACCCACCTAATAAGAATCTACCAAATCCACCTTCAGATTTTTGTTGCATTGGGGGTGGTGGTAATGGTGGTGGAGTCACCTTAGCTTTAGCTATTTGCGATACCTTGGTCTTTTCCTTCTCATCAACCCTTACCTTTTTTTGATACTCAAAAAACATTTGATTGAAGAGTGTAAATGTCTCAACCAAATTTTGTTTTTGTTCAGATGATAATCCTCCACGCTTCTCTCTTTTATCAGAATCAAATGTAGAATTTTTTGATTTGACAATATTCTTCTCAATAATCTTATCTTGTTTAGGCACACCTTTCTGCTCGTGCATTTCTTTAAGCACACCTAACAAATTTAAGATAACTGGGTCCATTATAATATTTAACCATCAAATAAACTTACATCTATATCTAATGTTTTTTTGTCACCATTGATATCTACAGTAAGCCATTCTTTCTCAATCTTATTGATATTTTGGATAAAATCAATAACTTTTTGATTGATAGAAATTGGTAAATTATCCACAATCTTTACTCTATCCTTAATAGGAATATCTATGAAAATTATTGATCCTCCATCAAATTCAATTTCTCTAATATATTTTACAATTTCATATGTATAAGCAGATCCGATATTTTTACCCATATCATCACCATCTTTCTTGATAGCATCAATAGTTGCTTGAATGATTGCGTTTTCTTGTGTGAGAAGAGGAACTTCTAGATTAACTTTAATATCACCTGATATTGTCTCAGATTGTTTGATTTTTTTACTCTTAAGAATTTTTGCAATGATTTTATCTAAATCAACTTTTTCATCCCCAATCTTAACATCTTTTCCGATAGATTCTGATCTTAGTTTTAGAATAATCGGTAGTTTATCAGTAACTCTCAATAAACTATCGCCAGTATTATCAATAATAATTTGATTGATAATTTTTTGAAATCTTAAAGTTCCAATAGTTCCATCAGCGATTGTGGAAATAAGATCCTTTTGTTGTTTAAAACTCAAAGGTGTGCTATCAATTTCCTTACCTGTAGAAAGAACCTCGACTTTGATTTTCTTCTCTTTGATCTCTTGAATTTTGTCAAGAAAGTTTTTAACATTGTCATCCATACCTTGTATTTAAGCACACAAACTCAGATTGTCAAGCCATCACTTTGAGTTCTAACCTCTTCTGAATATTTTTGAATATAATATTCTATATCCAAGGGTGTACTATCCATTAGTATATTACCATCAATTCTTTTTGATAAATGAAATATAACATCTCTAAAATAGTCTTCACTAAAGTTATTAAATAACCCCTTTAAAAAGAAACATGGTTCATTTGTTAAAAAATTAAATTTTAATAAAGATAATACTGGATTATTGAATCCCACAATTTTATCTTTATTATTCAATATTTCGTTTAATATCGTATTGTACACTCTAGCTGGTAAAGAGTCTATAATAGATCTTTTCTCCTGTACACTTAAATCTATTAAATTAATAGAAATACCAGATATATTAATCTGTTGTATTAATGAGTATATTGGTATTGTTTCTTCTTGTACAATTGTATCAAAGGTTTTTGGAATGTCAAGAATTATTTTCAAATCATCCTTCACTATTTCGATTTCTTTACCCAAATTCTCAGGTAATTCTGAAATAATATAGGATAATGATATGTTTACAGGCTTATCAGATAAATTCAAACTCAAGCTTGGAGAAACATCATACTCCCAAGATTTAAGAATATTTCTAAATTTTTCAAAAACATTAGATCCTTCATATGAATTAAAATAATTCAATAAAACTTCAGTATTGTTTCTCTCAAGTGATTGAGAGATTTTTTTCAAATCTCTAAAACAAATATCCATTAAAGTTGAACGTAATTTTCACAAGCGAATGTTACTGATTTGATTTTTATATCAGTGTTGTCGTAATTTAGAGTGTATCCCTCTACTGCTGTAGGAAATAGTTTTTTAAATTGAAATCCTTTAATAAATTTACCTCCATTGGTATATTGCTTAACTATCATATTACCTTTCAATGATGGACCGCTTTCTACCAGACCTTTAATACCTACAGCAATCATCCATGGTCTAAAAAATATGTGTTCTATATCGATTTCAGTTTCTAGAAAATTTACGGTTATGCTTCTATTGAGAAAATTACCTCTGGATGTCATCCCATATCCCGGTAAAAATCCACCCATAGATGATCCAGATTCCAATGCTGCAAAGTTAGATGATTCATTCGGTAAACCAACCTCTTGAGCCACTAAAATCGATCCTGAGCGAGTGTATGAACCCGGACTACCCTTCGCTTGCCAAGACTCCCCAGCATCGCTTAAAACGCTATTTATGGCACCTGTGGACACGCCATCGATGGTTACAGTCCATAAGACAGGAAGATTTAAGAAAAATCGTCTATCTCCTGAGAATGCTGAATAAAATTCCTCAATATTAGGTCCACCCATGAGAATATTTAATACATAAATAAAAAATCACAATAATCCGAAGACTATTGTGATTTAAGAATTTATAATTTTAGATCAGTTACTAAAATCCTCATACCAATGATATGAAAATGTTGCATTTAGAGTAACAACCTCACCAGTTCCATCAGCAATAGAGTAATTCATTTCACCAATAGTTCTAAGATTGACTCCAACAAGCTTAATTGTTTTTACAACCTCCATACCTTGTCCACCCTGATTACCTTGACCACAAGGAACTTTAAGCACATCAAGAATCATATAGGATTCTGGTCCCGGCATACACATTTGACCAGTTGTGGTTTCATTATTGAAAGTAGCCCTAGACATTTTCTCTAGTTTTGTTCTAAGATCTAATTCTTGGTCTGCGAAAAATTCAATCGCATAGGATTCTGATCCGGGATATACTGCTCTACCATTAAGGTGAAAGATTTGTCCACTATAGCTAACTGTTTTATCCTCAATATCTCTACCGGGAATTTTAGCTGTTTTAGCAAAAACAAGTTCATTTTCACCGTCGAGATCAAGTCCTACAGCGCGAATTTGTTTAACCCTAAGAAAGAAATCCCTTTGGAATTGCTTTTGAGCTGCTATATTATAGAAAGTTTGAATATCTACTGCCATATAATTATTTAGTCTTTCGATAACTAAAAACTAAATTTCCACAATCATAAATCCTCCTATACCCATTTGAATACATTATTTCCCTTTCTGTCCTAGTATCACTATCAAAAGATATTTTATGTTTTTGAAAATTCATCCTATGATATAATGTCAAATGCTTTACGTAATAGTAATTCGGAGTGGTGGTTCTCAACAAATCCATCCCAAGAGATTTATACAAATTCCCATTACTATATCTAAGATCGCAATAAGAGATAAAATTATCGACATTAGAATTTTTTAAAATTTTACTCGCACCACCAATAACCGAGGTGTTCAATTTATTACAGAATCTTATCAACTCATATTCACATTTACCCCTCGTCAATTTTCTTTTACCGAAGCACATTAAAGAAACTAACTCATCATTATAATATAAGCCATATGACTCAGAATAAGAACAATGTCCTTGTATATGATTAATATCCAGAAACTTATTACCTTCTCGGCTTGAAACTTCCGAAAATCTGCATTTTCTGGCATATATTCTATTTGGGCTTTTATTTAATTTGTTTAGTATTATAGATTTTACTAATTCTTCTTTATATTTCCATTCGTTTTCAAAAACAGTGAGTAGAGTTATTCCCAAATTTTTACATTTTTTATATTTCTCGAAATGTCTATATTTTTTAGATTTTTCATCATCTGAATTGTTTGGAAAACTGGTTCCAAAAGAGTGCCAAGCCAAACCACACAATTCGACAGCAAAATTGTGATCTGGTAGATATAGATCCAATTCATAACCTTTTAAAATCTTTCTATCATTTTCTATAATATTGGTAATCGCATTGTCTTTTAAAAATTTAACCAATTGAATTTCCATTTTGGATCTGCTTAAAGATATGTCCACAAATCCAGCACATTTAGGACATTCGACATCTTTCCACAATCCATTCGCAAACAATGACAAAAATGTGTGATCACATACTTTACAGGTCAATGATAATCTACTCATATCACTTCCTTTATCTGAAAAATTTCTCGTAAAATCATTAACTATATATTTTTCACCTAAAGACTCTTTCATATTTTCTAATTTATGATTATACATTGTTCCTTTTTTACCATAAACAGAATACCCATAGGTTCTATCTCTAAATTTTAGTGGGATTCCTTTGTAATCCACTTGTATACTGTCAATATTGTTTTCTATACAATAACATCTCTCAGCCAAATTTAAGATGACTGGTTGCATGAAATCTGTATGTTTAAATATACTACACACCAAATTTATTTCTATAACAGCCTTCGTTAGGGATATCACAGAACTTTTTTTATTAGTGAAATTGTTATATAACGTTAAACATTCTTCCTTCGATAATAACTCGAAATCGTTAGATTTATACGTCCGAATAATATTTTCCCACAAATTAGCGTTTCTGGTTTTGTAATCAAATTTTTTAACTCGAATATCGTTTTTTCTATTTTTTCGACTAAACTCGATATTATTAGCATAGCGTTTTTTAACCAGTGAAAATTTTAACTTTTCTTTCGTCAAGGGACAATATAATACCTCAGTTATATCATTTAAGATACAATGATATCGCTCTTGGTTTGGTGGATTATAATCATCCAAAAATGATGTTTCCTTTTTTATAAAATTCAACAACCCCGACAATTTTAATTTTTTACCGTTAAAATCTCCTTTTTCGTTCTGGTATTTTTTTAATTCTTCTTTTAAATTCATAGATTTGTTAACTTGGCTTCTAATTATAATTAACATACCAATAAGAAAAAATCCAATAAGTTTTTATCTTATTGGATTTTAGTTATTAGATTAATTCATTGAAGTTAGCATCACTGCGAGTTGAAACGAATTCAACAACTATAAATTCTGCTGTTCTCACCAACTTAACTAGAATTGTAGCTCTCAGTTCATTATTATCGATAACCTCTGGTGTATTAACTCTCTCATCTGCTACGATGAGGTAATCGTATATACCACCATTACGTTTAGCGTATTCAAAGATTGGAGTTAGGGTATTTACAAAACGTGTTCTTGTGAACTCGGTGTTAGGTTCGAAGACGAAGAAAATACTAGCTTTCTTCGTGGGTCTTTCTAGAGCGAATAAGCATCTACGAGCATTGATTCTATCAACTGCTCCGGGTTTCTTACTTAGAGTCTTTTGACCGAAAATTGCCATACCTTGTGATGGATTGAATAGAACAGGGTTTAGATTGCTCTTATAAAGTTCATCGCGTTGTTTTTGGTTTGGTGTGATTGCGATATCAACAACATTTCCACTAACAAGTCCTCTGGTATATCCAGCAGGTGCGGACCACGGGAATTCAGCAGCATCATTACGAGCATAGGTAGCTCCAGCTACAGAAGAGAATGGAACCCAGATTTTATCTCCTAAGAATTCATCATAAACTTGAGCCCAGTTTGCGTAGGTTGCAGCATATGAAGTATTTTCTAGTTCAAATTGATGTCTGATAGCCCAGTAGATATCAGTTTGGAAGTTTTTAGTTCTATCTGATAGAACTTTGGTATTCTTACCTTGGACCACAATCTGACGAATTGGGTCAGCGATAAAGATACAGTCACCACGACCACCTGTATTAGATGGAAGGTTGCAGAAGTTTTCAAATACATTGAAGATTGTGCTATAATCTCCACGAAGATCAGTTCCAGCAGAATCGAGAGCATTGGATGTTCTGAGAGCACTGACTGCATTGTAAGTCACGGTATCATCATAATATGATAGATTTTGTGATTTTGTCATCGCGTAGATGGTTCCAAGACCAGCTTCTACAACTACATCAATATCATAAATCTCATCATTCTTAACAGCTTCTAGAGCACGTTCAAGTTTGCTTGGGATTGATCCAAGAACTTTAGAAATAACTTGAGAATCGGAATAAGCACCAACTGGATATAAGTTATCAGCATAACCAAGATTGGTTACAAGAGATGTGAATGCTCCAGCAGCAATACCAGATACAGTTGAAGAAGAACCCGCTAAATTGCGTGTTAGAACGCGAATTTTCTTTTGTGGGATACCAGACGCATTCAAAGCAGTTCCACCAAATTTATTTGATAGATATGGATTAACTAAGATTTCGACATTTCTATCATTTGCATCAACATTCTCTAAGAAGAATGATGTTTGTGGTCCACCAGTAGGATTGATGCGTTTTCTGTAAGAATCGATAGATCCAGTGATCTTACCATCTAGAACATAGTCTAGTTTATAAGATTCTGTAGCATACAGGCTCTTACGGAGTTTGAATACACCGATGTTAAGTAAGTCATCATCGTCACGACCATCGATGTTGTAATCTGTAAGACCTTCAAGGATTTGTGAGATGCTGTTTTGAACTCCACCGATGTTAGTAGAAGATAGAGTAAACTCTAGAGTTCCATTTGGAATAGTTGTAAAGTCATATGCTCCGATTCCAGTAAATTTAGAAGATACACTAACAGTTTTAGCTCCAACAATCGCATTGAAGTCGGAAGCTGGGTTGATGTTTGTGTTATCACCAATACCAACATAATAACCCTCAAATTGGCTATTGATTGTGGTTTGAGCCTTATTTAAGATAACAATACCTGCTTTACCTAGTTGAGAAACAGACGATAGGGCTGCACGGGTAGATCCGCTTTGAGCCCATGTAAATAATGAACCATCTTGAGCTTGGCGATACTCATCTTCTGATAGAGTGACATGAACAGGATTACCGAGAACATATGTTCCAGATAATTGATTTAAATTGGTTTCAACAGCGGATAATACACCACCAGCATCAGCTTTTACAAAATTGACAGGATATGCTAGGGCAGAATACTCAGAACCGAATCCAGAACCAGAACCTTCACCATAAGGAAGTCGGAATGTATAGATATTAGCTGGGGAATTTAGTAATTCCTTAACACCATGATAAAAATATCTCTCAGCAGCATTTGTTGGAGCACCATAAATTGCTAATAGCTCATCTCTACTGGTGATCTTAATGACTTCATCGGTTACTCCTGAATTGGAATAACCTACAATAAACACATTCGTCCCCACATTAGGAGAAGCAATAAGATCTATACTACGCTCCCTGATTTCGACACCGGGACTCTGAATTACACGAGTTGACATATCACTATTTAGTTATTTTCTCGTAGATTTTTTCGATCAGTAATCTCTTACCAATTCAGTATGAAGTTGTGAGTATAAAAATGTGAAACCGCTAGTGATCTCAGTTCCTTCAGAATTTTGTTGATTGTATTTGATTTCGTTAATGCTAGTAGGAAAAGCTTTCTTATATGTGAACTTAATACGCTTCTTACCAAACTCATCCAATCCATATACTGTGATATCTGTCATGTAATCATTAAAATCACCATCAACAGGGATATTGTTTTGGTTATATATACCAGTTTCTTGATCGTGTAATAGATTCAACCAAGAGTAGATCACCCAATAGTTATTGTATTCAGAATCTACCTTGAATTCAACATTCAGAGGTGGGTAAGAATCTTTACTGAATGATGATATATATAAGGTAGATCCAGAATACCTAGTTTCTACACCTTTTACAGTAATCTCTGGAACCATTGTTCCGAAGATTGAGAATTGGACAGAATCAGGATTTATATGATTATCATCTCTTTGATATCTGGATACTATTGGTTTTAGAATTGGTGGAACATCAAAAACTAAGAGGAATTTATCCTCCCTTGCTCTGTTTAAGTATGATTGTTTTGTGATATCACTCATACATTTATTTAGAAATCTGGTAGGTCGTCAATATATCATATACAAACGAGTTATAATATTTATCTTTTTTCAATACATCCACCAAAAACATAGGAATATCCGATCCTATTTTTAATTTACCTGACATTATTTCATATCGAAAATTCATCAACAAATTATATGTGACTGTTATATCAAAGGTTATCATTTCTTGTATTTAATCAAAAAATTGAAAAATAATTTGGTCCGATACCCCACATTCCACGATGCGAATGACTACAAACTTTAAATTCTCCATCTTCCCAAACAAACCAAGGCAATCCACTATCACCAGCTATTATATCTCTATTATAATAAGTCCCAAACACAATTCTATCATCCAACAGGGCTCTACGGAGAGATATTGTATTGTCTTGATGTAAAGTTCCCATCAATTGCATTTTTTTGATAGTTTTACTTATCTTATAAATTTTTACACCCGCTGGCCATTTTTGTGTTAATTTGCATATGGACACATCATCGGAAGCGTATGTATTGTCAACGGATTCGATTTTTCTGAAGATTTTTACCCCATCTTTAATAACATAAACCGAATTACCAACAACTGGATTTGAGTGCTTGCATACAATAATCTCATCTTCCCCAGATACCCATCCTTTTATCCATCCTTTGTCAACAACAGGATAATCTGATAGAACTACTCCACTTTTATCTATAGAATCCCAATTTATTTTTTCTTCAAATAAACTACGAATCCAGTTGATAAGACTACGAAATAAATTTAATTTGCGTCCCATTGTAATATTTACCATTGCATCACTCTCTCCATAGCATCATATCTATCCTGACTATAAGATCTAGATGGGTCCACATAAGGCATTGCTCCATTCAGAGGCATCCAGCCTTCAGCAAATAATCCAGCCATTTCATCATCAGCTTCTCCAAATGCACCAAAAGCCATTGGAGATAGATTAGAATTCTCGATTTTATCAACTTGTTCATTTGTATAGATAGATGTTGGATTTTCAAACATCTTTATACCGTAATTATATGGAGTTATCTTAGCGGGTTTACCATAATCATCTTCTTCATCGATTTCGAAATACATTTGTGTGATTTCTCGATGTAAAATCATCAAAGCCCAAACAAATGCCATAACACGGTCATCATGTTCACCACCTTTAGCTTTCCATGTAGCGTTTGGATATCTAATAAATGTTTTGAATTCATTCAAGGTATGGATAGATCTGAATGTTACGTTTCTGATTTCATTAATGAAATATCTCTGATTTAAAATAGCAGCATGTTTAGTATTGGTATGAGATAATACTCCAAACTGTTGATTTTTGTGAGCTTGCTTCGCACCCCATGACACAACCTTCTCGTAAGCAAAATCCATTGCTAATCTATCACAAACTTGACCACCTTGGTTATTTCTTTCAATTAAAACTAATGGACTTCCCCAATTTAGGAGAATATCATGTAATTTATTAGAAAATTCTGCTGGGGCTATAGTATTACTATGATATTCAGCAACTTGTCTGATATCTTTGAGATCAGTAATGTCTAGCATCTGAATTACAGATGCATCCCCACCAACTCCTTCAGATACATCAACACCCGCTACATATAATCTCGATGGATCTGGATCTTCCCAAATTTTATAGTGACCATCATCTAGTAAATGCTTGGGTTCAGTGCAACTCCGTTTTAATTCATCGAATAATGTCGCATCGATTGCGGATGATCCATCCTCAAGGAATTCGCAATCGTATTCTTGATTAAATGCTTCAATAGAGCCTAGTTTGGCTATTTCTTGTTTTCTCCACTCTTCATCACGATCAGGTAACTCTCTCCAATCAACTCTTTCATAATTAAATCCATTCCAATCATCTGTTCCTTTTTTTGTAGCAGCAGTATACATTTTATAAAAGACATTGTTTGTCCCTCTAGGTGTCGATGTTATCAAAATTTTTGATTTTTTAGATCTAGAAATTGTTGGAAGAACCGATCTCATAAAATCTTCTACTATAGAATCTGGTTCAATGAACGCAAGCTCATCCAGCAATAAAACGTGAATGGTTTGTCCCCGAGCTGCTGATCCGGTGGTGGTGGAGATTCCTATATAACTACCATTAGCTAATTCTAAACTCGTCTGACCCCAAGATTTAACACCCGGCTTCAACCAAATTGGTAGTGCTTCATATGCCATCTTTACACGTTTAAAAATCATCTTAGCTGTATCTTCTTTGTTTGCGACTATAATAATATTTTTATAGTCTTTAAAACACGCTTCAAATAATGCTAAGATTGTTAAATTCGTAGTTTTCCCACTCTGTCTTGAGCTTAAAACTATATTAAATCTGTGATTTTTACAAGCTTCTATCAATCTTCTCTGATATGGATATAACGGAATCAATTCCTTCCCCTCATCTGTGATAATGTAGAAATAATTTTCAGCGAAATAGCTCATATCATTCATACATTTTTCCACTTCTTCAGCCTGCTCCGTGGTATACTCGAATTTAACATCTTGGGATGGTAAGTTTGGATTACCAAGATACATCTCCTTCTTAGATAATTTAGGCTCTTTAATTTTAGATAGTCTAGGCATATTACATATTTAAGACTAAATAACTATATGAAACAAAAAGACTCTGTATCTTTAGGTGATATTTATGGAAAAATGTTGAATTCTGTTCACACAATTAAGGAATCTAAGACTCCGAAAACCTTCGATGGTGAATTCCGTAATAAAAAACAAAAAGATGGTCCCGAATCTGCTGATGGATACAATAAAGCAGAGAATAAAGCAGCTGAGGAGGATGAGGAAAACGATGATGTGTCCAAATATCTACCCAAATCTAAGATCTCGAAGAGTGCAGATAAATTAAAGGAAAAATTGAAGAATCCAAATATTTCAGCTAAAGATAAATCGTCAATAAAAAAATCTTTAAAGAATATAGAAAGTGGTTTGGAGAGATCTGAGTCAGAAGAAATTCAAGAATCTAAAAAAATTGCAACCGACAGGCTAAATAAGCATATGAGCAAATCAGCTTTTGATAAATTGTTTAATAAGGTTCTTAAAGAAAATTTCGGTCAACCTAACGAAGGAGATGATCTCGATGCCCTTGGTCTTGATGATGCAACACCAGACTCCGATATGGAAGACGACTTTGGTGGTGAAGAAGACGACTTTGGTGGTGAAGAAGATTCTGTTACCTTTACTTTAGATCGCGCAATGGCACAAAGCCTAATCGATGTTCTTCAAGGTGCTCTTGGAGATGAAGAAGGTGGTGATGAATTCGGTGGTGAAGATGATGATCTTGACTTCGGTGATGAAGATGATGATATGGATTTCGGTGGTGAAGATGATGATATGGATTTCGAAGAAGACGAAGAAACCCAAGGCACTAAGCCTGCTCCAGATAAGAAAGCAGCATTCCAAGCTAAATCTAATAAGGTTGGTGGAAGAGCTAACCCAAAGGGTGGTAATAAAGCCAAGACAGATGTAACTGATGACACTAAGACAACTCATAGTGCTCCTCCAATTACAGCCCTTATGGGTCACAATAATCAGGTTCCTAAATCAACTTTAAAGGCTAAACAAGATTACTTCCGTTAATCTTAAATTATAAAAAAATCAACAATCAATTGAGCCTGCTTAATCGCAGGCTTTTTTGTTAAATATTGTAAGTGAAGCCATTTGTCGATTTTTTTTATGAATCTGTGTCAGATATAGTCTGGCATATTTCGAATAGCCCCTTGGAAATTCTGAAAACTAATAAATTTTCTCTTGGAACTGAAACTGGACCGGATTCAACAAAATCTGGAAAACCTTTTTATTTATCGACTGCTAGAAGCAAAACGGGATCATACTCCAAAAGTCCAACAGGTATCATGTTCAAACTCAATGGATCTTTATTAAATCAAAAATTTAAAGGAAAACCGATTGATTATTGGGCGGGAAGTGGACTCAAAGATCGTTCCAAAGAAACCAATGAAATGGAAGATCGTATATATTCTTCTTCTCCAGTTATACCGAACGCTAGAAAATATATTATGGGTATATATTGTTGGATATCGCCCGATTATGGTCATTCATATGCCCATTATATAAAAAGGGTTGAAGAATATGCTAAGAAATTGGGGATAGCTATGATATATTTTTCTAGTTATAATGATTTCATTCAAAACAAAAATCCAGAATCATCTATTGATGATATCATAAATTTATCAAATATCGAACAGCAAACAATATACAAATGGAAAAATGATTATAAAAGAAAAAATATTAGAAAAATTGTAAAATTCTTAGCAGAATTGAAAGATGTGGATAGGGATTACAGTAGATACGATTCAAAAATGACATTATCCGCTGATTATGGGAATTATCTAAGAAGAGAACATGATAAATTTGCAATTCAAGCAAAAAGAATCATCTCAAAAATTATGAAAAAACTTAAAATTGATAATATTGATAAATTAATAGATATTAGAATCAAACAATCAACTCAAATGTCTGAACATCGTCAAAATTTGGAATATATTGACAGAAAATTAAAAACTATCATTTCGGCTATGGAAAGAGGAGATCCATCAGACTTCGATGAATTTTATGATTTTGTTCAATGGAAATTAGACGGTTCCAGCGAAACTCTAAGAGAATTGTTTAAAGCTTACGATTCTAAAGACATTAATAAATTATCATCGATTTTTAATTCAGCGAAAAGCAAAATACAAAAAGAAATTGAAAACATTAGCAAAACCTTAGTTCCTGTATCAGTGAAAGAGAATAAGCCCAAGGAAATTGATCACTCTTGGAAAGAAATTCAGATTTAATTAACTTAAAATAATACTATGAAATCATTTGTTGAATTTTTTAATCATTTTCAAATACTTAAAGACTCTAAAAATAATGAAGATAATGAAGATGCTGCATTGCTTAGAGAATATCGTCATAATTTAGCTGATGGCACACCAGCCCCATCATTACAAGCTCATAATGGAAAAAATCCTAACATTTTAGATAAAAAGAATCTTCATACAGTAGGTCCATATAAAAAACAAAATGAGAAGTTGAATATTGGTGGTAGTATTCTAACCTATCCAGAATTAGAACAGGCTGGGATCAAGAATGCTATGAATATGAGATTGCCGACAGTATTTAGAAACGTTAAAAATTCTGGTGCTGATATCGAGGTATACAAGAATCAAAAAGGTATGATCGTGGGTAGAGTCATTAAAGCTTCTCCAGCAACAGCTAAATAAGTGTATGGGATGCCCTCCAACACCTTTATCTTGTTTAGAACCATCGAACATATTTGCTGGCGTATACAATCCTCGATGTGGAGGGTTTGCAGATCCTAGTAATTTTCAAGCTGAGAGAGCTATATTTAAAAGTGGCTTTGATGAAATGATCAATAACTATGGGGTAGAATTTAATTATTATGTAAATGGATTCAATTTATCAGCAATGAATATGCTATATGGAGAACATCCAACACAAGAGTATTCTGGTCCATTCACTATAAAGGCTTATTTGGAATTGGAGGAATCTATATCTTTGTCTAGGTGGGGTATGGAGTCAAATGATGATCTCACGGCTTATATATCTATTAAAAAATTTACTGACACATTTATACAATACATGGAAACCGAGGAAGGTTTATCAGTGTATGATGAATATGATAATCAAATGAGTGTGGATACAATCGCCTCTAATTTCTACAGAGATAATGGTCAAAGAATAGAGCCAAAATCTGATGATTTAATGGAAGTTACATCCTTGGGTTGTGATCGTCCGGGTAATAGAGGTTCTAAAATATTCAGAATAACAGAGGTATTGGATCAAGACGTTAGTGGTGGGTTAAATCCAATGCTTGGGCATTATGTGTGGAAAATAACTGCAAAACGTTATGAACACGATGGCTCCACCAACTCACCTGAAGAAATTGGTAATAATCAAGTATATGACAATGACTTCAGTGGTAAAGTATCGTCTGTATTGTTCCCATCCTTAACTGCTGATGATAAAGTTTATTCATCAAATGCTGATGATATTTCTAAGAATAAAATATATGATATGAATAAAAACGATAATACTTTATACGGCGAGTACTATTAAAATGTATTCATTTCAACATTGCTCACCGTATAAAGTATTACCGAAATCGCTTACGATATCTGTTCACCTAATTTGTTTGCATTTGGTCCTAGTATTATATTATTATTTGTATAAGAAAAAGATGACAGGTGACTCGTGGTCGTTAATTTAACTAATGGATACATGAACCAAAAATCTATATCGACAACACCAGAACCAATAGTTGTGGTAAACGTCAATCCCCAAGGATAATCAGCATTAGAGGTTGTTTGGGCTGAGAATAATACAGTTCCGGGGGTGAATAAATCCCCGTCATCATCGTATATCACATAATACCAAACACCAGAACTCCAACGTAAATCATTTTTTACACCACCATTCGTATAATTATTGATCCATCTTTTTTTACCATTATATAAGGAAAATGTCAAACTGGGATATATTGGTGTGAATATCGAATCACCATTCACATCCAGTAAATTACCCGTTATCCAAGCTGGGTCATGATGGGTTACATTGGATCTTATCGTGTTATTTCTAATTATTAGATTAGTATTAGCGTCTAATTTATGTTCAAAAGATGAAGAAAGATCCCATGTTTGGTTAGACCCAGCAATTCCAATTAATGAACCTAAACCAGGTTGGGTTGGGTGTTCATCTAAATCATTGTTTTCTATAAGCCAATTACCAGTCCCTCCTACAATACCGATACCAAATCCTCTACCAGTACACCCTCGTATGGTTACATTTTTTACAGGACTTAATTCTAAACCACCACCTTCACCCAAAGGGCGACCATCATCCATATAATCGTCTTGTATAAATGAACAATTTTCAAAAAGAAAATTTTCGCCCCAACCAACAGAAAATGCTCTGTAATATATATTTCTGAATTCGCAATTTATCATCGATAAATTGTATGTTCCACGAGCGGAAGCATCTGGATGTTTTGCGTAACTGCTCCAAGATTCTATCCCCATTCTTCCACCGTTACGAAATACACAATCTTCAAATGTTGTATTCCATAAAGCAACTCCACATCCAATATGATTATAAGCTGCTTGTATATATACGGCTCTTATATTAAAATCCCCTTGAGCATTTGTGTCGAAAATACAATTTTTGAATTGCATATTTTCGATATATGAATCATCTCCACGAAACCCATCTAACATTTCAATATGAAAAATATTTTCATCGAATATACAATCTTCTATACTACCTCCTGTGATTGATTGTAATTGATTCGCTGTTTTAGAAAATAATGATATGGCTGAGTATCTTGATCTAGTAAATTTAGTCCCTTTTATATTCAAACCAGACCAATCTGGAGTTCTAACTGTTATCAACGATGCTGTATTCACAGCATCGTAATATACCCCACACAAAGCTGGTGTGTAATTGGGTTGGCCTTGTCTAAGCATATCCCAAGTTCCTCTCATTTCCCCCCCATATATTCGAACATTTTTACCTATTATAGAAATCAATGGATTGTTATGTGTTAATTGTAACACACTATCATCATCCAGTATCAGCGTTTGATCGTTATCAAGTGTAATAGTCCCTTCCAATTCCAGAATTATGTTCGGTAGTTTTTGACCCTCTAAAAGAAAATTAGAAATAACACTATCTGATTTAGTCCATAAATTAGGACTAATCAATAAACTCGTCAAATCTTGATCTATAATCACTATAGACGACATGTTTATCGTTTCTTCCTTTATATTACATATATTATATGACGTGTTTGTATTGATGTATTGTACATCACCCAAAAGTAATGTATCATTTGGTATTTTAAAAATAGAATAAGATCTAGAAATACTATCCATTACAATTGTGTAGCTGTAGCGTTTATGACTAATTTGAAAGTATCCGTATGTGTCGTAAATTCTGGATGTATAATCAACGCATCATAGTAGTAAGATGTTCCGGGGATTAACGAGGATAAACTAGTTCGATTTGCGCTTAGAGCAAATTCCCCCGAATTTAGATTGATATTTTCTATTATCAGAGGTATTATCTCTCCACCACCCAATTCTCTTACTATAGAACCTTTGATTTGTGAAGAACTTAAATTTACAGTATTTCCATTAGAATAACGTAAACGTATAACATGTCTTAAATTTTGTGTAGGGTGTAGTGTGGTTCTCATTATTATATTTTCTTTTTAGATTCTAATACAAATTTTCCTATTGTGGGGGCGGATGGAGTTGCTGTATGTGACACACTCCATCTAATAACTGCTGGGAATGTCACCACAACAATTAAATCGAATTCATGACTACCTAATCCAAAGTTAGGAGATACATTTATTGGGCTAATTGATAAATCATTATTCACATTTGTTATATCTATATAGGTATAATTCGTCATCGTTCCTTGATGTGGGCATATTTTCCTTTGTCCAGTCGCTAATGCGTTTCCAGAAATCACACTAAATCTACTCCTAGTGACAGGTGTGGTTCCACTCAATGCTGTGGTTTTCATATTAAATACAGCATTTATCTTCCAAACACCAACAGATAAATTTAAGTCGTATAAATCTGTATAAGATGAGGGTGCAACTGTCGATGTTATAAAGTCTACATTTTCGAATATTTCATCTTCTGATACGTTCAGCTCTAAAGCATCTTTGACTGCATCTGGATCACTTGAAATCAAATCGATAATATCTCCGAATGTTACATTATTAGTGAATGCGCTGATCGGAATAATATAATTCTCATCATTCTGAACAATCGGAGCAAATCCACCATAAGGAGCGGTAGATAAAGTTGGAAATTGTGAAATTTTTATATCCATAATCTTATTTAACGATAGATAGAGCTTGATATAAAGTATCTAGAATCATATGATCAAAAACTCCAGATTTTCCATATAGTGAAGCATTTGAGACATATCTATCAATATTTGTCTTGGTATTATTATAATCTACAACACCACCTGTTGGTGTATCGTCACTATCATCAACGAAAGAAAAAAATGCATAATATTTGTCGATTTCGTTTATATTAAACTCTTTGGGTAATACTAAAGGCCATCCCCAGTTATCATTATAACTCGATAATGGGTATGTGTTTGAACTGAGAGATATACTCGGTTGATATGTGTTTATTTTAATATAGGTGTTGCTAAATTTTTCTAGAGCAACTATAGGCATATTTTTATCCACCATGTATGCAAAAACATCAATTTTATCACCTATATTTTTACCGTATTCTAATTTGGATGACCGTCCTTTTATATCGAAATTTTCATTGAATTTATTCAATTCTCCAACTAGAGAGTTTTTATTTATAGAAGCTAAATTTATAATTCTCTTAACTTTTTCTGGATATATATATATTTCTTCTCCTATGTCATCGTAATCCAAATAATCAGAAATAGAATTTAAATAATCTACTTCACATGTGTCTAAATTTTGGGTATTATTGACAAAATTACTGATTTTTTCATATATTTTGACACCTATATCCTCGTGATTAAGATTTTCATTACCCAACACACCACCAATAAAATCTTCGAATAATCTAGGTTTATTCATCATCGATTCTTGAAATATTAAATCTTGTATAGTTTTTGAGGATGAAAAATCTTCATCTTTCTTATACAGATCGTAAAAATTTTTGTTATACACATTAAATTTATTAGATTGTCCAGTTAAAGTATATGTTGATAGTTGATCGCTTGAGAGTGTTGTGATTATATTAATAGTCACATTGTATATAGGATCAGATAGATCAGTAAACTTAACAAATCCTCTAAAAAATCCATCACCACTAGGATCATTTAATTTGTATATGTTATAATTCTCTGATGGTATTAAATAATGTAAACCACTTCCGTATATAATGGAACCACTTTCATCTAACAATTCTTGACCACCTTCATTTAACAAGACAACATCTCCAATAGCGGATAATGTTATATTTAAAGATGATAATTGAATATTATTAAAATTCTTCACAGTCGTATTATCGACATCTTTAATCTTTACCACGAATGGTATTTCCGTGTTGGAAAATTTTATAGGTGAAATATTAAATGATTGACTGATGTATTTTTCACCATCCAACCCATTTGATGTAATTGATAGTTTGTATGCAGGATTATCTGTGATTTTAGCACTTAACGTTATTCCTAAATTATTCAAATAATTAACCTTTGATTTATTGTAAAACGTTACGTCATTATTTGTTTTATCGAACCAAGTTTGGATTAGTATTTCATCTGATATACTATCATCTTTGAAATACGCTTCACCCTCACAAATTTTTCCTACGACTTTAGCATTTGGGTCATCTTTTGAACATCGTTCTATGGAACTATTTTTTACTCTAGCATATACATCTGATCCACTGAGAGTAATATAAGGTATCTCCTCATATTCGTAAGAAGATAACAAATAATTATAATTCTTTTTATAGAAAGTATTGTATTTCTGTAAATGATTGAATTTATCAGAACTAAGATTCCAATAATTAATTGAATTACTACCCGATACACTATAAAATATGTTAGATACTGATTGATACGGTGGGAAGTAACCAGTGAATATGATTGGTCCTTCTATAGATCCAACCTTGAATTTCAAATCATCTATAATGTCGAAAATTATCTGATCACCATCTTCAGATATCATCGGATTGCCATCCTCTGTAATAACCCTACCATTTATATTAATTTTATGCGTGAAAGGTATATAATCTTTTATTACAATACTCTTTTCGAATGTTGAAATTTTAGCATTCGTATCACAATCATATATGATCAAGTTTACATTATATGTTCCGGGAAATGTGTAATGCTTACTAGCCGAATATGCTGTTGTTGTGGTCCCATCTCCAAAATCCCATACAAGTCTGCTAGTTGTTTTTTTATCTAGATCAGGATAAAATATTAAGGGGGTTAATTCTAAAGCATAAGAAGATAAAGAATTCTCATTCTTGTAGTCTATAGAACTAAAATTTATATATGTGGTTGTATTACTCATCTACTACAACAATTTTGGTTATTAGTGATTTTGGATTATATATGTAAGGAAATTTAAAAAACTGTAAAGTCGTTGTCTGATTTATTAGACTTTCATCAACACCATCATATACTGGGTTCCATGAAATGAACGATAATCCATTATAATATATATTCTCTTTGTTATTAAAAGTCTTTAAAGACTTCACACCGTCTATTGATAAAATTGATGATGTTATATCGGACATATTTATAGTTTGTCCGAGTGTAACATTTGTTGGTTTGAAATAATTTAGAATGATATCAACTACTTTATTTTTTATGCTTTCTTTATTTATATTGTTATTCTTTTCTCTAACAATTATCAGTTGTGTATCTTTCGAAATATCCTTTGTTATTCCGACATTAGCAAATCCGATATCCAAAGCTATGTATACCGGATCTCTTGGAACTATTTCATTGGATATCATCTTCTTATCATCGGTCAAATCCTTAACAAGATTTTTGAAACTATTAGTTAAGAAATCTGGGTATTGAGAATCTTCTAATATTTGAAATTTTGGAACTAGGAACACATTAACGTTATTAAAATCACAAGAGTCTGCGAAATTTACTTGATTCAATATAACCCGATTAGATTTGTTTGGATCTATACATATTTTGTAAAAATAATCGATATATTCATCTACGAATGTTTTGTTATTCACAACTTTAACATCTTGTAAGATATTTGGTATAGACTTTTTGAGATATCTTTCAAAATCATTCTCGGTTACTAGTCTAAGTTGAGATGATAAAAATGTGGGTGCATTTTCTCTTATCTCCTCGACAGTTTCAGCATCTTGAATTATAGTTGAATTGGATGGATTCGTGAAAGTTAAGAAATTTCTATTCGAGTCTGAAATTAAAATAGAGTCCAATTCTTGAGTAAGTCCATCGTATATTGTATTAAACCTAGAGCTATTGTAGGTGAACAATTTATTACCGTTTATGGCATTTTTGCTTATCTGTCCTTTTTGACCATCGCTGAGAATATAAAAAACAGCAACTTCGTCTCCGGGATTTAATTTTCTCCCAAAAACTGAATTACCAAATTTAATTTCGTAATGTCCATTTTCATTGAGCCTCAACTCATATACACGTTTATTAGACTCTGTTAAATACAAACTATCTGACTCAGTATATTCAAACCATGTGTCATTATCTAATTCTTTAACATATACGCTAATCGAATTGTGTGAGATAAATCTAGTATCTCTACTATCTACGATATTATCCACAACAATCGGAAAAGTTTCGTAGTTTAATCCTTCCGCTGTATATATCGGATATTCCCCGACAGTTCCTTGATATAGGATAGAATTTTCTCCAATAGAATCAATTTTCTCGTCTCCACTTATCAATTTTTCAAAATATTCGTCGTTAGGGAAAGTGTATTGAATATTATCGATTAAAAAATAGCTATATTTACGTATACGGTAGTTACCAACATTTAAACTACCAGATGCGTTACAATCAACTGAAACAAGAGAGGTCTGTTTACCTGTAGGCTTATAACCTATCATTTTTACGATTTTATTCATGTTCTCATAGATTGAAGCCTGTGAAAATGACGACTCAGATGATGTTTGGTTCAAATAAAATAACAATACGTGGGTAAAATAGCCCAGTATATCTAACAATGATGATATATTAGAACCCTCATAATTTTGATCTGTAAACTGACCCTCTTCGTTCAGTCTACTAATCATAAATGATTTCAATGATGTAGCATCAAAATTAACGTATGCATTTTGAGGTAAATTGTAATCGGGCGTTGCCATTATTACTATTTAGCTCACAAAATAGTGTATCCAACATTATTCAACTCTGATTTGATAGAAACGCCGTATATATTCAAAGACGGGACATCGATAGTCAATGATATATTGTATTGATTGATGTCTTCATCCCCTATAACAGATACATCCCGCACAACAACCCTTGGTTCCATTATAGGTAGTTGTGTTTCGATCAGGTCTTGGATGATTTCTGAAGTAAAATCATCGATTGGTTCGAATACAAATTGTCTCAAATCGACCCCATAGGTGGGATTTAGTATTTTATCTCCCGGTGACGTTAAAAACGCTGTTGTGATGCTATTTTTAACCGATTCTATGTCATATATTGCTCTGACATCTTTCAGAGTTTCTGTTTTATTTAATTGATTATTATATGATACATCTTGGGATAAATCTAACGCTAAATCTTTATATAGATAATCGCTTTTTAGAGCTTTATCTGAAAGTTTATCTATTTTTAGGGAATTTATTTTAATTGCCATACACGTTACCAATTTTCGCAAGAGGCTTGCTGGGGGCTACCCTGTTTAGCGTTTTTGCAATTATGCCTAGCACGGAAGGCTTTAGCTCTTTTCGAATTTCCACTACCAACTCGAACACCTTTTTGTCCGAAATGTATTTTCTTATAGGAACCATCTGGTTGCTTCGCACATTTCATCCATTTTTTACCTTTTCGGTCGCTGCTAGTTTTTTTAGTTGGTCCAGTGCATTTTTCTAAAATTTCTATCATATCACACTTATAATCATCTTCATCGATATGTGTTTCAAATATCAAACGATCAAAAGCTTGATCAAATGATTCCTCATCATTATTAATCCTACCACTTTCCATATTTTTAGGTGCTGATGGTCTTTTACCACCCTCAGTAACTATTTGAACCAATTTATCAAACTTCATATTGTTATTTATCATATGATATTACTAAATATGAACATGGGAATTAAATTTGATGAAATTTACGATTCGATTTTAGAATCTGTGAACTCTCGCGGAAATATTGGTGGTTATCTTCCGGGTGATATAGTAGAATTCAGATCAGACTATAAGAAAAATGCAACTTACAAAGCCATGCCTAGCAATATGCGCGATGAAGTCGATAAAATGACTAAATGTGGGCTTAATATTCGTGTTGTTCAAGTCGGTGATCGTCTTTCTGGTGTTTCTGCTGGAAATCAACACAAAAAAGCTGATGATGTAGTGGTTACACTTGCTTGCGATCAAGGAGGTGGACGCTATTATAGCACTGTTACTGTTGGTACAGATATGATCGAGCCAGTAACAATGAATGATCCTAGCCCGACAATCCCTGATAAATTTTATAGAGACGATAGTAAGTATATGTCAGGTAAAGCCGAGGAGTATGTTTCCGATATGAAAAATATCACTCGTCTTACTGATAAAGGTAATGGTAAAAATACTCCAACTAACTTGAAACTAGCTGGTGAATCTACATTAATGACAAAGGATAACGAAAAATTGGGTGATATATTGAATGAAATGTATTCACCTACCGATTATTATCCCATTTATCAAAAGGTTTTGATTGAAGAGGGTATGCTTCGTAGACTAGCCACCAAATTCGCGGGTGGTTTTAAGTCTAATCCACTTCAAAAACAGGGACAGAAACATCAATTTGCCCAATCAGCGGCATTAGATATCGGAAAAGACATCAGCAAATCCTTTGGTGGAGATTATAATCAACACGCTCAAGCTCTATACGAATATATTCTGAACTATATCTCCCAAGTTGTAAAATAATAATAATAATCACGACTAACTAAATAATAATCACGACTAACTAAATAATATCATGACATCATATTCCCAACGCGATCAGATAATGCTAACTGAGGCATACACTCTACAACTACTCAAGGAGTCTATTCCCGGAATGACACTAAATCAAGTTTATAATAATCTAGATTTGATGAGTGAATCGGAATTGATTTATGTTTCTACTGTATCAGAAAGAATTTTAGAGGGATTCTTCGGTAATCTCAAAGCGGGTCTAGGAAATCTCGGAAAAGGTGTTGGTGGTAGTGCTGCTAGTGCTGCACGAAGCGCATCTCAAGCTGTAGGCAATAGAGTTGGTCAAGGTGTCCAAGCCGCTAAACAATTCGGGTCTAATGTCGCTTCCGGTGCTAAAAAAGTTGGTTCTGGTGTTGCTTCCGGTGCTAAACAAATCGGATCTAATGTATCTGATATGTATCAAACTGGTGTAGCTGATAAACAATCACAAGATGCTCTATTACAAGCCAGAGAGTCAACACAACAATTGATTGATTTGATCACACAAGCCCAACAGTCAGGAATTTTAGGAAATGTTCGTGGAAATGTCTCTGATATGTCTCTGAGTGAAATTATTGACACTCTAGATGCTGTGAAACAAAGCACAGGAGACTTCGCTCAACAAGCAAGGGATAAAGGCCCTCTGGGTGGAGTCGGTAAAGCCTTCAAACAAGGTATGGGACGCTAAATCTGTTCCAAATTCAATACACAAGCAAAGAAGTTAATCTCTTTATCATTAACTCTGGTAGCTTTCTCAAGATGATCGGCAATGGTTAATATCATTGCCTTTTTCTTTGAATCTTCTATGCTTTTTGTATAGATATAATTCAATAAATCAACTAATAATTGATCCCAATCAGAATTAAAGATTTCATCATTCTGTATTAGGTATTTCCTTAAAGATAGTGTATTTCCATCTTCGATATTTGAGCATATTTTCTCACAAACTTTATTATTATTGACTTTTTGAGTGATTTTTAATTCAGATCCGACGACATACTTCTGCATCTCATTGATACATTTTCTTAAATCAGGAAAATGTGATTTTACTAGTGTGGCTAGCTGTTTCTTCTCATCCTGAGAAGTTTCGACACCTTCTGCAATGAGTATTTGTAAGCATCTCTTTAGTGCTTGTGGTAAAGATGGTCTAATATCCAAAAACTGACACCTTGATTGTAAAGGTGTTGATATTTTGTGTTTGTAATTACCTGTGAGTATGAATCTAGCGTTATCAGCATAAGATTCCATCATGTTTCTTAGGGCGTCTTGCCCATTTTTACTAAAATTGTCGATTTCGTCTAAAATAACGACCTTTATATTACCATCGAAACTTTTAGTTTGAACAAATCCATTGATTTTGTTTCTTACGGTATCGATACCGTTCTCATCAGATGCATTGATATAAAGATAATCACATTTTAGAATATCCAATACAATAATTCTGGCTAAGGATGTTTTTCCGACCCCAGCATTACCCGTTAATAGCAAATTTGGTATTTCTTCACCGAAAGATTTTATGATATCCTTCGTTTCTTCAGAAATACACAAATCATCCAATGTATGTGGACGATACTTTTCAACCCATAACCCAGAGAAATCACTCATGGAGCTAGATTATCATGAAATGATCAGATGTCAAGCATCCATTTCGTTTTCAATGTATTCTTTGATAGAATCTAGAGTGATTGTATCATTGTCATTAATGAAATTTTGAATGGCTTCGGAAAACGAATCACCCATAGAACTCAATTCTTCATCTTCAGTCGAATCTAAGAATTCTTGTAATTCATAGATCGCATCGATAAGTTTCTCTTCTTTATCCTTTAGTTTTTTAAGTAGTTTTTTACTCATTTGTTCCTATTTATCCAGAATCATGAAATAGCAAGAATATTTTTAAATTATTAAAACAATTTTTCTATAGACTAAATAATAATATGCCTAAAATTTCTCAATTAACATCTGCTGCACAACCTCTATCGGGGCGTGAAATAGTTTTAATGAACCAAAACGGTGTGACTGTTACATCAACTCTTAGTAGTGTTAAAACTTACGTTTTAAGTGGACTATCTTTAAGTGCATCTGGTGGTAGCGGAGGATCGAATGTATCTACTCTAAGTGCCAATTGGCAAAATACATATACATCATTTTCAGCTAATTCAGCTAATTACGCTCTAAAAAATACAAATAATAATTTTACAACTGGACAAACTATTAACGGTCCTCTTACAGCAAAAACTTTAAATTTATCGGGTGGTAATTTTACTATAAAAAATGTTGAAACATATTTTGGTGTTACTGACCATAATGATGTGGCACCATATTCTGTTTTCTTAGGTGTAAGTGCTGGGTTAGGTGCATATAATGCAAATAATTCTAATTTTATAGGTCAATTTGCTGGGTTAGGTGCTACCGATGCTAATAATTCTAATTTTATAGGTCAGTATGCTGGAAATGGTGCTCATAGTGCTAATAATTCTAATTTTATAGGACCGGAGGCTGGAACTGGTGCTCACAATGCAAGTGATTCTAATTTTTTAGGAACTCTTGCTGGGGGTAGTGCTACCGATGCTAAAAATTCTAATTTTATAGGTGCGTATGCTGGAAATGGTGCAACCACGGCAATTAATTGTAATTTCTTTGGGTATTATGCGGGGGAATCCGTAACTGGCCAACGAAATCAATTAATTGGTGCAAATACTAGTGTATTACCATTATCGACATCTAATTGTATTGTATTGGGCGACTCTGCTGTAGCCACACAATCAAATACCATTGCTATTGGATCGACTAGCTATCCCCTATTGACATCAGGAACAGGCGCATCAACTGGATCATATCTGACTGTTAGGTTGAATGGAGTTAATAGAAAGATTCTTATTTATACTTGAAAATAACAAGTTAGATTGTATTTAATTTAATGGAAGTTAATATAATACATTTACCTAGTCACACAGAACGTGCTGAAAACGCTGTAAATCTTTGTATGTTATTTGGTATTTATGGAGCCAAAATAACATCAGCTATTGTTCCTACATGGGAAGAAGACAATTCTCCTAGATCGGTCAGAGGATGCTCATTGAGTCATTTATATTCGGTTTATAATACAAATAATCCTATATTGGTGTTGGAAGATGATGCATCCCCGAGAATGGATATATGGGATGATGTGTGGAATGATATTCTATCATCACCCACACCTGACGATTGCGGTATCTTAATTTTAGGGAGTGAAACATGTGAGAATTATATACCTAGCGATGATTTATTCGTAAAAGTATTGCCACCATTTTTTGGAACACATGCTATATTGTATAATACAGTATTACTGAAGCAAAGAAATTTCCTATTGCATGCTTATCAAATACTAGCATCAAATAAAATGGGGGACTCTGGAGATATTCATGGAATATTTTATGAATCAGTCTTAATACAAGCATTACATCAAAGTGGATTGTCTGCATATCGTCCAAAAAAATTACCATTCACTACAATAGAAAATATTAGCACAAGAGATGGTGAACTTCTACAACCAAACTCTAAATCTTTAGATATTTAAACTAAATTAGATACACCATATGCTCCATAATTAAGGAAACTATCTAAATAATAGCAATGGCTCTGTCAATACAACTTGGGTTTCCTGATGTCCCGAAATCTATAACTAATCCAAATGTCCAGAAAAAGGACGCATTGGACGTTGGGGGTCCTATGTCGTTTCTGACATTTATTAAAATCATCAGTGATTCTTATTCACCTGATTCATTACAATCGTATTACAACTATTACATCAAAAAATGGAATACTAGTAACAATCTCAAAGAGGATAATGAAAAATCTTTAATTGTTGAAAAATATAGAGATTTTTTGAAGGATATTAATGTAAGTTACACAAATTCAGAAGAAAGAAAATTCTTATCTAATATAGACTTTAATGATCCACATGATCTAGACATTGCTCTAAGTTTTTATAGTAAAAAGTTGAGGGAAATTTCATTATATTATAATGAAAAACGTGAAAAGTTAAAATTTAACACTGTAAAGAATAAACTAAACGGGACTAATTATGGGGTGGAAAAATCTGTGAAGGATTTAACCATTTCTCATCTAAAAGGCTTAGATGATTCGTTTACATTATTTAATATAGACGAGATAATCCCAAAATTAGACATTCAAATAGATGAATTGTATAACACATACTCTCTATATTACAACCAAACCCCTGATACAACATACGACAATAAAGATTTAGATTATGGTTATGATATCTTTTTAAAATCAAATCAAGAGATTATTGGTGATGTTTTCTCTACATTGTCAGACGAATTATTACAATTGAAGGAAATCGATTCCTTAATAGATAATAAAAGAGCACTAACTCAAAAATATCTACTGACAGATTTCTATTATCTTTCAACTGGGGATACCACATCCAATTTCGTATCAGGTAAATTATTTGAAAGCTCTAATAATGCTATAAATTTCTCTAATAGAGACTATCCAACATCTGTATCAAAAGATAGAATTGATTATTTTCAAACTGATAAAGAATTGGGATTCTTTAAGCCATCAAAGGTATCTATCGTGTTAGTAGATGGTCAAAATGATTCATTCACTATAAATGTGAATAATCTACAACCAAATTCACTATATTATTTCCCAAATCCAACAATCTTACCTAAGAGTAGCGACATATTAACGTTTGTCGTAGACTCATCTTTCTTAAAAAGAAACTTTTCATCTGGAAATTCTAGAAATATTCCAAAATCTGATCAAAAGGACACAAAATATTACGGATATGTATCTAAAATTGATCAAAACAATAAAAAATACTTATCTGATGTATTCAATGAAGGTTACGTAGAAGATGTTAAACATGATATAAATGGAAATATGTTAGGTTTATTCAAAAATGATAAATCTTTCATTCAATATATCCAAAATATAGACATCACTAATCTATATAGTCAGATTATCAATGGTCATAAGTTCTTCGATGATCTATATCTGGAAGGTTTGAATTATAATTATACTATAATTGATGATTATACCTTCGATGAAACTAAGAGATCTGGTTTATCGAGTAATACGGGAACTTTCACAAGCACCAAAGCAGATCTAGAAATAAATTTCGGGAAATTCTCTCCATTTTTCTCATTAAAAGAACCAACTGAATCTAATCTTGTCGGAAAATACAGAATAATTGAGGGAGCTTATATGGCTGATAGTCGAGATATTCCTTATATAGACTCTGTATCTTCGGATTTATCAGCATTCTCCACATCAACCGATCCATTCTATTTTAATACTTTAATCGAGGGTGGTATCCACACCTCAACACAAAGAGCGTTGTTAGATGCGACTCAGCCTACTCTCACAGCTAATTTCACTGAATATTCTAGGCTATCTGGTCTAGTGACAGTAGATGGTGGAAATTTTAATTCTGGTGATTTTGGAATAGATTTAAAAAGAATTGATTATGTTTATGTCGATGAAGAATCGTTAAACAAAACTGTATTGTTATCTGCGTCCGAATACTTCGGTGAGTATGAACCTGATTGTGGTAGTATATACATAAAAAATTCAAAAACACGCGAAGTTTTACCTTTAACGGAAGCATTAGGATATCTATCGACCAAATATAGTCCTGATGTATTTCAAGAGATTGTGGATAGTGTTATCTCCTTCGAAATTATCTTGGATGTGTTGTTTATCGAAACAACATCTTACCTAATAGTGGATAAAATTGAACCATCCGGTAACATATTCAAAGAACCTAGAGTTCCTTCATTGATTATATCAAAGAATTTAAATAATTTCGAAAGAATATCAAACAGATTCAGAATAAAGAATAAAGTTTTTTACATAAGAACAAAAAATATAACATTGGACGATGAATCTATGTATATATATCCAGAAATTTACGAATTCGACACAGCGAATTTCAAAAATACTAAATTGTATCCAACTAATACATTGTCGTTGACATCAACTGATACATTCAGAATACCTACAAACAATTATAATTACTTTGAACTAAAAACACCTAGACTTACATATTCATCGTCATCTGATACATTCGCATTATCATTTATACTAAAGGATCAAAACTACATGTCTGATATCTTTACTTATAAATTTGATATATTATCAAATGTCAACATTCTCAGCACTGAGATGTATAATAGTAATATTCTAAGATACACCAATGACATGTCATCGTTATCGACTGTTTCTATTTACCTCTCTGGTTACACTCCAACATTCGAAGATAATACTTTAATAATATGAACAAACAAACCATTTCGTTGGATTCATCCACAACATCGTATAATAGTATCTTATCTGAGGTGATATTAGATGATCATAGTGAATTATCTTTCAATTTATCTAATGTATACGGTGGTGTGCTTCCATTATATTTGAAAATTGATTGGGGTGATCTTAATTCGGAGGTCTATGAAAATGATGTCTATGTGGTCGATAGAAATGATGTAAATGCTCTTACTTACAATCCTGTTTTGAATAAAACATATAGTCATGAGTATTACCCATCTGATAATTCCTTATACAAATCACTGTCTGCTCAAATTCTCGTAAGTTATTCAAATGGTGATTATAATTGGTTCATAGTTCCTATAAAAATCAGAACTCACGACTATTTTGAATCGATTTACGATATGGATCTACATTCTGTGAATGTAATACCCACTTATCCACAAAAAATAGAGTATTCTATTGTCGAGAAAAAAAATAATTATCTTGTTACTATACAGTAGTATTAAATATTCTTAATGTTAATCAACTCACTGTCTAGTCTCAAATCAAAAACCCTCAATAGTAATTTAAAGGGTTTGAGTTTTAAGAATTTTAGTCGGAATTATCCGGGTGGATACACTTTGTCCTTTAACCAAGCTTTATCATCTTTCAGAGATTCTAAAGTGAAAAATTACTCAAATTTTTTATTAACCAACTTAAAAAAACTATCAGACTTCGCTAATATCGATGATGTTGGATTAAAAACATCGACAGTATTTGGACCCATTTTGTGTGGATCTGATTATTTACAATATTCTGATGTTGATCCATCTCCGTTTTCAAGAACTGGTAAGTATTTTGAACATTTTAATTATGGGGCATTGACTATTTCTTCTACAGAGAACGAAAATACACAATTCTCTTTCATTGTTTTAGAGGATAATAGATGTAACATCATTTTTTTTAAAAATAATGATCCATATTACTTATGTAGCGACGAAAACAATAATCTTTTGTTCGTTAAAAAAAATAAATTGATATTTGATGAGGATAAGATCAATCCACAGGACTTTTTTTATCTTTTTTCTGAAAAAACTAATAATATTCTATTATTCAAAACTAATTTTGACTCCAATTACATTTTATTCAAAAAAGACAACCAAATATCTTTAAAGAAAGTTATAGATGATAATATCGCAACCTATATTTCGTCTCCGTTCACTCTAAGTAAAAATTTGTATATAAATCCAAATTTGAATCTGGATACATCATTTATAAAATACAACTTAGATAACACTGTGGATAAAAGAGTTAGTTTTTTCGATTCCTCGAATAATTTTATATTACATAAACCTCTTTTAGATGACAATCTAGATGTTTTGGTCCTAAAAAATCAATTATCACTGGATGATGTATTCACCAACAATAATAATTTACTATCTGGTTACGCACTATCATATTCGGATAGACTACGAGAATATACTACTATATCCAACGATGTCGATGAGGAATATAGCGATGATATTTCATTAAATTATGTCTTCTATAATCAAACATATTCCATAAAACCCGGATCTAATTACATTACGACATCCGAGAGTTTGTATCCATTTAAATCTTTGAATATAAATGACACCAAATTTGTGGAAAATGGTTCATTTTCTTACTTAACTCCTGAATATGCTGATAAAGTTTATCATATATCAAAAAATTCAAACAATAAAGATAATAACCAACATCTTCTATGCACATGGTTGTCAGGATCTCCAATGAGTGAAACTAAGGTTTGGGTAGATAGATACTATTATCCAGATAGAATCGAAAAACAAGAAGCATTAATGAGTAAACCCATGTTCAATGATACATATAATGATTATATTGAACAATTGGTATTGAATAATCAATCTTATAGAGATTCTGTAGATAATCTGAAATTCTTTGATAAAAAAAGTGATTTAGTTTTCATAGCCAATGAGACATACAGATACGATAGAATACAAAAAACAGATTTTCCTAAATTATCTTCACAATTCAATTATTGTAACAGTTATTCTAAAACTTATCCTAGTAATTATTATAGATCTATTAATGAAGCTGGGTCTTTTAGTATAAGTTTCGGTTTTCTTGCATCTGGAGAAGATTGGAATATTTCTAGTGATAGAAATTCTATAGATTGCGGTATGAGCATATCAAAAAGTAATAATTTATTCAATTTTACTTATAAAATATACAATCCATCTACTGAAATCCTGAATACGTTCAATGTTCAAAAACAAATAAAAACCGATGATATTAATATTTTTAGTTTTAGTTTGGATAGTAAACTAGGTTATGGTTATGTCTTTCTAAATAACGAAATTGTTTTAGAGATCAGATTATCTCCATATGAATATTTCACTAAACAATTACTTTACGGTGATATATTCTATTATGATGGTAAAACCAAGAGAGATATATTGGATGTTTACTACAATAGTGAATTATTCAAAGATTTGATAATAAATCCATATTATATAGATCCTGAATTAGCCTTTACTACACACATACTGAATACTCAAAGTGATATAGATGAGATAACGATATCTTTACCATCTGGTATGAGGAATGGTATCGATAATATACAGTCCATCAACTTAGCGTGTTCATCACAATTCAAATCGAATTTCGTAAATATCAAGATCAACAATACTGGTGTGGATGAACAAAGTAAAACTAAGATCAAGGAATCATTAAAGAACGATTTATCGAGAATCCTCCCTATAAACACACAAATACACAACATAACATTCGAGGATTATAAATAAAATATATGGATGATGAATATCAATGGCCGGGATTGTCTTTATCCCAATCAGGTGGAGTCGTATCAATTAATCTAAAGGAAACCGCTCTTTTAGATTTTGAAAAATATTACACCAATACATATTGTGGTTCTGATGCTCTTCTCACCCAACAAAGTAATCTAGGAATCACTGGCAGTTTTTCTGCAATCATAAGTATTTCTGTTTTAGACGTAGATGGTTCGTTACTGAAACAATTCTCTATACCTTATATCAAAGGTAAAAACGATTACTCTGTAACATATACTACAAATAAATCCCAAAACCTTACAGTAATTGCAAATATCCAAGTTACCACAGGGGCATGTGGTCAATATATTCGTTATTATGCTGCGAAATATATTGGAGCAACCACTGAAACAACATCCAATCTTCCAGTTTCTATAGATCTCGTGCTGAAGACTTCACCAACGATTGGGTTGTCATTCGGTCCTTGGAGATATAAGAGAAGCAATGATGTAACGGGTGGTTATTTTGTTGGTGGTGCTGATACATTTTTTCATACTATATCTGAAATACCTTACAATTATTACAGTGTTCGTGGAACCAATCCGAAGATTATCTATAATTGGCCTGATACGATATCATATAAGATATTTGTTGATTATAAAAAAGATTCAACTAATTGGGTTAATGTATATAACGAGATAACAATCTTTGAAGATACCTTTTCCAACTTTGCTAAAGTAAAATCATTTGAACATAACGCTGTAATGGAGTTAGACTCGAATGATCTGGTTCAATGGACCGGAAAAATGCAAGAGAATTTTTACAATTCAGGTAAAGGCGAATTTTTAGCATTAGAAGCATTTGGTTTAAATAAACCAAGGGAGTTATTCAAAGAACTCGGAACTTATAGAGTATACATAAACAAATATGATCGTGATGTTGCTGTAGCCACGAGTAACGTATTCTTCATTGACGTTTCAGACATAATCACAGATGTTCCTGATGAGCCTACTGAGCCTACCGAACCCAATCCACCAGAAGAACCAACTGATCCCGTAGATCCTCCTATAATCCCAGAAGAGGATGAGGTTCCTATACCAACAACATACAAGTTCAACGAGGTTGCTTACTTTAAGCATACCAATGGTGAAGCATTTACTTTAAATGGACTTCCATATTATGGATTTTTTCATATTTTAAATGGAGAAGCTTATGTAGGGAGAACCCATTTAGAATCTCAGACAAAATTAACCAGACAAGATACGCTAATTGCTGATATTTTTCTAAGACAATATCATTTCGATACATGTTTCGGTAATTTTTCTGATATATCTAATGATGCTCAAATAGACGCATTTGAATTATTAAATCTCCAAGGTCTGAATAACTTAATTGATAAAATCAATAGCAATAATATCAAATGTTACAGAAATCTAATTATTCAGAATCCGACTGTTTATAACTTTTTAGATAACAATAACCATTTCTATGGTTTATCAACATTTGAGCAAGAGACTCGATATAAATGGAACACTACGGATGAAAAATGGAACAATTTCAACTTCACTTTCATAAATTCTACAAAATTTGAACCTATAGAATCTGGATTACCAGCTAAAAACAATTACTCTTACATTCAATCATTTAGTGACAACAAAAACTGGGAATTTTTAGCTAATGTTAAAATCGGTTCTTTTGTGTTAGATGAATATGACGGTTTTAAATACTTTTGTTCCAATGGATATGACACATATATTCTAGAGGGCAATTTCTCCAATACAAATCCTCTAAAATTGATATCTTCAGAAAAACAAACCGAAGAAATTATCGATATATACAATGACCAAGAAAACAACAAAATATTCTTGGTTAAAAATAACGGTATAGAAATCTACGATTCAACAGCATTCTTGAATTGTAATAATTTGATTCTTTTAGATAGACTAGAGACAAATACAACTAATGTTGAAAGTATAAAATTTGGAAAAAACATAAGATCAGCTTTAAGTGGTTCATACATTGGATTCTACAACAAATACTCAAATCAAAAGTATTATGATTTCGATTTGAAACAATTCGGTATAAAAAATATCTTAGATATATCTATTAGAGATATCGATGATAATATTATCATACTCTATAAATTGAATACTGGATTCTATGTTTGCTTCTTTGATCCAAATAACATTCAAAATACATTCTTCAACAAAAAAATATATGAGTTGAGTGATGTTAATAGCAAAATAGAATTTTCTAGAATAGATTCTAATATATTTCATATTCACAACCAAAAAGAATACCAAACTAGGTCACTTACATTCCCAGAATATCCAAACGGAAGACTAGAAACTGAGAATTTGTTATACCATAATTTTGAATATCGTTGGGGTAGCACTAAACAAGCATACAACTACGTTGATGTGAAGTGGAATTCTAATAATAGTGATTCTAATTCTTATAACAATCAACTCAACTCACATATGATTAAGAATAATTATATGTATATGTTGTTGCATAATAATGGTAGAATATATTCAATAAAACAACCAGTGAATGACAGATATATCACAGCAGCACCTTTGAACTTAGAAAAAAAATTTATCGAGACTCCGTGTTCTCAGTCTTCCTTCGGATTGTATTTTAATTCGATGATAACCAATATCGTGAAGGATATTTTGAATATATACAACAAAACTTCACATACTTTTAAATTTGAGCAGTCAAAAGTGATATACAATAAGCTTAAAGAGTTGACTATAGCGACAGAGAACCTATATATTAATGGAAACGAAACGATCAATGTTTTGACATTAAGAAGAATTTTATCATCAATCATAGATATTCAGAAAAAATTACTTCCTAATTCTTGAAATATAATTTGAGTCGTTAAATAAATAAAATGAGTTCTCTTAATGACACTTTAATTTCTGATACATTCGATTCCCTGATACACGCTAATGGAAATGTGTTACCGATCAGTGGATTGATCGATTTGTATGATGGTAGCGGTAATAAAAGCTCTCTATCTATTGGAAGAGATACTTCAGGTATTAAGGTTGCTGGTAAGGTTACAGCAGATACTTTAACTGTCGGAAGTGTAAATTATCCAACATTAAATGGAACAATCGGTCATATTGTATATCAACAAACAGCTACACAATGGGGATACTTGGGACAAATTCCTTCTTCTTTATTAGAAACACTGTCACCGTCTCCAGCTAAGACTTATAGTAATCCAATTACATCGATAACTGTTAATAGTAAAGGTCAAGTAACGGATGTTGTAGAGATTGATGATTTTAAGGCTAGTAAAAACATCATCGCTCATCATGCGCCACATGTTAGTGCGACAGGTACAAATGCAATCACCATACCAGCTAGTCTTTCTGCTGTAAGTTCTTGGGTTAAAATTGATTTAACTAACAATGGTATAGCTAATGATGGGAGCGAAACTATAGCTTCCGTGCTACCATCCACCAAGGCTATTACTGGATTCTTGAGATCTTCTGGTGTTGTAGATCACGGTGGGAAACAAACATTCATTCAAGCAACTCCAAATCCTAATCTATTAAATGGGACCAATCCTTATATGTATCCTGTTTTGTATGATATTCCAGTTGATGCTAACGACAAAAGAGGTTTGGGTGGTATGTTTTATTGTCCAGTTTCTAAAGAAACATCAGGTGGTGTTGAGAGAAACTACATCCACTTAAGAAATAGAGGAGATGGTTCATCTACCCTAAACGCAACTAATTGGGTTTTAACAATCGTAGCACAACACGTATAATATGCCAGATATCGACATTTCAAAAATAAAAACCCGAAGAGGGACAGATAATCAAAGAAAAAAAATAATCTTTGACCAAGGTGAGATTGTATCTACCGTAGACACTAAGAGAGTTTTCTTAGGAACAGGTGTTTTGAGCGGTGGTGTCGTTGTCGGTAACAAAATTCATTCATCAATTACAAATTTCACATCTCTATCCAACGTAATTGCTGAACCGGGAGATTTAGTGTATTGTAATAATACATTTTACCAACTAACAGCTTACGGGTATAACAATATCTCGAATTGGTCCTTGGTTAATACTAAGGTCAACTCCTCATATTTCGATTATGGAAATAATAACACCTTAACTCTAAAACAAAGTTCGATTCCTGTCAATTTCTTAACTCCATCGACTATAATCAATGGATTAAAAGTTGAAAGTAATCTTTTACAATTGGATTATAGTCCAACCTTCTTCACTTTATCAGGAAATTCCTTAATTCCAAAGATTCAAGGTCTTAGTGCTCTACAAATACACCCAAACACATTTTATAAAGGTATTAGTGGTGGCGGATACGATAAAATTGGTCTAAATGTTGATCCAAATTACTTCTATTTTAATGGTAATGTTCTCAGTTTGTCTGCTACACCAAGCAATCAAGTATACTTCACAGATTTAAGTTCATCTTGGTTCGGTGATGGATTAATTTATGATTTCGGTGGAAATGTAATAAAAACAACTTTAGTTAGTGTTGATGAAGTAACTCTAACTAAGAGTTTAACTGGTGGTGTATCTCTGAAATCGTCCCTGATTGGTTCTGGATTGGTTCTAAACAGCGGAACCCTCTCATCCAACATAACAGGTGTCAGTAATAACACTCTAACTAGAAATTTCAGTGGAGGTGTAGCTCTCAATACGGCTATGTTTGGTAGTGGATTGGTATATGACTCAGTGACCACATCATTATCTACCGTTTTGACAAATGTAGATAATGTATCATTAACAGCTACTAATAATGGAGTAATTTCTATCCCAAGAAACGCTTTATCGGGAACAAATAATTGGCCACAAATCACTGTAGATCCATATGGTAGGGTTACAAACAATAAATCATCCATTTTGGATGTTTTGACCGGGAATGCTGCTTTAAGTTCTTATAACAATTCAAATAGTCTATCAGCTATATTCAATGGTGATTCAATGGGTTTATCTGGACTAAAAATAACACAGTTTACCGCTTTATCTTCTGATGGAACTACTATTATTAATCTTTCATCTGCTGGATTTATAACTTTTGAAGGAAATACAACAACGAGAAACGGTTCAACTGTAGGACGATTCGCAATCCCAATTTTTAGATACTAATATATGGAAATTTTTCAAAATACACTATTACAATTGATAATCAGACAAGGATTAAACTCCGATAGAAAGAAAATAGTCTTAAAGTCTGGTGAATTGGGATATACTACCGATACTGAACGTCTTTTCATCGGTAATGGCTCTTTGAGTGGTGGTCAGGTTGTTGGTAATCTGTTTAAGGGTATATCAACTGATATAACCACATTATCTCCATGTGAAGTTGGGGATTTTGCTTTCGATAGTGATAAAAACAAATTATATAGACTAAAAATCAACAATGGTAGTAATTTATCTGATTGGGAACTTATCGGTGGTGTATATACATCTGGAGATAATTACATCCTCATATCCACAGACAATAAATTAACATTAAATCCTCTATCTGCTGGTTCCGTATCAACAAATCTTTTAAATTCTCCTTTAGGACTTAGTGGTGGAAAAATAACCCTAAATCCTCTATCCGCTGGTTATGTGTCATCGGATTTAGTTGAATCTCCTCTATATGTCGAAGATGGTAGGATCAAATTCGGTAATGTTGCTATCAATGATGTATCTACCAACACATTAACGGTTAGTAGTGGTCTTACGATGGTTGCTAATGGAGTTCCTGCCACAGGAACAGCGGTGAATCCATTGTCTACTAATATTTACATCGAATCCAATCAGATATACGCCAAATATAATGGTATAGCTCTATCCGCTGAATATTCTAAGAACATTACTAGTGTATCTAGACTAAGTGCTGGTCATTATAGGTTTTCTTATTTGAATAAACCTACGTCCTTTATGATTCCAACAGTCCAATTATTTGGAAATAGTTACTGGGATTATCAAATTAGAACTATTAGTATCAATTTGTCTTCTTGTGATGTCAAGATATTAAGTGGTGGGAGTGTTCCAAGTGATGCAATCTTCACTCTCTTGATTAATTATTAATATGTATCCAGCCGATGTAAATATTCCTATAAATGCGAAATATTTTGGGTTTATAGATAGAAAAAATCCCTATAATCCACATTGGGACATAACTTGGAGTTTTACCTTTACTTTATCTGGATCTAATCATGCAATCTGCACATTCTTAACGAATAATCCCAATTTATCTGCTGGTATTCCCGGACATTACCTTGGTTTTCAAGGTTCTTATAATTATCTAAGAGACGAAAATAGTAATATACTATTATCTGAATTAGGTGATGAGCTTTTTGCTGAGAATGAAGCTCTAACAGGATATGATATGAGTGGTGTCATTGGGATAGCTCTTGATTCAACTGGATATTTTGCGCTTTCAAATGAAACCAATCCCGGTGTTGGTATACAAAGTATTAAACCTAATAGTTTGATCATCAGAGATTCTAGTTCTAGAGTTTTGGTGAATGAATCTTTATCGTCTTTAGATTCTAATTTTCAATTAACCACACAACTACCCCAAACAATTCGTATAAGATGGGCTAATGGTGGTAGAAAGTTATCAGTCGATTATAAATCGTTATCATCTGATTATAAAACTCTAAAAAGTATAAATTTATCGTTCTTCGATCCTTACGATCATGATGCTCTTTATCCAAGTTTCTCTTTTTGTTCACCACTTTCTGGATCACAGACTCCATCTACTTTAAAATTGAAGAATTTTCACACTCAAGGTAGTTTAGAGGAAGCGTCTCATGAAATATTAGACTACACACCAATCATCAAATCAAATAAGACTGATTATACCACTATATCTGGAATAACAGCTATACCTATCTGATCAAATGCCTGAAGAAACTTCAACAACTACTACGGAGACTTCAACGACTACTCCTAGTCCATCATCGACTAGTACAACTACGTCTACGACAACCCCCACAACAACCCCTGATCCGGGTGGTAGCACAACACCCGATCCTAATGGTAGCACTACGCTACCACCTGATCCTCCTTATACAACTAGCACAACCACTCCTAGCCCATCATCAACTACGAGTAGCACAACTACGTCCACAACTACTACGACGACCACAGAAGGTCCTTGTGTGCCTTGTTTACCACCCCCCGATGGAATACCAGATCCGCCACCCATACCTGAGTTAACTACTAGGACGGTTAACCCTATTGTTATCACTATAACAACACCAAAACCTATCAATCCTCTTACAAATATTATCTTAACAACTGTAAGACCGACCACTACAACATCGACAACACCTTCGACAACATTTACATCTTCCTCAACAACTTTAGATGTGGTTCGAAAAAATTGTGTTGATGGTTGCAATAAATTAGGATTTTGATAATTATTCTCAATGAGAAAATTAACCATTGGTATGGCCACCCACGATGATTACGATGGGGTGTATTTCACAATACAAAATATTAGATTATGTCATCCTGAAGTTATGGATGATATTGAATTTGTTATTATCGACAACAATCCTTCGGGACCTCATGGTGCTTGCGTAAGAAAATTTATTGAATGGGTTAAAGAACCTGTTCAGTATCTTCCATTCACCAAATATAAATCTACAACCATCAAAAATAAAGTATTCGAACTAGCTGATACACCCTATGTAATGTGTATCGATAGTCATGTTCTTCTAGAACCCGGATCTATAAAGAAACTTATAGATTTTTATGACTTTGGTAAAGATTTCGGTAATCTTTTACAGGGTCCTTTAGTGTATGACGATCTAATATCCATATCCACTCACTTCGATAATGTTTGGTCCAACTATATGTGGGGCCAATGGCAAACAGATAATCGTGGAAAGGATAAAAATGGCGAACCTTTTGAAATACCGTCCCAAGGTTGTGGATTATTCACCTGTAGAAAGGATTCTTGGGTTGGATTCAACAAAGAATTTCGAGGATTTGGTGGAGAAGAAGGATATATTCACGAAAAATTCAGACAAAAAGGTAAAAAAACCTTATGTTTACCATTTTTACGTTGGACGCATCGTTTTGATCGACCAAATGGTGTGACTTACCCTAACGATCTCAAAGAAAGATACCAAAACTACTTAATTGGGTTTACCGAGCTTGGATTAGATACTAAGGAACTAAAAGAACACTTTAAAAGTATCATTGGAAATTAAATTAGACCCAGCTTGATCTCACACTCCACATCATGGAGCATTGAAACTGCTCGTTCCTCCATATATTTCTCAATTGCTGCTGGTTTTATCAATAATTCCATATTATCAACACCCAACTGTTCAGCTTTTTCTTTAATAAATTCAAAAGCTTCTATTAAACATGCCCATCTCGTAAATTCTGTAGAACTCATTTCCTCAATAGACCCATCACCACGTTCTATGCTCACTGTCATAATTTGTATTAGTTTATCTTAGTGTTTTATCACCAATCCCACTCTTTGACTGTCGGTTCACCATCAAATGACTTAACCCAAGAAATTAGTTTATCGGTGAAACATTTTGGACAAATATCGAATGTTATAGTTTCTCCAGATCCTCCTTCTGGATAATTTGATCCAGTTTTCATCCAAATTTCTGATTCATGTGCATCGTAACAGTTCTCTTTCCAACCATCCTCTGTGGAATCGCTGCAAATATCGCATATAGTGAGATCTAATCTATTATATTCCTTGATAATTTCCATTTTGGAAACTTTTGTATATTTTTTCATACGATATAACTATATTCTAGTGTTTAATCAGATACTTTGATCCATGGGCTCAGACAAAAGCACAGTATCGTAGTTGATTGTCACTCGATAATTGTTCTTACACTTCTCACACTGGACTTCATTATCAGTATTAGGAGAAAATAACCCCTTAAAGGTGTTTCCACCACATACACAAGGCAATTCCACCAATTGAGCATCAAAAATCTCCTCATAATCTTTAATTACCTTACTTTGCTCCTCATTTACAGACTCCAGATCAAAAATACTCGTTAAAAGCTTCTGTGTTTCTTCATCTTCCTCTGTATCAGGCTCTTTTAGGATCAAAAACGTGAATATTCCAGCAGGGATACTCATTAGAATAGGAAAGGCAACTAAAAACCATGGGGCTATTAGAAAATAGCCCGATATTGTCAATAAAATGATTAAAAATACCCAAACACCGAGAATTATTGATCTTTTCTTCCAAATTGCTGTCATAAACTGAATTCTAGCAGAGTTTTTGATGAAGTCAAGCTTAATAAAGCTCTTCTTCCATTCTTTCGTCCTCAATATCATCCATCACATGCTTCGCACCAATGGTGTATTTCTCTAAAATGTAATCAACATTCTGCATAAGATACAAAACCATCTTCTCTGTGTTCTTTTTAAGCTTCAGAAGCTCTTTTTTGTTCTTAACATCCTTGGTTTTTAGGATATCTTCAATGGTTTTTGCAGCTTGCATCCCATTATCGACCATTTCTCCATAATATGTTGGGAGATTTTGCATCTCATAGGGTAATGCATTAGGTCCATTGTGTGTTTCTCTTTCCTCTTTCTTGTATTTTTTCATCCAAGACGATGTATCTAGATCATGATCAATGTCTGGGGATGCAAATTTTGTCGAATAGGGACTCTCTCCTTTAGCTGCCATAGAATTATTTAATACATTTGACTAAATATAGGTATGAGTCTTAAAAAGAAAAATCAGGATGCTATTGCGATGATATTGACAGAGATGTATAACGAAGATGATTATATAGATTTAGAAGATCCTCAATTTGATGATATATGGGATAGCCTCGGAGTATATTATTTAAATGATGATACTGTAGCTAACCATCGTCCCCTGATTATGGATTATATAAAATTGGATCCGTCGAATCCAAAACTTACACGTATTAGGGAACATATAAAAGAACTGAATGATAAATACAAATCTTCAGTCGAAGAAGAACATACAAGGCGAGAAAAAAGAAAGATTGATTATATCAAAGATAAATGGGGATCGAAAAAATCTCCTGCGACAAGAATAACTATACCGAACGGAATACGACCATTAGACCTTTATGCATATACACAACAACATCCAGCAAAATCATATATGTATAAAGGGGAAATAATAACATCAGACGATATCAAACGTATGATCGCATCAAACAACTAAATAACAATATGAGTAATAGTAATCTATTCGCAAAACGTTTCTTCCAAGTTCTTAGAGAAGATGCAAGGGAACTTGAACGCAAAGCTATGGAAGGAGTTCTAGATGATGGAACTAATCCAGAGGACTTTGAGGTTGATATGACACCTGATACCAATCAGGTAGTTGACCAAGTTTCTAAACAAGCTGCTGATGCCATGTCTCAGAAGAATCAACAAATGATTGATGAACTACAAAGTTGGATCGATGATATCGAATCCTTCTTGAAAAGAATCAATAGCGAAGACCCAAATTCAATTCAATCTCGTCTAGCTGCTGCTGAACCCGATACAGTCATGGATAAGATGAAGCAGTCTCAACAAACCAAGATTTCTCGTGTTGCTGCTGACTTAGCTTCCTTACATCAAAACTTCTTAGGGTTTATGAGTCAGACCGCCAATTCACGTTACAAATACGTAGCTATCCCTCTAGCATTCGGATTAAGTTTAATGCAAATGGGTATGAATTATTTCTGTTGATATCTCAAAATATCAAACCCGATTAAATTAATTCTTATAAGACTGCACTCAAGCCATTGGTGAGTTTATACATCATTTTTCTTTGATCTGTTGCCGATAGCGTAGCCTCGTAAACAAATCCGTCACTTCCAGTTATCTTAACTAGATATTTGTATGGATTGGAAGCAATATCTGCTACTTCTTGTCTGGATAAACCCAGATCATTAGAAGTATATCTAGTATCAACTAAGTTGTGGTCTTTATCAGAGAAGTCTAGTGGTAATTGAGCCTCTGTTTGCTTTATATCTCCCCAAGCAACTCTACCAACGTTCATTACACATTCAATCTGATTTGGATCAAATACCAATTTACCATTATCGGTAATATCTTTCAAATCAGGAGTTATGGTGGATAACTTTGTTGAGTAATATGGATGTCCGTCTCGCAAACATTTGATCAATGCTCTGATATCATATGTTTTATTGTCGATGACAACTTTACCGCATGTATTATTACACATGCCACTATCGAAGAGAACCTTTCTTGGTAGAGTATATCTACCTGAATTGTAAGGCTTAGTCTGTAAACGAAGACCACCCTTCACTGTTGTATCTAACACAAATCTTTGTTTAAGGTGTTCTAGGGTGAACATCGGTGTATTTCTATCTGTTTTCATATCGAAATTATAGTAACACACCTCTCGGTAAAGTCAACCCTTCGAGAGAAGAATTTTTATTTTCATAATAGCCGACTTTCCACACTCTGAATTCTTTTTTATCCAAGCTGGAGACACTTGATCCAACCCACACGCGACACAAACCTCATTTAAGTCTTTGTATTTCTTTCCCCAAATCTCAGGCCAAATGAATACACATTCCCCAGCCTGTAATAATGATAATGTTTTCTCTCTGGATGTCTCATCTATCCACTGCGAGTCCAAAACCCATATCTTATCAAACAATTTCAGAGATTCCATCTGATCCTTCTGAGTCTTTGTTAGAGTGAATCCCTTACCCTTATTGATCCCAGCTACACCAAGACCATTCTTAACGAAGAAAGAATCAATTGGACCCTCAAATAGAAAAACTGTATCCAGATTAGGATCAACCTTATCTATACCGTATAATGTTTTATCTGCATTAAGCTTAGAAAGGTAGGATGGGTTATCATCCCAATCAAATAGTTTGCGTGTCTGGTAGAAGACGATATCCCCTCTCTCGTCCTTGAATGGTATCACTAGACGCTCAGGCTGGAACTTGTCCTTCAAGCTGATGTAGAGGGCATCAGGACGGTTTACAGCGGTGTCTAGTCGCCTCTCTTTGATATAGTCTAGAGTAAACTGCACTCTGCTATTAGTTTTGTAGAAATTAACTTGATTCGGATCAAAAAGATTTATAGAATCAACTGGGAGAGTCTCGACTTTTAATTTAGGAATATCGTCTTCAAAGAATGTGTCGGTGTATCCAAAATCTCCTTTATCTAATTCATCACATAGTTCTTTATGTGTTATACCAGATACTTCTCTGATCCAATTGTAAGTAGATAGATTACTTCCACAATTGAAACATGATATATTACCCCCTTCGGGGTCATACCAACAACGTTTCTTCCTCCCCCAAGATGTTCCCTCTCTACATATAGGGCAACACGAGTTGTATTTTCCAGACGCCTTATTATGGACTACTTTGTAACCCAGTTCATAAAATTTAGATACAACATAGTCAACTGGTAGATTAAAATCAAAGCTTTCTTTCTTTTTTGAATCGAGCGTTGGTAATTTTTTTAATCTCATCTTTTTCTGTTTTTGATGGTTGTGGGTCTACTAAATCGAGTATACCATTCTTAACTCCAAAGTCAAAATCCTTTTTAGAAATCCATCGAATGTCCATTTTTCCATCAAAAATATCACAGAAACCATATGTGTCTCCATGTTTTTTAATGAAAATTATAGTATGGCCTTTGTATTGACCATCTAAGACGCCATAAGTTTTACCAAACTCTAAATCTTTTTTAAAAAATTGAATCATTCCATTCGTTCGTTCATAAACTTACTAACGCTTTGCATGAATAAATCGTCAAGTGCAGCTTTTTCCATTTTTTCCTTATAGATGGTCATGTTGATTGGATTTCCATCTAGATCATAACCCATCAATTTAAAACATGTTAAAAACTCTCCTAGAGTGGATATCATAGCTTTGTTTATCTGGACTTTGCTGGGGACTTTTCTTTTTTCCTTCAATCTAGTGGTAAGTGCTTCTCGAAGAATATTAGTTATTTCTTCATCTGTGAACTCTTCGGGAACTTCTTCATCCTTCATTCAATTATTTAACTCTTTTTCTCAAAAGAACAACCAACTTGTTTCTGAGCTATTCCACGCTCAATCAAGTTGGTTATAATTACTTCCATGGATTTGGTTTTTAAATTAAAGTTCTTGATAAATCTATTTCCACCATCATTGAATTCAAATGCGACATCTCCCTTATCATCTTTGTTTTCGTAACAAGTAATAATTAGAGAATCTCCACCCGGATCAACCATAACAGACCATCTTCTCGGATCTAGAATACCATAGTCTTTAAATAGTCTGATTGTAACAAATCCAGAATCTCTCAATCTCTTGATGAAATAACTTCCTGTAGTAATTTTATTTTTATTTGTCATTATGTTACTTAGTTAAGGACGACACGATATAGTTTTGTATGATAGATCCAGATTCTACGCTAATCTTCCCAATACCGTTCTTGGATACTTCGAATTTAGCTACGTCAGCATCTCCAAAATCGATAAGCCTGACATTATCTAAATTGAGAATAAATTCATCCATCTCAAAATCAACTTCTTCACCGACAACTGTTAGTGTATCTGTATTCTTCATGGTTCTATCAGCTAGGGACCAAATGAGATAATCATCCTCTGTATAAATGTAAAGTTTATTGGTATCCTTGAATATGCTACTATTAGTTAGTAGTGTTTTAAGAAATTGTTTAGCTATTTCGAATTCGTAATCAAATGTAAGTGATTTAATCTTAGCTAAGGTTATTTTCGCTTTGGCTAGGATACCCTCATCATACAAATGATAATTAAATTTTACTAGTTTTGATTTATATTCTAGATTATTTCTATTCAATTTGAATTGAATGTCAGTAGATCCAACCATATCTAAAAGTTTAGATAACTTTGATAAGGATGGTAGATTCAGAGTCGTTTCAACATCAAAGTCTCCCTCCATAGAAGACCAAAGAAACATACTCCTATCGTCAGAAGCGGCGATGGAGTATATTTCGTCAGACTTAACTTCTAGAATTGATGTATCACTAATCTTTCCAAGACTTCGTAGGAATATTTTGAATTCCTTTGATTTTAGGTTCAAGTTTGACTGGTTGTTCATTTTTGTTCTTTGATTCTAGCAAAGAGATTAACTTTTGCAACAACTTATTATTCTTTTCCAACAATTCATTAGTCTTCTTCTGCTCCGTTAAACTAAAATCAAATTTTAGTTGTGGATCTTCTTGTTTAGGAAACATTGATCCACTAGGTCCGGGAATAGGATATGCTGGAGATGCCTCTGGATAATAAGGTAAAGAAATATTAGTTACTTGAGGAGGTTGAATATATTGAGGAGGGGGTTGAAAAGAAGGAGGTGTTGGAGTCCTCACTGCCGTTTGGACAATGTTCTCCAACCCCCTTTTAATCGTTTCAGCACCTTCAATCGCATATCCACCACCTGTAGTTGGTTTGATTCCTGTCATAGCATCAATCATTTTTGATTCTGCATAGACTGGACCCGCCAACCCCACCAGAAGACCAATATCTTCTGGGTTTAGTGCTTCATATGGGTCATTCATATTAATCTTCTAGATCAAGTCCAGCAAGTAGCTCATCTACATCGTCTTCCGCTGGTGCTGGTTCAGCTTTCTTACCCTTACCTTTTTTCGGTTCTTCCTTTGGAGTAAAATCCATAGGAATTTCATCATCTAGATCTTCATCTACTGGCGCAGATTTACGTTCAGATAATTGTTTCTTGACTTCGGATTTCTTTTCTGTGGATTCACAGAAGAAATGATCCTCAAGAAGTTTTTCAAGTTCTTCCTTAGTCTTCACAGTATAGATTGACTTTAGATCATGAACTTGCTCATAAACCTTTTCAATTTCATCATCATCAAGATCGAGTTTTGACTTGGTTGTGAAGAATGAACTCTTAAAGGTTGTAAACTCACCCTGTTTCTCAGCCTTGATTTTTAGATCCGCTCCATCCTTTGATAGATCAAAGATTGCTGGACCAAACTCCTCAGCACGATCACCTGTCATTGCATCATCTACTAGAGATTTAATCTGATATCCCATACGAAGAATTTGAACGGTTCCATTCAATTCTGGATTAGCTGGATTATCTACCCATAAGGCATTAACCAACCATTGTTCCTTATTTGAAATTGGATTATCAAATGGAATCTTCTTACCATCTTTATCAACTGGTGGAACTGGGTTAGCCTTTTTCCACTCTTGATACTCTTTCCAGTATTGATTAGTGACTGGATCTTCATCTCCGAATGTTTGGAGAGAAATTGCTGAAGTATATTTCCCCGTTGAACGACTCTTCCAGCTATTGATATAGTGATGAAAGAATGTGTCATCGATATTATCGACATTTGGAATTAGTCGAATTGTATAGGTGTGTCCTTCTGGGAACTTCATGATATTGGCGAATGAACCACCACCGTCTGTTTTCTTTAACTGATCCTTAAGAGAATCAAACATGCTTGATGTAAATTTTTTACTCATATTTTCTTTATTATTTTGTTTTGTTCTATTTTGTTTTATTTTGTTTTATTGCTCGCTAGGAGAACTATATTTAGTCTTCGGATGAAAATTTACAATCTTGGTTTGTATGCACCTACACCTACTGGACTCGGATTCCTAATTTGACTCTCTTCCTTTTCCTCTTCTGTCATCGTGTCAATCTTTTCTCCAGATAATCTACGAATATCAAAATCTACGCTAAGGGGAACTGTTCCGGTTTCTTCTAAAATCTGTTGAGACTGTAAAGATACATGAACACACCCGTTGATGTGAAGTCTCAGAGAAGTAATCACTCCTTCGTATCCACTCGCATTATCTTTAGCATAAGATCCGAGAATGTCAACTGGAAGATACGGTGGAACTACTGTCACACCCCCTTCAATCGAGGAATCCACAATCCATCGACCATCCAAAGGTTCTCCAGTTTTTGGGCTTGTTCCTCTTGGTTGAAAATAATAATAAATATTTTCGTTCTGTTCAACTTGCATGAGAGTAAGCATACCCTCTTGATTCGTTGATTTATCTTTTACGTTTGTTCCTAATTTTAGCATAATATGGTTTCTAATTTTTCCTTAGCTTTCTTTCCAAAATCTTTCATCCTTTTTGAAGTGTAAAACTTTTGTCTTGTTTTTTGAAAGTTGACGAAGAAATTTGGAATCACGAAGTTCAACAATTCAGAGTCTAGCATGGGTTTCGACATTTGCAAGCTGTGAAGAGTGTGAAAATCGATTTGGTGATTTTTTAAATGTGTCACCCAACAAGGTAGGGTATGTTCTGAGTATGTCAGGTAATCTGAGAATGTCAACCCCTTTTCTTTACAGAATTTGAACACATACTTGAGCCCAGATTTTAAACGCTCAATTGATTCATCTTTATCTGGGTCATCTAAGACGAGTGATTTTACATACTCGACATATAACTTGATGGCTTCCTTCTCTTCTATCTCCCAAGGCGGAATCGCTGCAAGAAAGTATTCTTGATTAATGTTGGGGTGTTTCTGAAATATATTCTCAATATTCATCTAGGTCCACATATATAAAGTGGAAAGTATGGAGCGTAACAAAATACGTCATTTTTATGCTCATCCCACGTTCCGTTTAATACCATATATTCTTTAGCTATTTTGGATGCTTCACAAAATGCTGTCAACTCTGACATGTGAGACGAATCAACCAAATTTTTATAAACTCTTATAAAGATATCTTGAAAAGTTTCGCTCATTTCTTTTTATTTTGATTGTTTATCCACTTTGTAACAAACTTAGAACGGGACACACTAGGGTCGAAGTCGAGAAAGACCTTTACTAATTCGTAATCACTATCTAAAGATAGCATAGTCTTAGCCACATTCTTTAATTTTTCATCTTGAAGAGTTTGAACGAATACATTCTGGACAGATAATTTCTTCCCCTTTAGGTTCATTACAAATGTGCAGAATGAAAGGAAAATATGATCTAATTCTTCGCTTATTAAGTTTGATGATGGGTCGCTCATGTTATGCAGGGTCATTCGTCAATATAAATCCGACGAGTTTGTAATCTTGGACTTGCCGATGTTCATCTATTGTCCCTATTCCGAATGGACGAACAACAAATTCTCCACTTTCAAAGCCTTCTTTCAATACTGGTGGACATCTGCTGATAATATCAATATTTCCCAATAATAGGTCATCTTTTATATACATATCTGTCACAACACCGATAACATTTTCTATGTTTACTTCGGGTGATTCTCTAGTTTGAGAATGCTCCAAATACGCCTCCTTACCGACATATTCGGTAATAGCCTTTTCAACTACATCAGTTCGATACATTCTATTATTGGCGTTCAACTTATTCAATGTTAATAAAGGTTTTATCATAATTGCTCTAAATTTGTAGTAAATCCGATAAATTTCTCAGTCATTTGACCACCCGATGCATACTCACTCCCACCACCATCACATAAATTTTCTGCCATGTAAATAATATCAGCAGGTGATCCTAGAGGTTTTCGGAAAGAGATGAACTTCGTGTCGGGATTGACCACAATGATAACATCAGCTTTGTGATTGTCAATCAATTCCTTCGCTATTTCGTTCACCGAGAGCTTGGAGAACGCTGCCACCACCTTCCACCCCTTAAATTCACCAGAATATAGATCCATTGTAGAAACTTCCTTCTCGATTTCTTTAAAAAATCCTTCAGCTATGTTAATCTCAGTATCAGTGAAACCATCAAATCCATCAAAGAATCTATCTACAAACTTATAGAAGCTTCTGTAACCTAATCTACGGTAAATTGCGTTTAAATACTTGGATTCTTCATGTTTTAAAACATATTCATTATAATCGTCAACATAAACTAATAGTTTTTTGACATTTACCGAGAATTCTCTGATCTTTTTAAACTTTTTATAGATTAATTTGGAACAAGATGAACATTCTTCTGTAATTAAAGTAGAATCATAGGCTGTAAGCTTCTCTCCACGGTCTGAAATGATGACCAAACGAGGATCATCGATCTTATTGAGAACCTTCTGGTCAATAACCATACCGACTACAAAGACTTTATCGTAATTTTCCAGATTGGTTTTTGCCCAAGTAGTATATGTTTCTTCAAATTTACCAAAAAAGCATGATTGGTATTCAAATTCTTGAAAAATCTGTCCAAGTAAGATTACTGAACAGGCACCATCAAGGTCTGAATTGCTCCAAATAAAAATACGATTTCGCACATCGATATTTACGATGTCTATATCATTTGTCAACATATCTCTTTCCTGTATACCCACAGTTAAAACATTTAATATCACATTGGGGAGGGCTACTCAGATATAAAATACCCACATTTTCGTCATCTAATTCTCCTCCACATGAGGGACATTCAATTCCGTTCTTCGTTGAGTGTATTCGAATTCTCACGATCTCGTTATGATCTTGTAATGTTATTAATTTTTTCATTGTTTTGATAATCTTTCTAAAATTCCTAAATCTTCATCATCCATACATTCCTCATCTTCGTCACTCTGGGATATAGATAAAGTTTCGTAATCGATACACATAGCCTGTGTCATACCCATTGGCCCATAACGATTTCTCATCATTCCTAATTTAATCAATCCTAATTCTTTGTCTTCATCCGATTGAAAGATTGAACATCCGACATCTCCTGTCTGCATGACACCGATACTTTCTGATACTGTTTCCATTCCGGGATTTTCTTTACCATATCCTCCACGATTTGTCTGGAAAGCTGAGATAATTGGACATCCAAAAATCTCAGGATATGACCAAGCTCTAACACTCTCACAAATATGTTTACCTCTCTCGTACGAATTAGATCCAAAGCTCGTGGTAAGTAGTCCAATGTAATCAATAATGATAGCGTCCAGTTTAATTCCAGAATTAATCATCTTCTTGATGAATGCCTCTATTTGTTTTGGAGACATTGTGGAAGGCGGAAACTCCTTAATATAAATCTTACCTTCAGGATTACTCTTTTCTTCTTCGACTAAGAGATTTCTTAGAGAATGGGTATTGAATTTAAAATCCTTCATCGGGATTTTAGTGATATTCGAAGACATTCTCTTCGCATATACCATCTCAGACATCTCTAGAGATATCACAAGGACACTCTTACCTTGTTTAGCGATGTTAACAGCTATGTTTCCTAGGAATATACTCTTACCAATATTAGCCTGTCCACCAAACAGATATAGGGCTTTACCATTCTGTAAAAAACCTCCACCCGTGGCATTGTCAAACCATTCCCATCCAGAAGATATATAAGACTCCACATTGAGAATATCGTCAATTACCTTATCCTTATCACGGAATAATTCGATACCGTTGTTGGTGACGAGATTAATCTTACAAATATCGTCAAATGCTTCAAGCACTTTTTGAGGATTCTTTACTTTATCCTCTGCATTCTCAGCGATGTCCAACATTTGGACCCAAGTGGCTCTTTCCTTTAAGAATTTCTCGGTATTATCATACAATTCAGCTTCATCAAAATTCTTATCGAGCTTCTTAAAGGATTCTAGAAGCTTTCTGAAGTTGTTTTTGAGAATATCATTAGTGAGATATGTCTTAACTTCTGTGAAAGTTGGTAGCTTCTTTCTCTTATCGTAAAAATCATTTACGATTTTGAAGTATTCTGCTATGTTTTGGTTTTCAAAGTATTCTGGTTTTACATAATCTGCTATAGAGTTTAAGTACGTAGAGTTAGTAATAGCATGATATGCGATCACAGTCTCAAAAAAGTCCAAGTCTAGGGTCATTTAAATATATATCTTGCTTTAAATCTCAAAGGATGATCGGTTCTTGTAATTTCTCGTTTTTCTATTAGCATACTCCCGAAGCCGATCACGTATTTAAAAATATAATCCGACATTTGTAGAGGAACCTCTTCTTCTAAGATTTGAAATTCGTGTTCCCAATCCCACTCATTTATTTTATCGGTCATATTTATTAAGAAAATATTTTTCTCCCTCCAACCAGTCCGTGGAAAACTCACGAAGTCCGGGTGATTCATGAGTTATTAAAATATCACCTACACCGACTCTACCACCCCCCAAATGAAAGTCAAGCGAAGAAATGCAATCGTAAAAATGGAAGGACGAGGGGCATTCTTCATCAAATCTCATTGTCTCCATAGCTTTTCTATTTAAAGCCATAAAAACACCATCAATCATAACTACTCGGTGTGGATAAAATCCAAAATTCGTTGCAACCTTTTCTTTGTATACCATTCCCACTTGCAATCCACCATTATTCGGTTCTCTCTCAACAATGTGTTGAACTCTTCCATGCAAATTTGATTGGTTATGTCCATTATAAAATCCTCCACCCATCAAATGCCACAATGCTGGTGATTTTAATTCTATTTTAGATGCTCCAGCAACCCCAACCAAATCATATTCATCGAATAGTTTTTCTAGTTTAGGGATTGGGTCTTCTTCTAGGATTACATCATCATGAACTAAAATCAAACAATCTATATCGTCAGAAATAGCATCTTCAATGGCTTCATTATATTTTTTAGATAGCTTTTCTTTATTGTTTAATAGATACCAATGTGCAGCATGACCAACAAAATCCACACACAATTTCCTAGTCGATTGGTGGATGGTTGTTTTTTCTGCATTATCTTTAGATGTGGCGGATATATACCGAACTCTTTTAATCTCCATGGACCAATCCTAGCACAGTGACTTTCTTTGTCAAGAGACTAAATAATCTCATGAGTTATATGAATTTTGATTATTTTGTTGAACGTGCAAATATATTATTAACTGAGGGTGGTGGTAAACCAGTTACTATATTTAAATTCAAAGAAATAAATGATGCATGTAAAAAATTAAGAGAATTTTATAAATCCGACATCAATCCAGATGAAAATTCGGGACCATTACAAAATAAAGTCTTCGTATATATGAGAGAATTGATTGATGATTACGCCAATCACGAACAAAGAATGGGATGGAATCCTAGAAAATCCGCCAATATAATAAAACAAACAGCAGTGCCGCAAATTAATGACATACTAGTATCGGCTAAGGAGGAATCTCCTGAAAAATTCAGTGAAGTGATGGGTGTTATGTTGGACGGAATGAATGATTTTCAAGCTTTCAAAGATTTTGTTTTGAATTGGAAATCGGAGTCCAAAAGTAAAATCGCCAAACACAGAGAAAAAACCAAAGAAGAACTCACTTCCTTAGATCCTGATTATATCAGAGAATTGTCAATAAAAATGAACCCTTATATTCAAGAAATGAATAAATTGATGTTTCCTAGAATTTTGTCTAGGAGTAAAGGGGGTAAAATTGCATCATCCAAAGATCCAAAAATTTTATCTGGTGAAATTATTCTAGACTTTTTATCCATTTTAAAGTTAAAAAATTCAACATATAACCGAAGTATTCGACAAGAAAACGTAGACTATGATTCGTCTGAAGCTCCAAAAAAATGGGTATCTAGAAGCAAACTACAAAACAATGAACAGGAGGTTGAGAATAAAACAATTGACTATTACTTAGGAAAGATTTCGGTTAAAGAGTTTGAAGCATCGATAGGAACTTTGATGACTTTGATAGAAGGCAAACTAGAAAAAGGAATTGGTCAAAGCTTAGAGGGTGTTGTTAAATCTTTTAATGGTATTAAAAATCACCCAAATGCACCAGAAAACTTAAAAAGATTATTAGATCTCATAATTCAAGAATTGGAAAGAAGAGTTTCATCTGGAGAATCTAAATATTTCGGATATGATGCTGACATTTATGAAAAGATTATCAATACGGAGGAATTGCGACATGATTTTCAAGTATATCAAACCGCTAAGGAGAAAATAAAATCGGCGGATTTACAAACTCTAACCTCAAGGTATCAAGATAAGATATCTAAGTATATGTCACAACTTGAAGGAAAGTATGACATGTATCACAAGACTGATTCTAAATATGCTCCTAAAAAGAGCGATATGTCTGAAAAAAATCCACACGCTGATGCGTTAGAAACAGCCAAAATTATTCTAAATTTGACTAGGAAAGAACTAATCAAGACATCTGTTGGCGGAAATCCATTAGAAAGAGAAAGAATCTTGGAAAAAATGAAAAAGGAACAAGATGCTGTCAATGAATTACAAGCTCAATTCGATGAATGGGAAAGGGAGAATCCTAAATCAGATGAGACTCCTATGGAAGAATCTGTAATGATTTATATGACAGAACAATTCAAAAAGGATTCTAAATTTTCAAAACCCATCGAAAAATTCGAAGAGCGTGGATTTAAAAAATTCAAAAACTACAATCACTGGTTGACATATAATGACTAAATTTGACGTAATTGTTGGCAATCCACCGTATCAAAAGGCTATAACAAATAAAAAATCTCTTCGTATTTGGGATAAATTTTTATTTCTATATTTTGATATATTGAAAGAGGACGGGTATCTGGCTGTTATACACCCCGGAGGTTGGAGAAATGTAGCTGGTCGATTAACAAACGTTAAGAATTTATTATTATCTAAACAAATTAATTATCTAGAAATTCATGATGAAAATGATAGTGTTCCTGTATTTGGAATACAATCATCCTATGATTGGTATATTTTGCAAAACAAACCCACAGATGACAAAACAATTTTAAAAGATTTGAAGGGTAATTATCATACAATAGATCTAAAATCTAAACAATATGTTCCAAATTTTCTAATAGATTTAAATTATAGTATGTTGTCTAACGACAATATAGAAATCATAAGCGATTCATATTATTATATATTGAGAGATCATATGTCCAATGTTAAGACAGATAGACATATTTACCCAATAGTATATACTGTGAATAAAATAAATCCAATTATATGGTATTCCTCAAAAAACGAAAGACATTTCGGTATACCTAAACTAATTTTCAATCCAAATAGACCCGTTTCTTACCTCATGGATAAAAATGGAGAATATGGTATGTCGGAATTCTGCATCGGTATAATCGGTGACGATGAATACTTAGATTTGGTGGAGAGAGTATTCAAAAATCAAAAAATTAACGGATTCTCAGAATTTATGGAAAGCACTCATTATACCACAAAGGTTTTTAATACACCATTGTTCGCGTTATACAATAAAAATTTATGGAAATTTTTCGATGAAAAAACAAAGTAAGAATAAAATTAAAGAATTAGGTATGGTATTCACCCCTAATAACTTGGTTAATGATATTTTAGATAAACTACCTCAAGATTTATTCTCAAAAAATAAAACCTTTTTGGATAATTCCTGTGGGGATGGGGCATTTTTATGTGAAGTTTTAAAAAGAAAGATGAAGAATGGATATTCCCATCTTGAAGCATTAAGATCTATATATGGTGTTGAACTAGACCCTGTAAATGTAAAGAAATGTAAAGAAAATTTACTATTGGGTAATAAAGACGAAAATCTGATCCTTGTATTAGATCAAAATATTATCAACGCTGATGCCTTGGATAAATATCATAAGGGTTGGGAACTTGTGGGTTACTATTGGGAGAAAATCGTATGAGTGAATTTGATAAAGTATATAAACAATTAATGACAGAAATGGCTAGAACAGCTAATTTTCTAGCATTCGATCAAGAATTAAACAGTGCATATGCACAATGTCTGAAAATTATGAGGATGTATGGTGAAACGAACGCCCCCACCTTCACTGTTTGGGATTATATTTGGAGGTGTTTACCATCCGAAGTCAAAGACGTTTACGGAGAAGAAAGAAAAAAACATAGCTCTCCGACATTAAAGCATTTCGTAGCTGATCTATTAAAAAACAAGCTGAACCCCCAAATTAGAGTTCAGCTTGTTAAAGATTTGACCGATGAATCTAAAATTAGATCTTACGTCAATCGCCCCCTAAGCGATAGGGGTCATAGGGCTAAGAGTGCAGCCAATCGATCTGGATTGGCTACTTAGTCATCGGATGATGTTTCTTCAATGTGATCTAACTTATCTGAAACCTTTTGTTTTAACTGTTTAAGTTTATCTAGTGGATTTGATGATTCTTCCTCAACTACAACAGATTCCATCTCATTAAGAGATTCTTCCTCATCGGGAACATCAACATCTTTGAGATTACCATATGACCATTCTCTCTTAATTCGTTTTTCTAACTCAGGAAGAATCCTATTATCCCAAAGATCTTTATCATTTCTCCAAGATTTGTAGAATCCAAGTTTTTCACCCTCCCAATCGTAATAAACAGCACCTTTATTCTCAATTACACCCATTCCCTTAGCGATTTCCAAAAGACCGTAATAACGGTTTAATCCAGTTGAGAATGATAAATACATTTCACATTCTAAGTATTGCTTCATAAAGCGATTCTTAGTTGTCAACGCTCTAACCACAATACCGGAGTATTTCTTCTGAGAAACTGCTAATTTAGAATCGACCGTCTTGCCATCATCATCAGCGACTAATTTTCTAGCCAACTGAACAGTTACAGATGGAAGATAGATACATGATTTTCCACAAGCAATATTATTCTCAATAGATGGGAACATTTGAGCAGGGTTGTCAAATACGTGATTACTGAAGATGATAGGTGTTTTGGTTAGGGTAGACATGTTTGTGCATGTCGTCAATAATGCCTTAACAGCCTTCGCCTTACTACCCATGTCAGCAGATACAGATTCTTTCTCCATTCGAGTTAGGTCCATTTCTGATTGTAGGTTAGCTAAGGAGTCAATAGCGATGATGAATTTGCCCTCAAGACCCTTTTCTTTGACACCCTTCAAGAATTTGTAGATAGCATTTTTAGTCTGCTCTACCGTGACGGATGTTACATACTTAACTTTTGATGGATCTAACCCAAAAGCAATTGCTGTCTCTCTATTGATAGCATTTTCGCTATCAAAAACTACAACAGTCATACCCATTTTTTGGGCATTTGCTAGAATTTGAAGAATGAAATAACTTTTTGCTGTCATACTCGGACCAGCAAATTGCACAATTCTACCCTTCGGTATCCCACCAAACAATGATCCAGAAATAATGGCATTTAAGGCATAGTTTCCAGTATCAATCCACTCATCAACTTCCGATAAGGTGGATTCGTTTAAAAATGTAGCGTAGGGATTAACACTATCGATTTCGGCCAATGCCGCTAAAATATCTCTATCCATGATTATTTTTCTTCTTGGGTATATTAAATCTATTATCTTCTAAATCCAAATCTGTCACATCAATTTTTCCAATAAGTTCTAAAAGAACTTTTTGATATTTCATAATTATTAAATCGCAATGCTCTCTTATCTCTTGAGTCGGTGCCTTTTTCCTCAAATCCAGCATCTTCAAGATCATTTCGTTGATATGATCATCTGATATATTCTTCACAGGTCATCAATTGAAATAACTTTAGGAGACGATTGCTTTGGTTCATCTGGTGGAGTATTGATCTTCTCATATTGAGAAAGAATACGTTCATCCAGAACTACATTACTAGTTACGATATTTGACTTCGTGTAAGTCCACGCATTCTTATCCCGATTATTTTTATCGATAAACTCAAAAAAGAATACTGGAAATGTCTGAACTTCTAATTGTCCATTTTGTTGTGGTTGGACATGGAGGATTACTGGATTCTCCACCTTGAGAGTCGTGTCGGTTTCTTCAACCAATTTTCCGATAATATTTCGACCCACATGGTCGATGATTGCTACGTGCTTGTCTTTATTTTCCATACAACTATATGTATTATATATTATTCCAATGTCAATAACTTTCTCTACTAATTCTTCTCTTAAGATGCGCCTGTCTAATTTTCTCTTTATGATCATCAGACATTTTTTTCCCAATCTTAGATTTGCTCATTTTTGCCTTTGACTCGTCTGAATGTTTTTTACCCAAATTCGCTTTTCTGATTTTTTCCCTGTGTTCCTCAGTTTTGGGTTTTCCTAAACTAGCCAAACTCATTTTGTTTTTTGTTTCCTCAGAACGACTAGTTCCCAAATGCAACTGTCTAATTTTTTCTATAGTTTCTTCAGAGTGTGAATAATTCCTTAATCTTCTCAAGCTAGCTTGTCTTAGTTTTTCTTTATGTTCTTCAGAAAATGGTTTTCTTTTTTTACCCAAATGAGCCTTTCGCATATTTAGTTTAGCTTCTTCAGATTTTGGTTTTCTTAATTTCTCTTTAGTTTCTTCTGATACTTTTCTACCTCTCATTTTCTCTCTAATTTCTTCAGAAAGTTTTTTACCTCTGTTAAAATTTGATTGTCTGAGTTTTTCTTTGTGTTGCTCAGAGAGAGGAATTCCAGTTCTGTCGGTGGAATATTTACACATGTTATATCCTTTATCCACATTAGTAGCATCAAATCTTTCTATATAATATGCTTCCCTCATCAAAAGATAGTCATTATCTTCCAATTTATTAAAATTCTCAACAATCTCCAATATTTCGACACTGAACGAATCCCACCCATACTTTCTTATAGCATTTTGTAATCGATCTTTACGCTTCGAATTTTTATGATCTCGAAGTCTCCTCGAAAAATTCATAGTCTTTCCTATATAAACTTTTCCGTTATTAATACACTCCAATTTATAGACTCCCGCCTTGTTCATGTTTGGTTCCATTTATATATTTAGCCAACGAACGTGCTTGTTTGTCATACACCTAAATTTAGCACATTATTACTGAGAGTCAAGTAATACTCTTGAATTATCAAGTTCTTTTTTAGCGTATTTGCCTACATTGCTCTTTTTATTATTAGCCAATCCATTGATGTAATCCAGTTGAATCCTGAGAGCGTTTTTCAATTTCTCTAATTCTGGATTATTGTAAGAATCTAATGGCTGATCGTATATCAACTGAGTTAATATTTTGATAGTAATAGCCTCGCTATCGTCAAGACCTCGAATATAAGCTTCATTAATTGTCATAATTTTTAACTGAGAAATTCCTCCAATTCTACTCTAACATTTTCGTTTGGTTTTCGTAATGTCCAATTTACTGCGTTGTAAAACCTTTCAATAGCAGCAAAAAACATCTTATCAAACATTTTTTCATAGTCAACCATGAATATTTCCAAAAATTCCTCTGGGTAATTTTCTTTAAATCCTATATTTGAGATGTTATATTTATTGGGTGTTTTTACATACACACTTCGAACCTTGTCTCCAGATTTAAACTTGTCGTATTTTGCCTCTAAATTCAAAGTTTTGACAATATAATCGTGGTGATATGCCGATTTTACATTCGACGGGACTCCCTTCGCAACATTCAATCCACTACATTTTTTAGAATATTGCTCATAATTATTCATACCACTAATTTTAGAAATACTTTCAGCGGGTAATGTTTTAAAGATTTCGTATGCTTCATTGAATAAATTATTGGTTTCTTGCAAGGACTTTGATAGAATCATGTGTTCAATAACCTTTTTAACATATGGTTTGACCACTTTGGGCATCGTGGTTTTAACAACATCCACCCCCTTATATTTAAACTTGTTGACCAGAACCCCCTCATCGTCTAAAATGTGTAATACATAGTATTTTTTACCAATAAAAATTCCAGAGTCACAAATGGATTCTCTTTTGAAGACAAACCTAGAATCATCACTTCTTAAATTTTTCTTGGCCCATATCGTCATACCATCATTGATGTGCTTTTCTATTTCATCACACAATGTATAAAATTCTGAAGATATTTTACCGTCTGTTTTAAACTCGATTCCAATTTTATCCACCCAAAATAACGACAAATATTGAGAATCCGTGTCAGAGTATATGTAACTTTGTTGCAATAACTCTTCATTCACGTTTGGTATTTTTTTACGCATAAAGTCATAAAAAATTTCAACAGATTGCTTAATTGCCGCTTGTCCTGTCAACGTGACTGATGTTCCAATATCCTCATCTCCCATGGGGGCATACTTATTGAGCATGTATCCATATAAACTATTCAAGTGAATTTTATATGCATATTGGATGGTGTCAAACTTATTTGCTGCTTCTTTATTTCCCGCTCGTTTTGCCTCCAACATCTTTTCTTTCATCTCTTTACGTTTTGTGTAAAGATTATCTAAGAACTCTGGAACGATACCCTTCTTCTTTTGTGAAAATAAATGTCCTGATTTTGATAGTGCCGCCTTTTCTTCTTTTAAGAAAATGGCAAATTTTTCAGGAGTCAATTCAAACGTTCTACCCGATACATGGTGAATATTAATCAATTCTCCAACCTTTTCAACCTTTCCTATTTTAGTTTCTGGTGAAAGATTTAAAGAAATCATCACCGATGGGTATAGAGAATTGGCGTCAAACGATACTATGTTTTCTGTGAACCCAATTTTCGGATCAGATACATATCCACCGGGAGCTTTATAAGCCGTAACGGGTTTATCAAATGTTGGAATGCATTCTCCGCGTTCTCTTGCTTTAATTGCAATCGCGCCATTCATACACGGAACTGTTTTAATAGCATTTTCCAAACTACACAATCCCGTATATGCCAAGAATCTCAATAAGGAAATATAATCCAATTTTTCATCCAGTTTCACCAAGAGATCTACGTCTCTAATACAATAAGAAACAAAAGTTCCCCAATCGTCTCTGGCCAACTCCCAAAGCGTTCCTTTGTATTCTACCTTATTGACACCAACTTCAACTTCTCCAATATAATCCAATTTATAGGATTCTTGTTTTGTCATATTGAATTTTTGATACATGACATAGTAATCCAAACAAGACATTCCTTCGATAACATATTCGGTGGACGATTGACCAAATTTGCCATTTGGATTAACCTTTTCATAAATTCTTCCAATTGGGGACAATTCATCAGCCCAGTCTTTCCCCAATTCAAAAGTAATTCGATTAATCAAGTATGGGATATCAAAGTTATTTGAATTGTAACCACAGAGAACATCGGGATAATCCGATGAAATATGTCCAATGAATCTCTTCAATAAATCATGCTCTGATTTACAATGATAATAATCTGTTACATCGTCGTCGGGCGTAAATTTTTTTAATCCAAAAATTGTTTTTCGTTTTGTCAGTGAATCATAACAAACTATGAGATTTATGACTTGCTCTGCAAGTGAGGGTTCTGGAAAAACGCCCCCAGAAATATTTGGATTACTTGGGCATTCGATATCCACAAAACAAACCTTTAAAGGATATTGTGAAAATTCCTCTTTCTCAGAATCTCTATAATATTCATCAATTAAAAACTGCTGATATGCTGGTAGATTTCCAAAAAATCTTTTAACTCCAGACTCTTTGACGAATTTACCCCTATCATACTGAGTTTCAAACTCCCTCTTTTTAAGGAACGTTCCATAGATGCTTTTAAAAGCACCACTTTTATCCTCAAGCATAATATATGGCTTGTATGGTATTTCTTGTTTTACCCTATTTCCATAGGCATCCCAAGTGAAAAGGTGGATCATTCGATCTCTGTTTGAATATACACAGTTTCTATACACAATTCGACTGTATCAGTTATTCACCGAAAGTCAATTCCACATTTTCAGGAATTTTCGATCCCTTGAACCGTATTCTGTATTCAAAGCTTCCATGAAACTACCAACATTTGGTTCAAGCTCTAGGAATCTAGATGATCCAACTTTTCTAAGATCATCGACCAGACGATAATATCCAGCTTTATTCTTAAGAAGTTTTTGAATTTTATCCTCTAAATCTTCAGCAGTTGTAAATCTTAGGAAATCTGGAGCACTAGAATAAGTCACCAAATCCTGACACAAACAAGGAATTCCCAATTGGGCAGCTTCGATGAATTTAATATCGGATTTAGCCTTATTGAAATTATTATCTTGTAGGGGAGCGATAAACAATTGAGCATTTAAAGAAGCTAAGAATGTGGGATATTCTAGAAGACTTTTCCATGGATGGAACTCGATCTCACGTGCCACCACATAAGGCTGTAAAGGAGGTGGATAAGCACCAATAAAGACAAACTGATACTTGTGTCGATTATCAATAATGAATTTTAGAACATGCGAAAAGTCATCCTGTTGACCAACCTTATTTTTCATATCAAAATGAGCACCAGATCCAGCATACACTATTCTTGGTTTTCTTTTGTATTTTTCGAAATTATCACAAATTTTTCTATAATCATACTGATGACCAATCCACCAATAAGGCATGAAATTCGGAACCGCTGTAATCTCCTTTTTACCAGTCTTTTCTACGTATAAGTCACGCATGAACTTACACGTGACCGTGACTTCATCTACCATATTGATCATTTCAATACAATTTTGACGAATATTATCATCATCGAATCCAAATTTAGAAGCATTATAATCAGGAATTTCTTCTCTGAAAACAACATCATCGACTTCGTAAATTAACTTGAATCCCATTTCTGGTTGAATGGATTTCAAGAATTTCATAAATTCTTTTTGATGATCTGATGCTTGCCTCTGTAGAGTAATTGTTCTGATATCTCTATAAAATGATTTATCTAAAATCATTTTTGTCATAGACATGGAATCACCCAATCCTGTAAGATTTATATGGTTTTCTAAGAATCCGCGACGGTAGCTCGCGCAACCATCACGCCCCGCCAAAAAATTCAAATACCTATTCTCTTTTGGCTGTTCTTCTTGGACAACTGATTTATTGATATTTTGGAAAGGTGATGCTGGAAATGGGCTTACAAATGGACTAGAATTTAGAAACATACCGATATTTAAATATCGATTTTATATTGTCAATCCCCATCTCTAGACATCCAAGCAGGTTTTCTCTGAGGTAAAATATCATCATAATCTATCGATTGTCTTCGATTATTGCCCAGCATAGCATCTGCTAATCTTCGTTGATCTTCAGCTTTTCGTCTTTCGTCAGCAGCTATTTCTGCCTTTTCTTCATCAGATAAAGGTCTATTCATTAATTCGTCATATGTAATGAATTTGTCGTCATACAAATTAAGATCAAATTTATATGTATGGTTAGTGTCGCCAATCGCTGCTAAAACAGCATCCGTAGCTTCCTTATATTCGGGGTTATAATGTCTAAGCCAAAAACTAAAAACTTTGAATTTTGGCCACAGCCTAAATTTTTCCCATTTTTTAGTAGATGGGACATATATTTCATCAACAGACGAGAAATTATGAATTAAATCATTTATTTTATCTAAAGATTTATCACTCATAGCCCCCACTAAATAATAATGCCCCTGTAAACTTTTTGTCATCACAAATTTACCGTCTGATCTCATTACACCAGTAATATTCCCCAAACTTTGATTATCATAATTATAATACTTCTCTCCTATTGTTAGGGTATCTGGATTTTCTAATAAAATATCTGAGTAAAGCTTGTTAATGAATCGATTCTCTTCTGAAAATAACATAATAACATTATTTAGTTATTCTCCTAGTAATATTTCCAGATTTCTCAAGCATGATTATTTCTCCATCGATTTTATCCTTAACCTCCTTACGGTGAGATATCAAATAAACGCACGTATCATTTTTATCAATTCTGTCCTTGATAACTTTGAGAATAAGGTCAATTCCGGCAGAGTCCACCGCTGAGTCAAGTGCCTCATCCAAAAATTCTACATTTGATGTAACTTGATTGATCTTCTTTCTCATATCAGAGAAAGCGAAGCAACACGCAAAATCCAGAGACTTCTTTTCTGCCCCAGAAGCGTTTTTATAAGAAAATAGTTTACCACCAGAAGTAATAACCTCTTCAAAATACTCATCAAACTTAACTCTAACACTTAGTCCAAGATCAATTAAATACTTTTCAATTGTGTTGTTTAAAAGATCTAGTAGTTTTTTAACTACGAAACTTTTTACACCTTCTTCTCCTAAGATAAACTTGCAGATATCATAATCTGATAATTTCTGCTGCAATTCACTAAGATTTCCACTTTCCTCATCAAGTCTTTCACTCGTAGAGTCAATATTCGCATCAAAAGAAGCAATTGACAAATTAGATATATTCATATCATCATCTAAATCTTTTTTAGACTCTAATAATTGTTCTAAATTTTTCTCCAAATTTTGCTTTTTGAGAATATCTGTCTTAGCTTCTTCTAGGGATCTTTGGATTTGGGTCTGTTTGCTAACCAATTTATTTTTGGTTTCTCTATTTTTTACTAACTCTTTATGTAATTCTACAAGAGCATCTTCATAATTTTTCAAGAAAATATTCGCAGATTCCTTTTCCGCTTCGATAAGCTCAGTGTGAGTATGATCAATATCCTGAAGACATTTTTCGCATTTGACACCTGATTTAATATCCGACATGTTCTTCAATTTATCTTTAATACCACCAATAAAATGCTTATTAGTTGTTATCGACATATGACATTCACCAATTTTAGAGTCTATGTCGTAGATTGCTGATTCCAACTTTTTCAAATTGGACTCGACTTTAGTTAGGTCCACTAATTGATATGTCTCGATTTCATCTGTGGCACATTGTATTCTAACATCTAGATCATCTCTCCTCTTCTGTAGAATCTCATCTCTTTCTTCGATTTGTTTTTTGATAATCTCTTTCTGGTCAATTAAAGATTTTAGACTTCTTTCAATTTCAGAAACTTTAGCAGATGAAACATCTTTATCTTTTTTAGCTTCCGTGATCATTTTTTTCAGATCCTTCAACATGACTCCAAAAACATCAATGGAAAAAATACTCTCAATAAAAGCCTTTTTATCTTTTGCGTCCATTTCCATGAATGGAGTGGTGTCCCGAACAGTCATCACATCACAACACCTATGAATAGCTGGATTAGTTGATAGGAGATCACAGATATACTTGTTTGTTTCCGCGATTGTGGATTTTGTAATATCAGTAACACCTTCCCACAATTCGACCTTAGATGGTTTTACTTGTCGTTTGATTTTATATGACTTGGTTCCTAAAGACGTTTCAACATCGAATTCTAGTTCAATTAAACCCTTTCCTTTAGTGACATTATTTACCACAAAATCTGATTTGATTTTGTTGATAGTTTCTCCGAATAATGCGAAGAAGAAACTTGAACAAATTACACTCTTCCCAACACCATTTTTCCGATCTGGGACATCGGAATTGATACCATCAATTTGATTTAGACCTTTTTTAAAATTAATTTGTATTGCATCCTTCCCAACACTCAAGAAGTCTTTAATTTTGAGATTTTTATAAATTATTTTTTTCATTGTGTCCCGTCATTGGCCCATTTCACCTCATCTAAAGTAGCTTTTCTAAAAATCAATTCACTCATATAATCACCGATTGGACTGAATTCTTCATCTGTCATCAATTCAATTGTCAGCGATTTTACATCATTCATTTTGGGTGGTTCTTCATACCCACAAAAATGAATTATTTCGTGTGGTTTATCTGGAAAACATACAACTATACCATATTTAATATTCATATTATTCACTTCGTTTATTATCCTTCTCTTGACGTTGTTCACAATGATAAAACTTATCTCGGCCTTTCATTATAAAATGAAAGTAACAATCCTCTCCAAAGTATTCTTTTATAAGTTTTCCCATCGCTATAATATTTTCGTCGGAACATTCCAACTTGACCTCAACCAATGCTTCCTCCACCGTGATACGATATCTCCAATAATAATTTCTCGCAGCATATGATAGTTTCTTTTTATATGACCATTCGTTCTCGTCAAATGTCGAGAATTCGAGTCCAAGATTCTCATACCCCATCATCAACACATTCCCAAAATAATCCCCGTATTTTGGAAAATATTTTAAAATACTTTTATTTATTACGTTCATATAATTCTGAAATAATTTTCTCGACCCGTGAATTTTGTGACTCCTCCAGCTTCAACTGCACCACAAACTCATCCATCATATCTACAATATTGATTGCGTCAATCTCCTCAACGCTATCGATAGTTGATTTTACAACATTGTGTTCAATAATCAACCTATATGGGGAGAATTTGTTCAGATATACTCGAAATTTGTCCAGTTTGGTGTCATCCACATCTAAATCCACTACCACTTTAACAAAGTTATTTTTAATATCGTCTCCCGTTATTGATTTGATTTTTGAGAGATTGAATTTCTTGAATTTTGGAGAAACGGTATTCTCAAAAAACTCCAAATCTCCCGATTCTACATCTAAAATATGATAACCCTTTTTATTATCAACATCTGCGAAATCCATCGGGAACGTATTTCCAACATAGTGAATTTCACCCTCATTATATTTTCCAGTGCTTCTACGATGGAAGTGTCCAGAGAATACTCTATCAGTTTTAGATCCGAGAAAATCGATTACATTAAATCCATGATCACAAACTTTGAAATTATTCATTTTAAAGCTTTGAATTTCAAAGTGTCCAAAAATGTAGTCGAATTTTCCATCTAGGAGTTCGTTATTCCATGGAACGAAAGCAAATTTCTTACCGTAGTCTTCAAACTCAAAATTCTTATCGACAATCGTTATGTTTGGATGACCTGATGCTAATCCCATACTGTGGATATCAGATCTATTCTTATAGAATGCATCATGATTACCAATGATCATCAACATATTGAAATCCTTAAATTTATTAAGAATCTCTGATGCTAAGTGGAGAGTTTGGACAGATATTTCTGATCTATTATCGAAAAAGTCTCCAAGAAAGAAAATATCTTTGATTTTCTTTTCCGTTAATTCCTTCACAATCCAATCCGCCCAACACAGAGCGATTTTATGCCAATCTTCGGAATTATTATGGATTCCGAGATGTAGATCCGAGAATATAGCTACTTTAGATTTTTTTAACATCGCTCTTCTTTACCCATTTAATCAAACAATCTAAACTACAAAAATCATTAGGTTGAGTATTGGAACCGTAAAAATACGCTAAGTGAGTGGTGACAGAATACCACCCCCGAATCCAATTTCCCGTTTTCGTCTCAACATGAGTTTTTCCACATTGATCACATACATGTACACATTGTGTCTCTTTCATCTCTTATAAATACCCTCCCAATGTTTTAAAGTTTTTGTTACAAACTCTATTCCAACATTTTTACTAATTTCTTCTACTATTTTCTCTCTTATATATGGGATTACACTAGATGCATCTATATATTTACATGGAAGTTTGAATGTGAAATCGATTACTTTACCATTTAATTCAAATCTAATTCTTGCTCGTTCATCGAACGAATATTGATCTGGATAAATCCAACACGTAATATCTTTTAGTTGATTGTTTGATAATTGAATACACGATACAACATTATCAAAAGCCTTCTGTTGCATCTCATTCAAAAGTCGAACAGATTCATCAGTTGGTGCTCTTTTCTCAGTTACATCCATCTTAGATGGTCCTCTATATGAGTTGTCTATTTTATAAGTATTAAACATAATTATTCGTAATCTCCATCGTTTTCATCTGATTCCAGATGTGGTTTAACATAAATATGGCCTTGAAAAGATGGATCATGCATCGCATCTTCATAAACTCTTTGTTTGTATTCCTCTAAACCATCATGTTGTCTTTTTTCCTTTTTAATTCTATTACAAAAAGCGTGCCAAGCAATTTGGTTGAAGTATCCGAATGGAGAAAACTCTGAATCAATTCGGAATTTTTTAGATTGTAAGGCAGCATACATTTTCACCAATGCATCGCCAACCATCTCATCCTTCCAAGTGTAATTGATGAAGTTATATTTGTAACTAAGACCTTCAGCAATTTTAACGAGGTTGATTGCAAGCTCATCTGTCATAATATCACTCTCATAATATTTTTGAATCTGATCCTTGAAAACCTTCGGTGAGACATAATAATTTTCTTTATTCTCGTCCTTCATAGTTCTGTCTCCTTCCATTCAATACTTTCTCCATCATAAAAAATCTTTCTTTCCTCGACATGTTCCATCGAATACTTAAGATTATCACAGATATCAAATAAAGTCAACTTATTTTTTGATGGGTGCAACCTAAGTCCTCGACCAATTGATTGAACGATTCTGATGAAACTTTTACCACCAGATAAAAATATAATATATGGAAGATTTTTGATATTAATACCTGTGGAAAAGCAAGTCGAGTTAGCTACTGTAACAATATTACTATTCTCCTCCATCTCACTTATTATCTTCATTCTTTCTTCGACAGGAACTTCTCCATTGATAAAAAAACATTTCTTATCAGATATTGAAGACATCATATCAAGAGTATCCAATCCATGTTCGGTGTGATTCACAATAATTAAAACATTGCCATTCAATTTTCTGACAAGATTTCTAACTAAAGTGTGTCTCCTAGGAGATGTGTAAATGTATCTCAACTCTTGACGATAATTCATATTACGAGAATCAGCATGATTTATCTTAACTATTCGTATCTCCACATTTGAAAGAAAACCTTCTTCTCTCAATTCTTTACTATTTTTTTCGTAAATTATAGGTCCGAATGTTCCAATAACTTTCCAATAATCGATTTTATCTTTTGGTAGAGTTCCGGTGAAACCGAACTTATGTGGAGTATTTATTTTTTGTATTAATTTGGATACCGTTGAGGAAAAATTTATCTTGTGGCATTCGTCAACTAATAATAAATCCACTTTCTTTATCCACTTCAAATTTTCAGAAAACTTTTTACAAAAATTCTCTGTATTGCATATAACAACATCTGTATGTTGAAGCTTCATTCCCTTAACTCCACCAGTCCAACCGGAATATGTGAAATTTACACCATACTCTTCAAAGTTTTCTAATAACTGCGATACTAAGTTTAATCCGGGGACAATTAAAAGGCATTTAAAGCCCTTTCCTGAGCATCTCCACACATTTTCGATAAGAGACGCCTGACATAGGGACTTACCTGCTCCTGTAGCCCATAGAACGGTTCCATAGCCTTGTTTCAAGGCTGAGTCCAGAGTCTCCAATCCATAATATCTATGTTTATAGTTTAGAGCATCGTATATTTCTGGTATATTAAAATCACATTCCAATCTAGAACGAAAATCATCCGTTGATTCAAACTCAATATCATTATTCTTTAAAAATAATATAAGTTCATCATACAATCCAAAATCAAACATACCAGATTCTTGAATAGCATATGTCGTATCTGGTATTTTATAATTGTTAGCCTTTTTTCTAACAAATTCTATATCTTCAACCTTCTGAGAGAAATGTTCACGAATCATATTAAAGGTATTAAGATCGCATTTGATCTTACCTTTTCTATATGATTTGTTGTAATCTACGAGAACCATTAACAATATGTGTTATTGAATTTGGGTATGGTGTATGATACTTTATATTTTCCATCTACCATAGAAATTCCTACATCATATAAAGTTGAAATTTTTCCATGTTCATACTTTAATGGAATACCTGCTCCGATAAAAATACCCAATTTCTGATTGGAAGTTAAGTCTTCTACTGGATCACCCATAGCTTGTGCTACCACAGCATCCAGAACAAAACCGTTTAGTGTATCGTGTATAAATTTTGTATGGGATGACTCAGGAACCAGTTCCTTATCAAAGATTTCACAAGTTGGGTATATGTAATGTTTATCCGGTTTGGAATAAACCGCATTCACACACGACATATTATTCCCCGTATACTTTTCAAATTCTTCTTTAGTTTTAAATTCCATAATCAATCTATCTTTTCGTATTTTAAACTTTTAAAATCAACAACATCCCTGAATCTATTAACCGAATCGAGTTTCCATTTAATTAATGAACAATTCCAATCAGCACCTTGACCTGATTCTGGCAACCAATGTGGAACCACCCAAATTAAATCTTTACCAAGATGATGTGAGTAATCTCGATGACATTGATTCATGGTCGGTTCCTTGGAATATACTGCCACTGTTTGGCCTGTTTGCCAATTGGTTAAAATATAAATCCATTTTTCTTCTTTGGCTGTTCTTGAACCATGTTCATCCCATCCTCGCATAATAGAGTTTGAAAACCACCCTATCATAGTTTCTTCATCTGTAGCTATTTCTGGTTTATTTTTAACCATTGATACAAATTCTTCAGCCCAATCCCTAGCATCGAATGACTCGGGTATCGATTTTTTAATTCTTTCTTTCGTTTCCATAATTAATATTCTTCAGTTTGTATATAACTGTATCACACGATCATTAATTGTCAATGAAATTTTTAAATCCTCTATCTGTAATTTATAAAAATTCTACTACTATGTTAAATACATACATGATTAAAACATTTTATGTTTATATGTTGTATGATGAGAATAAAACGATTAGATATATAGGAAAGGCTAATGATTCTTATAATAGAATACAAAGACATTTTAAAAGATCCAGTAATCCTCAGGTTAGACAATTCATAAACGATAATTGGTCTTCTGATATAGTTTATCGAAACTCTGACGAAAAATCCGTATTAAATGAGGAGATAAAACTCATCAAAGAACATAAAATAACACTTTACAACGAGAGTCGTGGTGGTGAGGGAGGTCCAACTAAAGATGGTGATGGAAATATGATAACTTTAAAAAATTTAAAAACGGGAGAAATAAAAACTTTTAAATCCAACTTATTAGCTGCTAGATATATTGGGTGTTCTAATAGTTATATTGGAAAAATATCTTCTGGTAAATATTTGCATTATAAATTAACATGGGTTCTTGAGCCTACTACCCAATACATTCTAGATAATCGACCCATCAGCAGAAATCACCCAAAACCCGGTTTACGGCACCCAGTCACAATTTTCGATAATAAAGAAGAAAAATATTTATCATTCAATTCATTATCCGAATGTGGGAAGTTTATAAAAATCGCCATTGCAGATGTTTGCTTATTAGTAAGTGGAAAAGCTAAAACGTTGAAATACGGCAGATATACAATGGCACCATCTAAGGGGACATTCACAAAGTCTGTTGAAGTATATGACACAAAAGAAAAGAAAGTATTGAAATTCGATTCTCGTGTTCAATTTGCTAAACATTTTAATTTTGATAAGACTCACGCAAACTCCTTAATGAATGGCAAAATGAAATCTATAATTAAAAATAGATTTATAACCATCGAAACCGCTATTCAGATGTCTCTAATCGATGAGCATCCAAAAGGTTTTTAATATCTTGCGCAATGTAAGCATACATCTTTACACTGTATTCAAGATAAGTAATTAAAAATTCACAATCCTTGATTTGTTCATTGATCTCCTCCAACTGTGGAGAATTATCAATAGCTGCCATGGTTGACTTATCTAAGTTTACTGGGGATTTTTCTATAAGCTTTTCTGTAATTATCTTCTTAAGATTCTCTTTCTCCTTTTTAAGTTTCAATAAATCTCTCTTATAATCAAATAGCCTAGCAACTACCCATTGTTTTCTTCCAATGGCTTGTTTAGTTTTATCTCCGATGTTCGTCAAATTGATTGAACACCATTCTGCTGTATCTTTTTTGAGACGTTCGTATTCTGCTTCGTAATCTTTCATTTTAATTCTGGATTTTGGAACATATTTCCTATAACTTCTACATCAGTCATATTTTTATATGTGAATGGGTATTCTACTAACATCTGGACCCACTGATCTTTATATGGAGCGTTTGGATACTTTATAATATCCCCCTCGTAAATCTCTTTACTGTTTTTATCTTTCAATCCGGTAAATTCCTGAATAATATAACTATCATTCACATTTAGGCTGTCCCAAAAACGAGATGATTCCCTAATATTCATTCCGATTGTAACAAATAACTTTTCAGTATCGTTCCAAACTCTAAATTTGATTTCTCTAGACCTCATATCATTAAATATATATCATATGAGCCTAAGATTGTCAACTAAAGAGGAGAAAAAACTTGCCGATCTTTATGATCAAATTCTTGAAGATATGAGTGCTGGTGAGGGTGGCATGTTTGGATCACCTGAGACTCCCGTGGAGGACTTGGGTATCGAAAACTCTGACAACTATGCAGCGGGTGATACACGCATCCCTAAATCGATTTTCGGAGGTGATATTTTATCTAGAAATGGTTTAGTGAAGAAAAATAAGAAAAAATCGAAAAGAAAAGCTTGACTTTTAGATTTTTGGGCTCACTATAAGTACAATAATAGTCGCGGAGCGACAAAACTGTAAATCTTTATTATTGTACATTGATTAAGATTAATACTAATAGATTATGATTTATTTTTATTAATAATTGTACCAGAGCCCGCCCACTACACCCATAACTAATTTACGAAAAAGTAAAAGTCAATAGGAAAATAGAAAAAAGTTTAAATTAATTTCAATTTGACAACTTATTAAGTAATTGTATGTCAGATTTGATTGGATTACCTGAAATAATAGACGAAAATTTACATTATTCTATAATATATTGTACAACTAATATAAAAACTGGTAAAAAATATATAGGAAAATGCCAATTATGGTCTAAAATAACAAAACCTCCATTAAAAGGTAAAAAACGGAAAAGAAAAATAATAAAAAGTAGTGATTATTTGAATTATTATGGTAGTTCTGAACAATTAAAAAAAGATTTAGAGCAATATGGTAAAGAAAATTTTACCAGAGAAGTATTGGATATTGCTTCATGTAAGTGGGAAGCTTCTATGTTGGAATTATTATATCAATTAAAATACAATGTTTTAAATTCTGATGAATATTTAAACGGTATCTTGAATATAAGATTGAGTAAATGTCCTGAAAATTTAAAGGACAAATACAAAAATTTAAAACTTGACTTTAGTTTTGGTGATGATAACCTCAATTTACAATGAATTATTATCATAAAAGGAAACTAAAAAGAAAAATACGTCGTCAAATTCAAGGAATAAGATTTCATAGACGGAGAGATAGATTTAAAACAATTTTATATAAATGGCCTAATTTAGGTCTAGGTGCTGAGATTGTGGGTGTTCAGCCTATGAGTGGACCAGTTGGTACAGTTTTTCATTTAAATTACATATATGAATCATTACGAAATTAAAACTGAGGAAAATTATACAAAAATCATTTTTCATGACGAACGTATAATTTTTACTGATATCGATACAGTTTTTAGAGAGACTAATATATTTTTCGCTAAAATATTAAGAGCAATGTTTATTGATGTTACATTCGATTTTTCTAAAAGCTATAATAAAACAATATACTCACATGCTTTCCTAAAAATAGTTTGCGAACATATTATAAGTCAAGAATCTAATTACAGATTATGTTTTTATAGCAATTCTCTAACTAAGGATAAATTCAGAAATTCCCTATTAAGAAAATTAAAATCAATCTTTGGATTCAAAATCTTAGAAGATGTTATGGATTTTTCTGAAGTTATTGAAAAAGTCGAAACAAACGATGCTGGATTGACTCCGAGATTAGAAATATTCTTTCAAAAAGACACCAAACCGAAGAGTTTTAAACATATTAAAAAATATCTAGAAAAAACTGGATTGAAAGATATGGGAACGCATTTTTATGATGTCGCCAATAAAATGAGCCTGATGTCATAAATATATGTATGAGTCGTTTTCTTTCAATCCTAGAAGAATATAATCCAGAAAATACAGAAGATCCTAAATGGGATCTCATTGATTTTTTAAAATCTAAAGATGTTAACGTAAGATTAGATAGGTTGTCTGGTATGATTTTTGTAGATACTGGGAGTAAGGAAATACCCCTACAAGTATCAGGCATGGATAATGAAGAAGAAGCTGAAAGTATTGAAGCTGGGACAGGGACATACAAGGTTGATCAAGAAGTTGAAAAGTTGGGTAATACTGCCGCATCTGGATTGAAAGGTGTAGCTGGTAGAATGCTTGGAACATCTGCTCAGAGAGCTAAACAAGCGATGAAAAAACGTCAACAATTAGCAGGCCAAGCTGTTAAAACTTACGAAGATTCTACCAAAGAACTAGAGAGATCATTACAACAAGCTAGAAGAGCTGGACCAATCCAAGTTAACTATTAATTTATGAAATCAAAAACTTTAAGGTTGATTGATACCTGTTTAAAAATCATCAAAGAAGAGGGTGAAATGCCTGATATGAGTCAAGAACAGCCATCTGGAGATGCTCAAGCTGCACCGGAACCTCAAGAAGAAACAATGCCTCTGTCATCTGCTGGCGAAGATAAGTATATCGCTGATATGATTGATGCCGCTTTATTCGAGCCTTCTCCAGAGCAAGCCAATACTTTACTCAATCTCCAGAGTCAAATGCAAATGAAAAAATATAAGAATTCTAGAGAAGAAATTTTACCAAGTGTTCTAGGAATTATATCATCTTCAACATCTGGTGGAGATCTCAGAAAACAACTTAACAAAATCAACTAAATACTATAATGGGTAAGAAATTTAAAAGAGATGAAAATAATGTAATCTGGGAAAGCTATACAAATCCTAATGATCAAAAATATGCTGATTATTATAACGATTATAATGTTTTTGAGGATGAAGAGTCCAACGTACCATCATGGGTCCACGAATTTGATCCCGGTGATCTACTAGCTGGTGTATATTGGTGGGCATACGAAAATCACAGTGGTCAATGGTCTGATGGATATAAGGCAGGATCTATTGCTGGAGAATTATATACCCCATCTAGATTAGCAAATGGGCCATCTCCAGATTCGGTGGAATCTTTTGTGTATGATCAAATTTCAGATGAGAGTGAAGCGTTAGCTATTGCAGAATATGCTTCAAATCAGCTAAATTCTTCAGAAGAAGATGCTGAAGCTATCATTACAATGGAAAAACCTTTAATGGTTGAACCAGAGATGGGGGATGATGATATTTTCGAGGATGATGATGATTTATTCGAGGACGAGGATGATGATCTAGATAATGAGATCATTGTTAAAGCTTTACGTAAATTGATTAAACGTGCCGATATTCTTCTAAATCATTGTGAAAGTGATAAACTTGATACTTGGATGGTTGCTAAAATCATCAAGGCTGAAGATTATATTTCAGATGTATGGAATGAATTGGATGACGTTGCAGATTTTGCTAACGATGGATTTGAAGATGTGAAATTTTAATAGTTATGAAATTTAAACGAAACGAACATGAGATGATTTGGGAGCAATACGACGGGATTCCGAATAAATTAAATAACGCGAAAGTTTTAATAGATTCTATTTTTAAATCAGATGTATATGATTTAAAAAATAAAATATACGAAGCTATAAATTCTGGAGAGTTAACAGACACTCAATATAGAAACCTCATTAAATTACAAAAAATGATGGAAGCTATTTGGGTATATCCAGATGATAGAATCTAATGATCAGTTTCAAGCAATTTTTTATGGAAAAACTCATAGTAGGACTCGAAGAGATTCTTACTCTTGATGGTATTGGACCCATAAAATCTAAGCTTGATTCTGGAAATGGTGCATTCAATGTTCTTCATGGTGAAGATATTGAAAGTGATGGAAAAATAGTCAGATTTACTACTGAAGGTGGTATAAGCGTTGAAAAAGAATTGAAAGATACGATTACAATTAATCTAGGTGCAGGTAATAAAGAAGAACGTCCTGTGGTTTTATTTGATGTAAAATTTGGTAATAAGCTCTTCAAGGATGTTCCATTTTCTATTGGAAATAGGTCTGAGAATGCTCATAAAATATTAGTAGGGAAGAACTTCATCGCTCAAAATTTAAATGCGCTCATCGATGTTTCTTTAGTCGATGTGGCTAGTAAAAATATAGAAGTCAATGTATAGGAAATCACAATATCAATTATTGAGAGAGTTTTCAGAAAATGCCATTAAAAAGGTAGTTGTTAAATTTTCTAATGACGCTTCAGAAGAAGAAATTCGTAAAGAACTTCGAGACTTTGAAAAATACAAAAATGGTATTCAATTAAAAGACCCATTTCAGTATAAAACTTGGTTAGATTTCACTGAAGCTATTCATGGTGCTAAAGGTAAATCCAAATATAAAAAGAGAAATGTAGAGACGAAAGGACAACCGAAAACATTTGCAAATAAATCGGAAGAATCTTCAGATGCTATTGTAGATGATGAAAATGTTACAATTTTTAAGGGGGACGAGGAACATAAGTGTGTGAAATACGGAAAGGGTTATAGCTTTTGCATTTCCCGTTTGATTGGAGGAAATATGTTTGGAACCTATCGCCTACAGAAAGCATCTACATTTTATTTTATATTTTTTAAGAACGTTCCAAAATCTGATCCAAAACACATAATGGTTTTAGACAGAACCCGAGATGGGTGGGAATGGACATTTGGAGATAATAATACTGAACAAATCAAAGGTGGATTTGAGGAAGTTGTTCAAAATTTTCCAGTTCTAAAAAAATATGAAAATATTTTTCAGAATATTCCTACCACAGATAAAGAAAAATATGAATTGAAAGAAATCAAAAACTTTTCAAACAATCAAAATTTAAATAGATTTAAAAACTATGAGTATTCTTTAAAGGATAAAATTGTAAAATTTGGAATAACCTTAAATGATGATATTTTTAAAACTTTAGATAAAAATTTAAGAAATGAGTATGTTTCGACTGGAGGAAATTTGACGAAATATCAATCGGATAATCTAACCCCCTCGGAAATCTCTAGGTATCAAAGTGTTAGGATTAATACTATACCCCAATTACTAGAAATTGGATTATATATCCCGTCTAAATTGGATATTGGGCTATATAGTAATGTGTCCCTATCAGATAATGGGATGTTAAGTTATTATAAGGATTCGAATGGTTATGAACAGTGGTACGAATATGATGAGAATAATAATAGGATTTATTATAAGGATTCGAATGGTTATGAACAGTGGTACGAATATGATGAGAATAATAATAGGATTTATTATAAGGATTCGAATGGTTATGAACAGTGGTATGATGAGAATGATAATATGACTTATTCTAAGGATTCGGATGGTTATGAAAAGTGGTACGAATATGATGAGAATAATAATAGGATTTATTATAAGGATTCGAATGGTTATGAACAGTGGTACGATGAGAATAATAATATGATTTATTATAAGGATTCGGATGGTTATGAACAGTGGTACGAATATGATGAGAATAATAATATGATTTATTATAAGGATTCGGATGGTTATGAACAGTGGTACGAATATGATGAGAATAATAATAGGATTTATTATAAGGATTCGAATGGTTATGAACAGTGGTACGAATATGATGAGAATAATAATATGATTT